TGACAGCCCGTCACGAATGTTCCGTGCTGATCGCTTGCGTTAAAGTGATCGCCGTACAGTTGGCCCAAGAACCCGCTGCCAACTGTGTATAGCTCGGCTGTGTTAGTACTATATTATATACTCCAGGAACGCTTCCTATTGCCGCAACGATCTCGGCTGGCACTATATCCCTGGCGATCCTTGACCCGATATTCAGCGCAAACTGCGTCGCCGCTGTATTCGCCGCCGACATCGTAGTCGCTGGGTCCGCGTCAGAATAAAGCGTCACGGTGCCGACGATGGCGTAATCCACTTCAGTTACCGCGAGTGCATTGACAGTGTCCGTGAGCGGTCGGATCGAGTCCGAGTTAACGATAGCAAAAACCTTGGCGAGTATCGCACCGCTGGCGATAGCCGAAGTGTTCGGGTTGCTGAACGGCTGCACGATAGGCCCCATCAGCACGTACACGTTCACAGTCCCTGGCACTGGCGTCGTTATCAGCACATCGATGATTCCAGGGTCCGCTGACCGCGCCCAGAATTGATAAGCGCCATTCGGCCCCGCCACGCTGAAACGATTAGGCGCGGCTCGGATGCGGTCGCGTAGGTGCGCGTCAGACTCAGTTTGGTTGCCGCCGCTCGTCACGGTCGTGTTCGTCACCGCCGAAACTAGAGTATTCGGGTTAAGCTGGACGGTGAGTTGCCCGATGGCGTAATTGTTCGCGGTCGGCCCCGGCGTCGTGCAAACCGCGTTGATTACGCCGGTCGTGTTGCCGGCTGGAATCGTGAGGTCGCCGAGCGTGGCGAACGAAAACACGCCGTCCTGGGTGCCTACAAGCGTTGCTGACGGCACCACGAAGGGAAGTGTCTGTGCTGCCCCAAGCGCGAATTGCAGAGTGCAGGAGGCGCCTACGGCTGGCAACCGCGTGACGCCGACCAGTTGCCCGAGATAGTCGAGCATCGGGTAAGCAGAAAACGCCACGAGGCATTGCATGGCCGCGTACTGAATCGCGTTGCGGACGAGGGACTCGCGATAGGCATAGAGGTCGATCAGCAGGCGCTCGACTTGCGCTGGGTAAAGCGTGCGGCCGGCTAGGGCTTGGAAGGAGGCGATCATATCGTTGAGTATCGCGCCGGGGTCTAATCCATCCGCATCGTTAACGAAATTCGGGATCGGAAGAGAAACGATGCCCGTGGGAAGAGATACTACCTGCAAAACTGCCACACATGACCAGCCGCCCGTGCCATCAGTAGTGAAGGAACCGAGCACAGCTCCCCATGTTGGCGGTATTGGACCAGTAGACCCCGACAACGATGACCACTGCTGAATATTTCCTGAGGGGTCCACGATAATTTTTCCAGCCGCTACACTGGAATTTGGCGCCCATGCGGGATTTGGCATTACAAGAGCAAGCCCAATTTGCGAGCAAACTTTTCAGGTGGAAGATTCTTTTTTTTGAGATTGCACGGCGGACAGAGAAGCTGGATATTGCGAATAGTGTTAGAGCCTCGTCGCTCCCCTGCTTGCGGTGTTAGTGGAACGATATGGTCGATGTGATATCCATCTTTAAGTTTCGCAGGGCAGTAAGCACAGCGATAGTGCTGTCTCCGTTTTAGAGTCTCAATCTGCTGGGCAGTGAATTTTCCGCCCGCTGCTTTTTTATTGGCTCGTCGTCGTGCAACACGCGCTCGGTCATATTCCGGCGTGGCGGACAAGCCGTGTTTATAATAATGTTGTCCTATTTGAGCTCGGCGTCTCGCCGCGCAAGATCCGGAACAGCATATGATTTGGACTTGTCGAAGTCGGTAAGCGTTGACCGTAAAGGTTGCATCGCAGATTGGGCATGTTAGCTGAATCCGTCCACCCTGATAGTGGGGATTTTTGTCACCTGTGCGGCTTTTCCCTAGACAGAAACGGGAGCAGAAGCGCCCATCTCCGCGTTTTACTGTTGACGATTTGGGCGTGAACACACCCCCACAAATAATGCACGCCTGAAGGATTCTACCCGACAGTTCTGGACGATAGGAGGTCTTGGTGGTGGTAGACAAAAGTGTATTTTGCACGATGGCTTAGGCTAAGCTCCGTGGAACCGTAATGGTGAGTTGCTGATTCCCTATATTAGCAACATCTAGAGCCAATTGCCAGACGATTGTAATCAATAAGTTAGCAAGGGTTCCGGGGACTAAATCGACGACCACGGAAAGGATCCGGACTCTCGGCTCGAATTTCAAGACACTCTCAACTATCTCGCGCACTAGCGCTGGTCGCGCCACATCAATCGGGGTGTCCAGTAAACTCCAAAGATCGCACGCAAACGTAGGCCGCAACGGGTCACTCCCTGGCGGCGTAGAAAGGATAATCCCGATGCACTGATTGACATCCGCTACTCCTTGCACCACTAGTCCAATCCCCGCCCCCGGCGTAACCGCCTGCAACTGAGTGCCGATAGAAGAATCAAGAGCCAGACTCCAATCTGCACTTTGAATATCGTCAAGTGTTACCGCGTTAGCACTCATTGTTCAGTGATTCCGGGCTATATCAACGTTGGTTAAAGTTCCGCCGAATCGCGTAGCTCCGGTTTGTGGACACGCACTCGCATCACCCGTCAGCGTGACTATTTCACTGGATGTTTGCGCGCTCGTAAGCATTGACACCAATTGATTATCGGCTGTGCTGAAGTAAATAATAGGCGCCGCCTTCGTGCCGACGGGCATTGTGGGCACCGGGCCTTGTATGCGGTCAATTGTGCCACGCACTACGCAGGCTGCGTTAGAAATCGCGGCGATAGCTGTAACACTTATCAGCACGATCATCGTTAGAAAGTGTTTCACGTGAAACTCTCCTATGCCGTCGCCGCGCCAAAGACCCAATCATGGGGCATTGTATACAAGAGTCAGCATGCCGTTATAAGGTCTGGCCCCAGTAGGTCTAAACCTGACAGATATACTACACGCTGCATGTGCGGCCAGCATTGCACCACAAGTATTTGTTTGCGAATATCCTGTCGGCGCTGTGATGCTATTAATTCGCAGGGCTACATTCTGTCTATTATTTAAGATTGCTGTTTTGGCGGGGCTGGTTGTGTTTATTTTTTGATTGCCGAACGATAAGTTACCAGGGAATAGTGTTACAGATCGTGTCCAAATTGCCCGCGCAGTTCCCGTGATGGCTATGATAAATATTACGATGCCGAGTTGTCGTTTCATATTTATGCTGCTGCTGCGTCCGCTGCGACTACGTCAAACACCACTTCGCTCGAATAGACCGGACCGACTGGTCCAGGGAACATCAGGGCTACTGCCGCGTGCCAGCGTCCTATTGCGAAATCGCCAGGTACAACCGAGTATTCCCACTGCTGAGTGATTGTGTTCCAAGTCAGAGGGCGGGTCGTAAGATTATGGTTTTGGTCGCGAAGACAAAGGGTTGCGACAACCCCAGTGAAATCGTTGTAGCCACGGTTTACTGGCGAGAGTGGAAATCCCAGCACCTTGCCATTGTCCGCGAGCGTGACCGTGAAATAGCGATTGAAGCCTGTGCGTTCCCCTAGCATTGCGAAAACTGGCGCTCTGTAACCAAGGAGGCTCGCTATCGTGGTTTGGAGAGCGCTGAGTACGCTTTGGGCGAATTGTCTGATTGCTTGAATTGTAGTCACAACGGGCGCCATTAAGGTCATCGCGCCTTGGGCAATGAATGGTCCAATTCCGCTGAGCCCGAGCGCCGTGAGCTGCATGGTTACTTGTGCTGGCAACTTGCCCGCGAGGTTGGCGAGTACGGTTACGGTCTGATGAGTTACCGAGACTGCGGTAGCGACAAGCGCCTTGGTGGTGGAGTTTATCGCAAGTCCGATAATGGTCACTGCAATGATAGGCTTTCGGACTAGAACTCCCAGACTCGCCAATCGTGATGTGGAAATGGATGCAGCAATGCGGGCAATTAGTCGCGCGCTAGGAGTGAGGGCTTGATTAAGGATTGCACCAGCCGCCGAGATCCTAACCTTGACGGCCGCGATAACGTTTATGGCTTGGCTGATCGTCGCAAACGCCACATTGCGCGAGACTCGGAATAGAGAGATAAAGCTGGCAGCTACTGCGGGCGACAATATAACGAGCAGGGGTTTGCTGACGAATCTGGCGGCTGGAGTTACGGCTCGTCCAATTATTGCGTATGCTAAGGTCGCTGCGGTTTTAACTGGCGCCGCCGCGAGCAGCGCAATCGCCGCAATCGATGCTGTTGCTTTGCCAATAAACCGGGCCGTAGCGCCTAGTGCCCGCGCGGTGATGGTCACGCTTGCTTTCGCCAGAAACCGCGCCGCCGACGTGAATGCCTTGGCGGTTATCGCGTAGGTAGAAATCGCGCCAAGCTTGATCGTCTGAACCGTGGTCGCTGCTTGGCTTACTACGAGAAAAACTACTTGCTTGGTCATGCTCGTGCTGGCGGTCGCGGCAGCGACGAGCTTGGTGAGTGTGGCAGCGAGTTGGGCTGTAGGTATCAACCGAGAGGCTACGGCAAATGCTCGGCTAAGAATTGTATAGGTGGCCGTTACGGAGGTCTTGATTGCCGTTAACAGTGTGAGTGCTTGGGTGGAGATTGCTGCGGAAGCGTGTCCGATGAACCGAGATGCTGGGGTGAAGGCTTTGGCCGCGATGCTCGCGGATGCCTTACCGATGAACCGCGCTGTCACCGCGACGAGCGGGCTGGTCGCTGCATAAATTATTGTGGCGGTGGTCTTGATGGCCCCTGCTGCATTCAGTGCTTGCGCGCTGATGGCTGCGATGCTCTTGGTGAGAAACGAAGCCTTGGGAGCAAGGGCTTGCGCGAGCACGGCGAAGCTTCTGCTCACGGCGGTCTTTACTGATTCGCTAGCGTTGACTGCGCGGTTCGCAATAGCTATCGCAACTGGCCCGAGGAAGCGCGCCGCTGGTGTAAGTGCCTGAATTGTAATTGCGAGCGCTATACTTGCTGCTGTTTTGATTGTGCCGCTGACATTGAGCGCTCGATTCGATACAGCAAGCGACACTTTGCCAAGAAGGCGCGAGGCTACTGTCAAGGCTTGGGAGGCTACGGTTAGGATCGCAACTCCCGTGGTTTTGACCGACCCAGCAGGGCTAAATGCCTTCGTTCCAATGATGACGGTTGCAGTTCCCGCGAACCTCGCGACTGGTGTGAGTGCGTCCGCCGATATTATGAGAATCGCGCTGAGAGTAGACTTTAGAAATTTGGCGAGATTGTGGGCACGTGGAATTCTTGTTCTCTGCGGTACGGCGTAACGACGCCTCGGGCGCATGCGCCGTGCGGTAGCGTAAATAAATCGCGCGGGCCTGATTCCGAACCGTCGCTTAATTGGTTGCACAGTAACAACCCGCCTTTTGCGTGTGAGTGCGTGGCGCGCTATTACCAGAAAGCCATTGAGTCGGGGAGCTGTTCGGCGTTTGAAATTGACAGTGGGAGATAGGAGCTTTTTGCGTTTAACGGCTCGCGCAACCCTGACGAACGGCATTCCGATGGCGTAAGTAAGGTGGTGTGCAATCCGATTACGGCGTGGCCGTTGCACCGCGCTAGGCCGCTTGCGTATTTGCGCTCGCCTGATTGTGGCCAGAAGCGGCGCGAATCGTCGCTCAGCTCGGCGCCTTGCCGCTGCCGCTGCAACTCGCGTCATCTTTCGCTTGATCCCGTGCGCGACACGAATGAACGGCATTCCGATGGGATAATAAAGATGTCTCGCGATTCGAGATCGCCGACGCTGTGCCGCTGCTGGCATGGCCGGTCGAACTCGCAAGCGGAGCGCTGCGTGAGCGGTATGAACTATAAACGTATGGACGTGCGGCGTAGGACGGAATCGTCGTGGTTGAGGTTGTGGTTGGGATAGGGCGTAACGGCGGCGGGGAGCGTGAGGTCGAGCGCTGCCGACAATCGCTGCTATCGCCTGAAGAGCGATAATGATCGCTCCGCCATTGGTATTCCCACCGGCAGTAGCTTGAAATCCGTATGTGCCCGTTGCCGTGACGATCTGATAGGCCGAATTAAATCCGTATCCATTGCCATTTACGACAGTTAATGCAGTAAACGTCCCACCCGTCGCGCCATAATCACTAAGTGTTGGCGTAAAGGTGCTACTATTGACAGCCGTCCCAACCAATAGGTCATTGGCGTTAGTTGTGGTAATCGTGCCACTTTGCACATTCGCCGAAACGTTAGCATCAGTTCCGACACTTGACTTATCTACGGCCGCAGTAGTCGCCACACCGGAATAAGTAGATAGATTCGCCGCTATCCCATTGCCCGTCGAACCGGGGAATGTGCATGCTAACGTTACAATGGTCGCGCCTGATGGATGATTCAGTGAATAATGAATATCTACCTGAATACCCACAGAAGGAAACGCTGAAACCGGGCAAGACGTTAATTCAGTCCATACAGCGGAGCCTTGGTTATTATCAGAGACAGAAAATGTACCGAGAGATGTAAATCCCGTGTTTGGTTGCGATGATGAAGCTAGGACAAGACAATTTTCTCCAGCCGCTAACGTCAATGAGGGGAGAATCAGCGAACTACCGGACCCATTGTTGCCGCTAGTCTGCTGTTTAAAGACAATCGCCACTTAACTATCGCTTTGTATCGTGGAGGCGTGGAATACTATTGCGGGAGAAGTACCAGGAAAGTCTAACTCGAACGTTGCTAAGGGCGTCAAGAGTCCTGCCGTGAATGTTACCAACGAATTTGCTGTCGCTGTTACGACCGTCAGAGATGGGGCATGCGTGCCTACTCCCGTCGCATTAATAACTAACGGTGGCGGTGTTTCTGGTACGGGCGGTGGCATGGTTATAGGCAATACGAACTGCTGACTCAAAGTCGAGAAACAACCCACAACGATCAATGGTGCCGTACTATTGCTGACTGTCAATGGCTTCGTTGCCACGGCTGACGGGGAAATTGAGATCGCGCCCGTAACAGATGTCGCACCGCGCACTCCGAGTACAAGGCATGCCACGTAAGCGCTCGTCGAGAACGGAAACGCAAATATGCGCCCGGCATCGCCGCTAGCTACTGTATAAGATAGAATTGTGATAGGGGCAGTATGGGCGACGAGATTCCAGCCACCGACTACTCCAAGTACGGGGCCGACGATACCGACTATATAGATATCGCCGACTTGTGCGTCGTTCTGGACAGCAACGTTATATCCGGTGGCATAAGACATGACATTAGTACGCTTAACGCATTCGATGATATCAAGGTCCGCAGCCGCTGGCGCCCGCCTTGCACACAGTAAGGAAAGTACCGCCGCTGCTGTTGCATGTGACAGCATTATGAATAAGATGGACATCTGTCACGCCAGCAGGTAATACGAAGTCTGGTGTCGATGATTGTTCTATCCCACCCGGTCGAAACAACGCATATTGAGCGAGAATCTGTGCATCGTGCGTTCCATCAAATAGCCCGTTGGGATTATCGTTGCTCATTACATTGTTCGCTCCTGGTTGACCCCACCAATTCATATACGTAGAAATCCCACTTCCAGAAGAACCATAGTTGATAGTGCCCGAAAACGTGCTAGCGAAACCATTGTCATTCACGAGCACTTTTGAAGGGCCGCTGATATTAACCGTGCCAGAGCCTGGTCCAAATGACTGCCCGAGGTGAGTAAGAGTATATGTGACATTAGCGCCACCGTTGATCGTGATAAATGGATTCGAGTTAGGATTCGCCATCCCTATGTCACTTACGATCACAGATCCCGAGTTGCCAGTATCCGCATAAAGGATTGGGTTATTCCCGCCAGCGAGGTTGAGTTCATCCCAATTATGCTCCGCAACAACGTGCCCTTGATTGGTCACGCTTGCTACAGGCCCGATATTGTCATTGTATTCCCATACACGCAGCGCCGATGGGGACGCGAAATTGCCATCGCCATTAGCCGTGTATGACGATGTTAAGCAGGGGCACGTCCTCCAATAATCGCCAGCCGATGATCCACCATTCCAATCTACTATAGTATTAGTTAGCCCGGTGGTTTCAACATTAAATGCGAGATTGCCATTGACTATGGCCAGATGCTGCCATGCAGTCACGCGAGCAGCGCCGACATTTCCCGGACCTGTAGCCGCACTATCTTCTGAATCTACTTGAACAATTACGGACTCGCTCGTCCCGCCTAAGTTCATATATTCCAGGCTAGCCTTACCTGGAGATTGTATCTGTATCATTGGCGTAATAGTGGAATTTGTAGTGAGATATGTCGGCCCTGAAAAATACGCTCCCTCCCCTACGATATGTACATCGCAATGACCGGGAATAACCAATGTCGCATTTAAAGTGTGCGTGCCCGACGTTAGGTGAATTTGTGGGTGATTGCCGCCTTGGTATCCACTCGGACAAGCAGCGTTGACATCGCCTTGAATGTTACTACCTGCCTCGTCGCTACCCGCTGAACCGCACTGCGCCGACGATCCACCGTTGAAATAGCATAGGCGATGTGGATTCCCTGATCCAGAATCTATTCCGGTGTTTGGTGGCGTCGGGTAACAACTAGATAAGTCTGTACTGGTGCTTCCCGAGATAGTCGGACAGGCGGTGCTGATACCAGTAACGCCATAGGTGTCGTTAATCTCTTTCAAACGAGGATTGCTACCGAGATTAAAACCTCCCGAACCTACGCTGAATTGATTGCCGATGGCCATAGCCGAACCTTGGTTAGCATTGCCGGTGAATGGAGTGCCGCTACTTACAATTTGATTATCGAGTGCTAGATATCCAGTCTCACCAGCCATATTTACTGCGTTGCCGCTAGTTGGATTGAGAATGCGGTTGCCACGTAAGGTGACGCCCGTGTCTCTACCGTCATTGTTCTGATAAAACCTACCAGAGCCAGAGCTTACATTATTGACCATCGAGAACGAGATGTAGTTACCTGATTGAGTATCTATATCGTATGTGTTCGAGTGTATAAATACAGATCCTACGGAGTACCAGCCGCCAAAGGCGTTGGCGTAAATGCTTATATTGTTATTGATGAACGTGTCAAACATGGACGAGTTATTTTGATTATTGCCGCCCGACGTGATAGGGCCACAGGGGTCACCAGCGCCGTTGTCACCTTCGTAGATTGCGCAAGTAAAGTTATAGAAGCGCCCGCGTATAATTTGGGTGTCAGGCGGCTGTAGATTAAGTCCTACGCCACCCTGTGCGCAAGGAAATGATGGGGGATTCAAAGAGGTGGGAGCACATCGTTCAAACGTGACATCCGTGATTGCTCCTTGCCAGCCCCCAACGGAGACACTGCCAGATTCCAGGAATTGCATACCCACCGATGCGGTAGCATTCAGATTCCAAGTCAACCTGTGAATATCCAGGAGAGACACGTCATAACCGGCCGGACTGGAGAACATCGGCGATACGCTACCACTATTCCATTTAAGTATGGTATCCGTGGGGCTGTGACCATACATGCGCGGTGGATAATATATAGCGGAATAGCCCGCACAGCCAGAGTTAGTACTGTTGCAAGCCGTCCATGTCAGAGTGCTGCCGAGCAGATACGTTCCAGCGGGGAAATAGAGTGCGCCGCCGTTATGTTGCTCGTAGGTGATACAGGATTGCAACGCAGCATCCACATTACCCGTCAAGCTCGTACCCGTGCCGGTACATACCGCACCCCCTCCACCGACCGGAGCCCCCGTCTGAACATTAATCCATGAAGCGTAGGGACCAGCGAATTCATCCTCGGGGGTGTTGGCCGACACTACAGTTCCCGTTCCGCTTAGATTCACGGTTCTAGTCGCGGCAATCGCGGACGTAACGCTGAAGTTGAGTAGAATGAGAAATATGAGAAATAGTTTACGGACCATTGTCAACTACCGTGAGTGAACCGTTTACAGTTGTTTGGCTAGCGGGCGTGAAAGTTACGGACACTGAGCAATTGGCGCCAGCGCCTATTGATGCGCCGCAAGTGTTAGCCGAGATCGCATAACTAGCGGGCGATATAGTGATGCTGGTAAAGTTCAGCGGTACGGCTTGCACATTGCTGATGGTGACGGACTGCGCCGCACTGGTTTGTCCTACCGTTACGCTGCCGAAGGCTAGAGTGTTCGGAACGACTGAGACATGAGGCACGCTCGGCGCCAGGGCCACAATACCGCCGCAAAAATTACCGGTTGGGGTGAAAGCGCGTTGGAGGCTGGTATTTTGAGAGACGACAGCAGGTTCGGTTGCTGCCCCGATTGCTATGAAAGCATTAGAACCGATAGGGCCAAGGTCTGTGGGCGTGCCCGCGCCGACATTATTAGAAGATGCACCAGAAAATGCAGGACTGGTCGCTTCGGTGTAGAATAAACCAAAGAGTGTGTCGTTGGGCAAGGTAGCCGCGTTGGTGCCAGTAATTGCGGTTGCGCCTGCCGTGTATGGAGTGCCCGTACCGTTGTCGATTAGCCCTAGATTATTGACCGTGCATAGGTATGCACCGTTGTTGCTTCCTTGATTGGGTTCGTGTGCGGTTACAGTGTCGGCACCTGTGAGGGGTGCGAGTACGTACTCGAAATTAATACAGTTATTAGATACCGCACCGACATTAGAAATAGTTGCCCAAGTATTGCCTTGGGTGTCAGTAACTGCGGGGTCGCCTGTTTGACCTTTATGGAATATTACCAACGATTGGCCAGCGGTCACGGTAACTGGTGCTAACACTACGTCATCGGCGCCCGCTGTGGCCCCGCCCGACGCCACGCCAGCAACGCAAGTACCAATAGTGGGAGCGTTGGAGACTACGACTGGGGAGCCTGCACTTGTGCCGATGAAGAAGATTCCCGTCGCGTTCGCAGGAGATGCGCGTGTACCGAGTATTGTACAGAGGCAAATAAGGATAGATATTCGCACGAGGCGTGAATGGTTCATTTAATTTGCGATGGCCGAGGCTTAGGCCAAATTAGGCGATGGTCTGAGTTATTGCAGCGTAATATAGAATGTTGTGCGATTGCGTAGCGTCGAGCGCTTGTCCCTGCATGTTTATGGTGCCGATGCCGAACTGAAGGGGAGGATTCAGGCCACCGGCGTTGAAAGCCTGCGAGATGTTGAACGACTGTATACCTACTGCGGTCGCCAAGGGTAATCCACGCATTGGCACTTTACAGCCAAAGACCAACTCCGTTCCCGGCAGGACATCGCCGTAACGCATAGCATCCAATCCTGTGTATGCAGCGCGCGGTAACGTGGTTATGGCAAGATTGGAGCCTGTGGCCGGATAAGAATAGTTATTTCCATCATAGCTGTAGAGGACTATATACATATCGCCAGTTGCAACAGCGGCGCCAACTGTCAAAAGGCCGGATATTTGATAGTCAAGTGCCAGCGTTACCGCATTCGTGATAACCGCAGATAAATAAATACTTTGATCCGCTTGGCTGACATTCGTAATCGCAAACGAAGTGACGCTCCCATATTTGGTATTAGCGGTAGCCATGTTACTTCATTACCTCCTGGCAAGCGGCAATCATTCCATTGAGTCGCGACATTAATTCACCCCATGATAGGGACCCATGCGTTCCGTCGGCTATCCATTTAAGGAGCTGATATCCGCCTGCTTGCTGGGCTAGAAGCTCATAAGGAATTTCAGCCACCTTATCCTTGAACAGTTTTTTCCCAGCTTCATTTTGCGACAGATCCGCTAACTCCATGAGTTGGCGGTACTCAGCCAGTTTGACATGACATTCATCGAAACTATGTGCGCCAGATTTAGCTGCACAGGTATCTAGGGTGGTGGTGAGTGTCTGGGTCGCTTCGACCAGTTCCTTCATCTGTTCTTCGAGACTAGGCATTTCATTTCCTCATGCGCATATTGTTAATCCGGTGGTAGCACGTCAAAAATAACTTCACTCGAATATATCGGCCCGCGAGGACCAGGAAACGTTACCGCGACTTCTGCCCAATAGCGTCCCGCTGGAAACTCCCCAGCAAAGACCGCATATTCCCATTCGATAGTTATCGTGTTCCACGCCATAGTGCGCGTGCGCAGCAGGTTGCCTTGGTCGCGGATATTGAGTACGGCGGACGCTCCGGTGAAATCATTAGGATCGCCCGAATGCTTGCGGAGCGGAAAGCCGAGCACTTTGCCGTTGTCTGCTGTCGTGAATGATGGATACATTACAGCGTTGCATCGAAAGCAATGACCGCATCTAGCTCCGCGTCAAATACGATAACGACAGGCGGTGATGCGTGCGCAAATGGGAATTGTTGGGCCAGCAGAGATAATCGAGCGTAGAAGGCTGCTGCGATTTGCCTGACGCCTCCACCCAATATAAAGCCACCACCCCAGGCCAAGTTACGTATATTAAACGCCGCCGCGAACGATCCTTTAATTGTTGTCAGTGTAGAAAATGCGGTTCCAACAATCGCGAATATACGGTTCGCGGCCAATCGTAGAGATGAGGTAACCGCGCTGACACCTACCGCGAGTGTGCCCAATACGCGGGTTCTAGTTATTGCTGTCGTTGTGAAGCGTGGAAGATGTAGCGCAAACGCCACGGCGGCGCCAGCCAATTGTGAGCTTAGGGTAATGAAGATAGTGAGCGGGGTCCGAATTGCGACGATTACGCTGGTCGCTTTCTTTACTAGGCTGATGTTTGAAAAAGATGTTGCCGTAGCCGAGAGTAAAGTAGAGATTCGGGTAATGATTCGCGTGGTAGTAGTTAGAGCTTGTGTGATGATGGCAAAAGCGGTCAGTGGCAGAGGTCGAACCTTGGCTAAGTTAGTAAAGCTGGGAAGTTGCGCGACCAACGTAGAGACTGTTTGTTGAAAACGCGTGCCGCCTGCTGCTAAGACTCGGGGCGATGCCAATATCGTTATTGTGGTGGTGGCAACGGTTTTAATAGTAGCAAGTCGCGATAACGCAGTGGTTAGGGCGCTGAGTCCTACTCTTGTGGTTAGCCGTGCTGAAGCGGTGAGTGCCCGAGCGGTGAGTGTGAAAATTGCCGTTGTTGCTGTTTTGATAGTCGGCGAGATGCCGAGTGCGGAACTGAGGATTGACGTGTTTGCAGTAAGAACATCAATAATTCTGCTGAATACATAGCCTGCCGCCAGCGCTGGTTGCGAAATGCTAAACGGCAATACCCGCGAAATTCGTACAGACATTACCGCGCCGAGGGCGCGGTTTATAATTGAGTAGGTAACGTTAGGTCGAAGCTTGAATATCGTCAGCGCGGTTACCGCGCGGTTGATGATGGTCACCGCCACAGCCACGGGCATTTTCATGACTGCGGCGGGCGTAAAAGACTGCGTCAAAATAAGAAACGATCCGGAAATATTGCGAATTGTAGTCGCGATGGACGCGGCGGCACCCAATGCGTCCGTCAGAATAGTGCTAGTGGCTTTCGCCATGAGCCTAGCGGACGGTGCTAGGGCTTTCGTTGTAATGCTGAGGGTCGTAACGGTGGAGGTGCGAATCAAACCCGCAGCGTTGAGGACGCGGCCTAGCAATACGAGACTGGCGCTTGTAGCGGTTCTGATGAGCGATGTTGGAGTTAGTGCTTGAGTCAGGATTCCGAGCACTACATTGGCGCCATAGCGGGGGGTTTTAAGCAGTGTACCCGCACCGAGAATTGGAGTTAATATGGCCGCGAAGATTGTGCGAGCAAGGCGCGGCGCGGTGACTACGCGTGGAGAAAGTGCGGTTAGTGCTGAGCGTCCAATAAAGCGTGCGCTCGTCTTCGCTGCGGTTATCGCTGCGCTTAATGAAACTTTAGTTGCTAGACGTGAAGCAGGCGTGAGAGCTTGCGCGATGATCGCTATTGCCGCAGTCGGAATACTCTTGACTGCGCCCGTCGTCCCGAGGGTTCTATTGATAATAGTAGATGTTGTTTTGGAGATTAGGCGAGCGACGATGTTTGCTTTAGACTGTAAGAGCGGAAAAGTGAGTCTAGTAATTAATTGCGCGCCGGTTCCGAGAACTTGGGTCAGCAAGCTAAAAGTTGGTCTGGAAAGAAAGCGGCTTGCAGCTCCGAGCGTATCTGCCAAGATTGCCACAGTTTGGTTTGCGACTTTCTTGATGGCTCCCGTTGCATTCAAAGCCTTAGCAATTAAGGCTAAAGTGGCTGTAGGCACGTAGCGCAGACCAGATATGGAATTAAGGACCGTTGTCAACGCGGGCACAAGCACGCCGAGTATTATTTTCGGTCGAATCGTCAGCGCTTGAGCATTGATAGGAAGTGTTGATTTACTAAGAAGTAGCGCGCGCGCGGTGACTGCACGTCCCAATCGCAAGGGCTGCCAAGGCACGGCGAAGGCCCATCTGGAAAATTTAGCCGCAAAGTTAACCGTGGCTGCTAGGATAAAGTGTTGCGTAACGACCGTGGTCAGCGTAGTGGTCGGATGCCCAAGCCGTATAGGTTGCCATGGTAATGCAAATACCCATTTGCTGAATCGGGTAGAGATAGGTATGCGCGCAAGCGCCACGAGGCGCGGAAGTGCGGCCGCTGGAGTAAGTGCTTGAACATTGATCGGTGTACTTACTCGGTCGGTCAATCGAGACGCGGGCAACAGGGTGCTCGCGGGTATTGTCACCGCCGCGATAGGGGTAGCTCCTTGTTTAAAGACGACCAGAGCTGTAGCCCAGTTACCAGAACCCGCAGTCATTCCTGTTGCGTATGTGCTAGTTGCCGTGACAGTGAGGTCGCTGAGGGCGTATCCAAGTGGTCCGCCTAAATCATTTCCCGCTCCAGCCCCAACCCCACCAGTAGCAAACTCTGAAATAAATGAATTAGTAGGTACGGTCGGCGTTGTTTGTATATCGCTGGCCACGCCAAATACTAACAAGTCATTCGCGTGAGTAGTAATCGCATTGCCACTAATCGGTGCGGCACTCGTCCCTGAGTTGACAGCGGAGGGGAGAGCATCGATACCCTCGCCGTAGGTCGCGTATTCGGCGACTATGCTGCCCACTGTGATATGGCTGGTTCCTGTCTGACCGTTGAACAACGGATTTATTGTAGCTCCCGCCGTTACGCATACCGCCGACCATATCTCTATTCGCGCGCCCGCAACGCCGCTTCCGTTTGAGCGAGCCGCTCGCAGATTCCACAGTGCTCCCAGGCCAACTATAGTCGAAATCGTCGGCGAAGGATTATTCACCGATCCATTAAGCGCGAAGATGCCGACTACCAAGTGGCCCACAGCCACATTGCCACCAAAGGTGATGACATCGCCACCGAGAGTCCCGGTAAATACGTGATGCCCGACTTGAACGGGAATCGGGGCGGCTGGAGCAATAGCGATAGTTACTGTCGTCCATCGGCATGCAACGCTTTCCGTAGCTAGTTGCGTGGAGGACGAGTTGGTCGCCAGCGCTAAATGCCCGGTCATCAGGCCATAGGTCGAACCGTATGGTAGATTCTGATCAATGGTTAAAGAACCGTTCTCCGAACAAGTAGGGCTGCCACTCGCAAAACTGCCGTTATTGTAGACTCCGATTAGCAAATCGGAATTACTTGATAACGGTCCAGCGAGCGCGGGGATATTGAAAGTGAGAGCTGTATTTGTACTGCTGTCGGTGAACAGTATTGCGTCTGGAGTAGTGCTTGGATTGGCCCCTTGAATGGCATACATCACAGAGCCCGGACCGCCTCCCACTCCGCTAACCGTATACGAAGCTGGCTCACTGCTTGCGATACGAGCAGCCACCCACGTTACACTGGTAACTTGAAGGTGGTAGCCAATTTGCGTCCAACCAACAGAGCTGGGAGTAGCGCTACTATCTGTGACCAGTATTAGCAGCAGCAGATCGCCATCAACGTGCGTAGGAACATTGATGGTAGCAGTGCCGTTGGTCGAAGCCCGGACTGAAGGAGCCATAAACCGCTATGCTTTGTGGCCAGTCACCATCTTCCAACGCTTTAAAGCATGGGGGCTAATGGCTGCTGCCTTCTCTTCGCTTTCCCAATGCTCCTGCGCATGTTTGAGGAGGTCGGTAGACTTCGGTTTGCCGTCTAGGGGTTTACCGCAACCGCCGCAAAATGCGTGACCTTGCGGATTGAAGCGACCGCAAACGCATACACCAGCTAGGTGCATGCGACACTCCGGACAGATAGATCGCGCGATGTCCGCTTCGTCCATAGCAATCTGTTCAGGGGTTAGGGGCATGGTCGTCGTTCTCCTTTAGTTCTGTATTGCGAAAGTGAATTATTTTGCCGTCGATTCCGGTGATGTTGATCGCTTCTGCGAGGGTGGGTCCTTGGGTGTCGTGGTCTTGTCCGAATGGATAATCATTCGGCCATATCCCGCCGCCGTAATGATCAACCGCAAGTGTGCGCGTGACGAATATGCTGGCGCCAAGGGCGCGCGCTTGCCGTGAGAAACCCCAGTCTTCGGGGATTGTCAGCGGTATCCAGTTGCCATCTTGGTCGCGCACGATGCGGTCTTCGATGTGGAAACAGATTTCTTCGACCCAAGGCTTACGAAGGTCTATGAGCAGAAGGCCAGTATTGACGAGAAGCTTGTCCGAGGTCCAGGTGGCTGGCAGATCGTAGAGTTCTTTCATCGTAAACCGCATCGGATGCCAGGGATCGGTATCTAGCGCGGTCGATGTCAATCCTGTCGGTTCGTGAAACGGAATGGCTACACTGAGCACGTCCGCCTTCATCGCCACCATTTCACGCATTAGGACTTGGAACCAATCATCGCCGCGCGGTTTCACGTCCGCATGCATCATAAGGAAGTGAGTAAATCCGAGCTTCTCACGACCAGTAAGCGCTGCGCACCAACAGGTATTGAAGCCGCGAGTTAACAGGGAAGATGTAGCCTCGAATAAGTAGACTTCAAGACCTTGGATTAACGGAAGGTGAAAGATCGCTGCGCCACCGACCCAGCCAGATTGATAGGAGGGGATCGCGACCATGAGTTTGACTTTTGGTCGGCTTCCGTTAGTGGAGGTAAGTCGTTCGGGGATTATGGGCATTTCGACCGGTCGTTCTCTTGAGACTTATTAGTAGTTCTATGAAGTTATTAGGCGTTTATCCAGCGGTCGCGCTCAAAGTCGCCTGTACGTCCACCTCATAGCCAAGTTGAACTGCTAATGCAGTGCCGTAGTGAGTCATGCCGTATAAGATATCGCCGGTGTAACCCGCGCTGGTTCCAGCGGAGCTGACACTGAACAATTGCAGTCCGTAGACGGTGATCGACCCTTGGTGATTGAACACAGCTTTGAGTGCGGAGTTATCTACTGAGGTTAAATCGGCGCCCGTCGAGATTGCTCCAAGAGTAAGTGTCGGTCGCACGGTTTGATTGACATCGCCTGAGTTGTAAGTAATTTCGGTACCCGTTGGAGTGGTAGCGGTTGCTGTGGTAGTTTCGCCAGTATTGGTCGTCTTGTACTGCGTAACATACCAAGTCGTTTTTTGTGCCGCGCCAGTGCCGCCCTTGAAGCCTACATTGAGCAAATAACCCAAGCCTTCTCGCGTGACGAGGTTATCGGCTGCGCGAAAATCGACCAGCTTGGCATCGGAATAAAGACAGCGGGGTTTATCGAACACCTCTACGTCATAATGCCACTTCGGAGCAGCCGATATGATTTGCGCATTCGTGGGTCGGACTATCTTTCCCGACTTGTTCATTTTGAAGAAGCTGGAAAAGGGCATTGTGTCTGGCATTAGAGTGGTTCTCCTTTTGTTGTTGGTTAGAGCGGTCCCGCTGCTGACCCAGTTAAATAGGCGTGAGTTATTGAATCGTAGGTAAGGCTGAAATCGCCGCATTTACTGGCCGTGGTCGTAAAGGTTGGGAAGGTGCCCACGATGGTCAGGCCAGCAATTGGGGTAAAGGTTGGAGTAAAGCCGCCCGTGCCATTTTGGCAGACTATCGCGTTCAACACTTGGCCAGTGAAATTAGCTTGAGGAATAGTCACCGCTGCTGTCGCGGAGAACGTGAATATCTCAGTAGTGACTATGGATGGTTGAAGTATTTCTGTCGCGCCCGACGCTATCGTTCGAGCGTGGATAAGATTGGTCGGCCAGACGTAGGGGGGGCTTTGTACGCCAGCGAATGCCGTACCTACGAGCGCAAGAAAAATTAGCGAGAATATGGCTTTACGTACCAACCGCATAGAACTCTACCGTGCCTGTCATGTCTGTATTTGCCGTTGCTGTGAATTGGCCCCCGGTTGTGGATATCGCTACCCAGATGCCAGATGATACGTAACGCGGAGTTGCTGGGCTAAGAGACCACGGTTGATCGACGCCGCCAGTAGCAGGGCCAACGGGCGTGGAATAAAGAGGGACCGTACCGTTGCCCGGTGCTGTGGTGGAATTAAACACCATAATCCAGGCCGCCACTGCGCCTTTGTAAGCGCCGAGTCCGCCCTTGAACCAGCCAGCCGCCCCTAGCGCTTGCGCGCCGAAGTGATATCCCAGAGCATTGCCCGCAGCGCCGCCGATAGCGAAGGTGTTGATGGTCGCGAAGGCGTACCACGCGCTTAGTATGGGGTCCCATACCTGCGGTATCGGATTGCCATTCGGATCTACTAGTAGGGCAGTGCTGGTCGGAGTCGCCATTAATTATTATCCTTAAGGCATCAACTGACCAGGAATCGTTGTGTTGCCTTCGCTCGGGTCGCCGTGGGTGTGAGAATCGTAAGTATCGATCATGGTATTAACCGAATCTGTATGTTCGTTGGTATGGAACGTGATATCTCCATTCGGCGCTGCAAGATTAAGATTGCCGCCATTCGCTGTGATGTTGGCGCTTCCACCATTGACCGTGATGTTAATGGTCCCTGTTGTAACGACGTTTACCGCGAGCGTATGAGTACTGCGGTCATACTCGAACGTGCTGCCGTCTTTCATGGTCGCGTGCCACTTGTCCGCCGACTGCACGGGCGTAGTATCTGCGCTCGAATAGATCGCGCCGAGCACCGCGCCGTCTTCGTCATGCGAGTCCATTAAGCAGACGACTTGCTCGCCGAGATCCGGGATGTTGTAAATCTTGTCGTTTTGTGTTTTGCCCATAACGACCGGCAGCCACCACGACACGAGTTGGTTGCGGTCGGGGAAGGTTACTCGCACTCGGCAATTCTGTATGTCCTGCGCTTGGACTAAGCCCACGCGAAAGACTGAGGTTGTGGTGCGTTCTGGTTCGCGATCTTCCATATTTAGGGCGTAGCCGATCCGTTCGGGTCTTGCGGTGTTGCGATGGCCGTTCCGTTGCCCTGCCACCAGGTCCAATTATTTGAAACGACCGCGTTGTTGCCTGAAGCCGTTGCCCACGACCAGTTGTTTTGACTCTTGTCAGCCGGACTAACAAAGGTCCAAGCGTTGTGATCGAAAAAAGCTGGTACGCAGAGAGGCCCAGTGCCGTTGCCGGTGCAACAATTCATGGTTATGCCAGAAGGCCCAACATTTGCGGAAGTGCAATCCTGCACGGGATGGAACATATGAAAGACTAGGCTGCTGTTGCTACTCGCCCCCGATGGCTGTCCGGTATTACCTCGCATAGTGATGTTGTTGTATTGTACCTTATCTGCGTAGACTTCGTTTCTGCTGCCCTGATTAAGTATTATTGCGCCGCAATGTGTATCGATGGAGTTGGAATGTTGGAACTCGCCGAGCAAAGTATTCGATGAGTTATTCAAATTCACTTCCCAATATTGACCGGGAAAACAAGCTGTTCCGCACGTACCAGTTTGAAAGCCTGTACAACAATCAGGATTGAGACGCGGCACGTGATTTCCGAGGCAGGCGAGATTGTTCCACTGCGCGTCGTTTGTGAGAGTATTGTCCTCGATGATGGATGGCGCTTGCGCGCCACTCACGCGTGGTGAGTCGCCGCTGATTTCCTCTACTATGCCGTCAAGAAGATTATCGTGGACGATGTTGAAGGTATCGCGGACGGTAATACTGTGTGAATCGTGCCAGATGCCATGAGAGTTGTTATACTGAATGGTGTTATTGGTAACGGTGAGCCCCGTGTCGGCGTTAAATTTGTCGCCGACTTCGGTGCCGTAGCCCGTTGAATCAACATTCAGATATTCTGCCACGTTATTGGAAAAAGTATCATTCGTGCCCGCGCCAGAACATAAACCGCCTTGTCCCATCTGCGCCACTTCGTTGCTGTCAACTAGAATACCGGATGCCCCGGTTTTAGCTTTGATGGCTTCTCCGTGGCTACGCCAAACAAGGTTATTTCTGATTTGGTTGTTAGTTCCTTGCGGTATGATGACCGCCGATTGATTGGGCGCGGCAAAATATTGGAACGTCAGATTCTTGAATACCCAGTTTGGATTTCCGCTGACTACTGCATTTTGTACTACAGCTAGATTAACTGTGTGTGGGCCAGTAGGATCGCACGCCATATAGACGGTGTTGGCCCCGTGCCCGCCGACGTTCGCGTAATCCATGTACCAGTAGCAGGCCGGACTTGAGGGTGGGGGATAAGTCAAAGTGCGATTGACGAGTAAGCCGTCGTACCACAAATCCTGATGGTAAGTGCAAGCTGCGTTAGAAGCATCGTTGCAGGTCCCGTTTGTACCACCAACGGCATAGGTTGCGCCGACGGTGTTGTACCATAGATGTGCGGATGCTTGATGCCAAGCATTATCTGGGCTATCGGTCGGAATAATTATCGAGCCATCGATGACCGCGCAGGGAGTATTGGTCCAATGGTCGGATGCGATAACGTGAGTACCCGCATCGCGTGGTGAATATAGTCCGCCCTGATTCTGATTGGTCGTTCCAACGCCAATAAATTGTTGGCCACCAGAAGAATCGCCTTTGGGGACTATAGCGGCCAACGATCCACTGTCATCTAGAGCCATCTTGTAGAAACCGCAAGCCAAAATAAACACTTTATGATTGGTCACATCCCCACTGGCAGTAGTCACTAAATTGGTACGCGCGGCGATATTGGGTGTAGGTCCAGATGTCGGAGTTGGCGTAGGTGTAGGAGTGGGCGTTGGTGAGGCCGTGGGCATACCACCATTGAACGGCCCGCCGAAAAAATCTGGTTGCTGCGTGTAGGGTAAAACCTGCGGTTCCGCATAAAGTCGATGCAACACGAATAGCATATAGGCAAAGACTATAATTATGGGAATCGCGCGAGACATTTAATTCAAAGTGTACTTAGCTGACCAACCATCGCAGCCGTTACCACCTTGTCCCGCCGAGCCGGTCGCGCCCGTTCCGCCCGCCCCTTTGGTGATCGTGATGGTTGGGGTATCCGCAACATAGGTGTGGGCAGCGCGAAGAAAGAACCCGCCACCACCTCCACCGCAGGCCCCGTTACCGGCGCTACCACTTGCACCAGCCCCACCACTTACGTTTATGGTTCCAGTAAGATTGATGTTGTTACAGATCAGTATAACGGCCCCTCCAGCCGCCCCCTTGGTGCATCCATTTGCGCCGCCGCCAGGACCGCCACCCAAACGACCGGGCATGTTAGCGAGGTTGGCCGCAACAAAGTTTTTAGTCGCTGTGGTTAGTCCAGCGGGACAGTTGCCGCCATTGTTGGCGCCGAGGGCTCCGAGACTGCCAAATCCTGATAGTTGTTGTACGGCTGTACCACCGGGCCAAAGCCCAGCCGACCCAGCGGTGCCCGCAAGGGCAGAACTCCCACCGCCTCCACCGCCAGCAGATCCGCCGTCGCCGATTGCGGGGCCTTGAATAATGGCAGCAGCATTTATAGTGCCGGCAATTGTGCAAGTACCGGGTGAGACAACAACTAGCGCATCCTCTGGCATGTCTGCCGATGCTCCGCCCGTCTGCGGTTGGTCAGTTACGGATAGAGTGCCAGATGCTTCTACCGTAAAATTCGCGTAGTAGTGCGTCCCGACGATGGTTTGAGCAGCGGTAGTGCAGGGACCAACATTTCCGACGCATGGGTCGGCTTCTGCGCCTGTTCCTAGATAGTGCATCCACACTGGGGCGTCTTGCAGGGGTTGTCCCGCGCTAGTTAGATTGCCCCAACTGTTTGAAATTCGATCCCAAGCATGCGCTCCCGCCGCGCCCTCACGTATATGCAGTAAGCCATTGGTATTGTTTATGACAATGTCTGTACTCGATCCGTCGATGGTATCAGGGGCGGTCTGGTCGGGATGAATGATGCAGACGTGACCGTTGGTTGATTTATTCTTGATTAGATAGTCGCGTTTTTGTGTCTGTCCAGCGACAGGCAGGTTGACAGTGATATCGATTGTCGAACTAGAGCAATCGATATTCTGATCGTAGCTGAGTGGAACGTAAGGACTAGTGGTAAGTGTGGTGAGGTTAGTTGACGACGCAACCGTTGGGACAAACTGTCCGCAGTTAACTGTCCAATATGGAGTCGCCCCCGCCGTGAACGTATAATATCGTTCTTCTTGGTTGCCGGCAGCTAAGCCGAGATTTGGACACGCTGTACCTTTGATGCCGCCCGCCGCCGATGTCACGAAATTAGCGTCGGTGATTGCGTGTGTCGAGTCTTGAATAACTAGAAAGGCAATCCCGCTTCCATCAACGCAAGTCTGCCCCGCGGTTACTCCATCAGGTAGTGTCCAGGTTGGACTGACCCCAGAGAGAGTGCCTGCGTATCTATCCCATGCGGGGTAGTTACCGGTCGCATTGGAAGTACAAGAGACGGTCGCTGAGGTGGTTGGTAAGGTATGGTTTATTGTTTGTTCGAGTGATGAAAAATTCCCCGGTGCTCCAATTGTCGGAAGGCTAGAAGTGCCAGCGCTTCCTATTCCCAGATTGGCTAAAACGGGATTGGGATTCCCCGCAAACTCATTTAGATTATTCGCCGTGAGCAGTCCGCCGCCCGCGCCAATCACGGCTGATGTCACCGGTGCCCCGTTCTGGCACTCCGTTAGCCATTGCGATTGTTGCGCATTCCATTGGAATTCCCAGGTCTCTGTGTTGCCGGCGACGAGGCCGAGAGCTGGACAGGTTGGACCAACGATGGTAGCGCCGCCAGCAGCGACGAAAGTCACTGTGTTAGTCGCGTTCTGAACTGCCTTGACACCAATGGTGGCCGCGTCTACACAGCCCGAGGCTGGTAGGGTAAACGTGACAGACCCAGCGAGAGTGCCGCTATACCAATGTGTGTCGGGATAAACCCCATTCGATCCGCTGAGACAAGCGAGAGTTGAGGTTCCTGGTAACGGATCGACTTTGGTTTGCATCAGCGGCGCAAAGTTGCCCGGTGTTCCCGCTGTCGGTAAAGGTTCGATTGCTGTCGCTGTTAACCCGAAATTGGTTCGCGCTCCCGCAGCCGTGCTAGCATTCGTAAATCCTTGCGCGATGGGTCCGGGCACCGAGAGATGTGTGCTAATGATCGTTGGCGCCGCATTTGTTCCACCGATATCGTTAGCAACTTGAACCCCCCCGCTAGCTGCGGATGCAGCATTGCCAGCGGGCATCCAAACCGTACCATTCCAAGTTCCCGCACAACCCGCCCCGCTGCCAGCCACGGCCGTTTGCGCTGTGCATGTTCCATCCGTAAACCAACAAGTCTCACCAACGACTGGTGATGGATCTCTACTAGCGTAAGTTCCGGGAGGTACTTGGCATGCAGTGCCGCCAGCGGCGAGTCCAAGCGAGACAGCGGGAACTGGAACGCCGCAACTCCGTACCCATGAAGTTCGCGCGGCGTTATATTGAAATATCCAAGTTTGTTGATTGCCTGCGGTTGTTCCTAGGGTTGAGCAAGCTGTTCCTTCAAAGCCGCCAGCAGCCGTGGTAGAGAATCCAACGGTGTGTGCGGCGTCCTGAACCGCTGTAACGATTATCTGGGCGCGGTCTACGCAGTTCGTTGCTGAGAGCGGATAGGTGACATTCCCAGAGAGGGTGCCCGAATAATAATGAATATCCGGGTACGTGCCCGTTGGATTTAGACAAGTGAGGGTTGTGGTAGTTACAGGTAAAGTGCTGAGTTGCGTTTGTTCAAGTGGAGAAAATGCGCCTGGTACGCCCGCTGTCGGTAGGGGCTGCTGTCCAGCGGCCATGCCGCCGAGCCCGCCCCACGTGACGTTAGCTCCATTATTACCGCTGATTCCGCCGCCGCCGATAGATTGCGCGAACGCTGCCGGAATGGCGAGCAGAAGAAGCGTTATGAGAGTTAGGAGCGGCCGACAGAGGGCTGAAACCTCGTAGTGCCGGTCGCCCCACTTAGGGACGATCATGCTTTATCCAGCTTTCTTACGGTACGTACCAAAATATTCACGAAAATAAGCACTTCGATCTGGACGAGTTTGCTCCGCTGCCGCTGAGTGTTTCGCCCTGCATGCCCGACAATGTCTCCGTTCGCGCCATAAATAAGTATTGTCGGGAGTGAATTCGTGCCCTTGTTCGCAATGCGTTTGGGCCATCTTGCTTGCTACTAGACCTTGCCCTCGTCGAAGATTTTCACGTCGCGTCACTGGCTCGAGATGACTCGGTCTAATGCAAGGATGCACCCTACAGAGATGGTCAGGTTCCAGCCCTTCGGGTATTGGGCCGACTCCAGTTTCGTAAGCGTAACGATGGGCAAGAACCTTAGAACCATTTGCGTAAAATTGTCCGTAATCATGCGCATCTCGGCTACCAGTCCATATCCAGCATGGGCCTAAGTCTGGTCTGTATGTAGGAACAGGGCCATTTTTATCTACCTTCGTCCAAAAACGTTCATTGGGTGGCTTCTTTCTGCCTATTTCGTAGCACGCCCGCGAACAGAATTTCTGGTGCCTTCCTGAGTGTTCGAACGATTGGTGACAATATGTGCATACGTCTATCATACAAACAGTCTACACCATCATGCTACCAATCGCAAGTTAGCACCCGTAGTCACCAATCGCAGAAGGAATAAGTCGTACCGCTCGCACTAATCACCGCTACGTCGCCCCCCGGTAGCATCTTCGGTCCAATGGCCGTCATTACCCAACTCGCTCCGGGCGCAAGGTAAGTATCCGCCGCTGTTGCCGCGTTGCCTGAGCCAATTGCCACGTTCATCGCGTTCGTAACGCCTGTATTCTGAATTAGAAAGTAGTGTCGGCCAGTGAGTCCAGCCAGATCGTTCGCGCCGACAACTGCACTTGATGATGCTGTGACAGTCCCGTGCTGCGAGCAGACGGCAAAGGCCGGACGTGCGCATCCAAGCAGCGCCAATAGAATTAAGACTCTACTTTTGAACATACGTGATGAATCCAAGTGCGGTTGGAGTAGTGCCGCCCAACTTTAAGCAGAGTTGTTTCGCGGCTGGCGCCGTAAAATAATCTACAGATCCCGTCATCCAGTTTGGCGTTGCTACCATTGCTCCAGTAAGCGCGGTGGGCGCGGTATCGCAAGCGGTTGAGACCGCTGTGCCGTAGTCAAATTCAGCACTAGGTGTAGTGCCCGCTAATTCGAGACGGTAAGAACATACTTGAATGGTCTGCCCAGCGACCGCGTCAACTAATAGATGCTCTCCCGCACCGCTGGTCGTGATTGAGATGGCAGCACTTTGCTTCGCCGGATTCGGCCCTTGGCAGAAATCCGCGCCCGTCATTTGCGCACTTGCACTTACGGCGATCAGCGCGAGATATAGAAAGACCGCGAGAGTGAATAAATCTGGGCGTAACCGTTTCACGATTTCCCTATTTTCGGGTTTTGTGGTGCAGACACCGCGCCCGCCGGTTGTGATATACACTTGTATCCGATTCTTGTCAGCTCGCCCACCAACACACCTGCGCTGCTACATATCCACCAAAATAATATCCACAGAATAAGTCGCGTCACAGTTTTCTAATCTCGACTTCAGTCGTGTATCCGCTACTCCGCTCCAGCCGATGTTTGCTGGACTCGATATGGTACTTGCCGTCGAACGCCTTGAATCCGCTGATGTCGATGTTTATGCCAGCAACCAGCAGCACGGTTCCTTCCAGGTTGATCGTACCGGTGGTCTGCCACATGTTAGCGTCGTGCAGGGCGCTATCTGCCTTGAGTTGTGCCTGTTGCGGAGTCTCGACGCGATGGATGATGTTCAAATCGTCGCCGGTTGGGGAACTCGAATCGGTTGCGGTCTTGGTAATTAGCTGCTTGGTCGCCGGATTCTGATAGCTAACGGTCGCGCTTTTATAGATTTTCTGTGTCCCGGTTTTAAATTCTGCTGACTTACATTGTGTGCGTATAATTTGCAGCACGGTTGCGGCTTGCTCCAGCGCGGCCTTTGCGTAAAAGGTCAGTTGCGAGCCGTGGATTGTGAAATCATAGCCGTGCGCAAGCGCGAGGTTACGTAGAAAGTTAAGGTCTGTTTCGTGTCGCTGGCTCAATCGCTGCCACATCACATTGATGTTGGCTGGCGCGTTGAGCACCGTCATGCCGTGGCGACTTGCAATCTTTTGTGCAACTTGAATCAAGGTCGCATTCTCGTAGCGGTCGCTTCGATGCGTACGCAGCGACGGCTTGATACCCGCCGCAATGCACTTCATGTGGAAGGTGTCGCCGCTACTTGCGTCAGTTTTTAGCTCCAGTTCGTCAACCTCGAAATCGCCGCAGTCGAGCATCTTTTCGCCGTCATAGCCCATCCATAACTCAACAAAATCGCCGCGCTGCGGAATCCAAGGCCCCTGCCATCTGCGGTCGCGGTCTTCAAGGGTCACTTCTATCTCGTCGCTCTCGGCACCTATGGTTTGATGATCGTGTGTATGGTGCGCCTTACCTTCTGTGTAAGTAATTTCGACCACCATTCTAGAGATGTCGGCGCTCCAATCTTTGCCAGTGTACTTGAGCTTCCAGCGGGGATGGCGGACTGGTAAGGATTTGGGGGCTGCGGCCATTTAATGTTCAGCAATATCGCTGTTTTAGTTGCGCGCGATATCGCGCTAGTGTTTCGTCTGAGGCGTTCAGCTCGATAGTTAGTCCTGTAAGATTCTCGATACGTTCAAGATCCCCAGGAGCCAACGCACCGTTCGCGTCGCGGCCTACCGGTATTAATTCAACCCAGCCTTCCTCGTCGTCTGCTGCTTGAACGAAGTCGAGCATGATATTGTTAAGCCGCACGATAGTTTTTTGCCAGCCTGGTGTTTGTTCTGCGATTACTCTCATTGCTATATCCACGGCGTGCGGGACAATAAACGCCCACGCACTGCACGATTAATGTATTCAAGTAACCACTGAAATTCCTGGTCTGACATCTTATCGAGAAGAGTACACAGTACAGCGATACGGCCGGCAATAGGACTGGTTGTGCTGTTCGCTAACAAATCGCTGCGAAAGCGATCGAGCGCATCAATAATATTTGCTGGGTCGTCTTGTATTGACATTATCGCTTCCAAGGCGGCAAGTCCGCCGCATCCTGAATACTTGGATCAACCATCAACAACGGCACTCCAATCACCAAGCCAGCCTCGAACACGGCCTCAATTGGGATTTGTGGATTCGTCTGTATGATCGGGCTGAACAAAGTTGCGTCGCCGTAATATTGCCAGGCCAACAAGTCCCACCTTTCGCCGGCAGAAGTCACGTGAGTGATAAAGGCGCCGGTCGCCATTATTTCAGGAAAGCTTGATAGAGTTCGTTCAATAGCCTATCCCGTTCGCTTTGAACTACGCCGCTATCTGCTGCTGTTACGTTGAGAAGTTCTGCAAGCTTTGCCGTTGCTGAAGATGTTCCATCATGGTCGGCCATCGACCGCCCGATCACGATGCCCAAGGCCATATCTTTAGTCATGTTGCCAGCCTCCGAACCACGACCAGCTATCGTTGCCGGGGTAGTAGGGGCGAAATAGCACAGTTAAATCGATACCAGCTTCTACGAGAGTCGCGAGATCCCATTCCTTCTTCGGCTCATGTTCTAGGCCGCATCGCAAACATTGCTTGGGATTCTTCGGGTCCGGGCTGAATCGAAAACAAGGCTCACTCACAGCAGTATCACGTCCTTAGCTTCGACCATCGGTATAGCCGCCTTAACGTACCCATCTTGAATTTCGGGATGTCCAGGGACAAGGAGTGATGGGCTATTTGGATTGTTCGTGTCGCCGCCGCCGCCGCTTGGACCAGCCACATAAAGGTCGCCAGTCGAGAGCCGAAATAGTGGCGGCGTCCCTGGATAAGCACTGGGAATGGTAACATACGCAAAACTGTGCTGCTGGTCGGTCATTAACGCCACCGCGCGCGCTTCGAGTGTCGGCGGTACCTTGGGAATAGGCACTCGCGTCATTCGATCTTTAGATTCTGGCATTTCATCTCCGCTTAACCGCTGCATGAACTTCATCAGGCAGATTGATTCTTTTGAATCAGCGGGGTAGGTCAGGATGTCTTTGTCGAGCATCCGAGTAATCACGTTGACGGTGTCTATGTCGATTCTCGGCGGTTTATCCATCAGCGCTTTCGCGAGGTCGGATTTATGCTTGCGATGTTTGCCCATTTAGAAGTTATAAGTTCGTGTCTGGCGAAGGCTCTGATTGTGGCACCGCTTCACTGCTCGGGGCTGGTTCGACGTAAACTTTAGGCGGTGGTATTTTAGCCGCAACCATAGGCGCTATCATCGCTGCGAGCGCCATCAAGTCCATGCCGCTCACGAGCACGGTATTGCCGCCTCCAGGTATTTCAGCGCACGTCACCGTGGTTGTGCCGAATAGCCCGAGTCCTTTATAGGAAACGTTGCTTACCTTGTCTGGGCAGAGCATTGAAGCGTTAATGCAGCCAGTCAGCAGGAATACAATGACCATGACAAGCCAAACCATCGCTAGAAACCCGTGGCTTATCGTGTTAGCCCACCAAGCTTGATCGTACTCAGTATTGAGTTTCACCCTGCCCTCGTGATTGTCGCGGTAGAAACGTTGCCGATATTCCCCGGTGGTGCCGCCGTTGGACCGCTGCCTACCAACGCACTAACGCCCGGTCGTGAATACGGTGTGGGGCTATACATAACGCCTGCCGTCACGCCTGCGTTGTTGAGTCCAGTGATAACATTCGCTGGTGCAAGGTTGTGCGGCCCTATTGGTAGATTAGGATTGTAGACAGTTGGACTACCTACAGTCGTGGTTGTGACGTTGCCGACGTGAGTAACGGTCGTGAGGTTTGCGCCCGTGCCTGTGGTTCGCACAATTCCTGGCGGCGGTGTAGCGCGGCGCGGCGGTGCTAGCGGGTCGAACTCCGCTCCTTGCACCCATTCGGCCAATTCAATCTTTGCCGATATCGCGATAAAGCTGCCGTCGCCCGCAAGTTGCTGATGCGTTTCTTCGATGCTCTCGATCACGAAATAGCCGCGATGCACTCCGTTGCCGAACACGAGCGCCCGAGCTTGATGATCTTCTGCCGCTTTGCGGAGGCGGTTCATCTGTGTTGCGGGATTCGTGAACTTGATGTGAAAGCCCAGCTCAAGCGATATTTTCTGTAACTCAAGCGCCATCCACTGTAAGCGGGGCCGCGCCTCAACAACCTTATGCTCGGCGTAGTGGTAATCCGTCATTGAGCGGAACGACTCGGGCGAAGTAAGCACCTCAAATACAATCTCGCCTAAGATGGCAAAAGTGGACATTGATACTTAGAGCCTATTCGATCTAACGCAATGGTTGTTACGTCGTCTTCGTCGATTCTCGGTAATAGAGCGACGTATGTCGGACGCGTGCCGCACGATGTTGAATTGGCTTAGCCCAGATATGCCATCTTGAGGCAGCTTGCGAAGCTCCGTGCGAATCCAATTAGGTTCCAGTGAACTACCGTCAGCATGACATAAGTAGTCGCATACTTGTTCTAAGCTGAACGGGGATTCGTAGTTGCCGAATAGCCACTTATTGGCTTCGACTTGTAGTCGGACTCGATGCGCGACTGTCCACGTTCCCTTGCCGATCCAGCATCGCAAAGCGTCTTCCAACAGCGCGGCCATCAGTTTGTGTTCAGGCGTAGGTTCGTGCGACCGCAACACAATGTCGTAAAATTGCGAGGGTAGAAGCGCGTCGTTGGCCATCATTGGATTGTGGTCCAGTGATAGGTAGGGCGCTCCTTCCGCGTATCCAATATCAGTCATAACGCAACCGCGCCTCTCGGCCTAACTTGTTCTTAACGATTCTAACAATGTGATCCGCGTGTTTATTAAGATCCTCGGGGGTGGCGCCGTGAATGGTCGGAGCGTAGTGGAGATTGATAGTGACGCCAGCACTGCCCGCAGCGCTCGCTGGCGTGTGACGCATGACGCTGTTGACGTAGTCGCTATCAACGCCGTGGCTGCGGACCCAGCCTTCGCCCTGATGCCAAGCAGAAAGCGCTTTATTGATGTCTCCACCGAACTCGGGCATGTACTTGCCAAAAATTACCCTGTTGGCGACATCGGTGCTCGTCCCCATCGACATCGCTTGCTCAGGTGTCACACCCCAGGTCTGGCGGAAGCCGCGAGTCATCTGAAAGGGGCCGATGGCGCTACTCGCAGGGTTAGTTAGCATCTTGCCGTAGCTGCTTTCGGTGCCCATCAGACCGTGGAGAATTCTGTCGGCACCAACCCCCGCAAAGGATTTGATTGATTGCCAAGCTTGGTGCATAGATCCACCAAGCGTTTTTGATAGAGCGTTACCTAGCAGCGAAGACGAACGCAGAATCGCCTCAGCGATAGTCTCGACAATTGTTATATTCTCAAGGTCTTGTAGTGGTCCTTCCTTTACTGGCGAGTGCGGGAAGAAGCCCATGATCTTCTTCCCTACCGCCTTGAGAACATCGGAGAGATTGAATTCGACGGCGTGAAGGATTCCGCGTCCCAACTCTGTTATTATCCGCCCGCCGAAATGATACATCTCTGGGATGAAATCAAGAATTACGTAACGTATTGATTTTGTGATGCCTTCTACTGCTGTGCCCAAAAAAGATAGTGCATTGTGAGTTTCTACGATGGCAAGCGAAGATGTGCCACCCGCAGCGTCGGGAGCTTTGATGCTTGCCCAGAGAGATTTAATATCAGCCCAGTGTTCGTAGATTTCATACGAGGCAACTACGATTCCCGCAATGATAGCGACTGGCCAAGCGATAGTAAGGAGCGCGGCGCTAAATCCCTCGGTGGCTACTGTCAGGCCCTCCGTAGCCCCGGTGGTGATAACTTCGGCGGTTCTCATCCACTCGATGATTTTGCCGGTGAGCTTTATTGCTTCCCCACCGAGAATCATGGTAGCGCCAAGAGCGTTCATGGCTTGCATGGCGCGATACAGGCCGGACCCCAAGAGTTGGATACTACCAGTAGCAAGGCCAGCTACTATTGAATGGTGCTCGGTAGCGCCCGTAAGGCGTGTTATCGCTTTGGTGAGTTCATCGGTTAAGTAGGTTTCCGTAGGAAGGGCTGGGGTTGTCAGAGCATCGCCGAAGTTGCTCCACGCTTGGTGAAGCTTCGTGGTGGCGTCCTTCATGTTGTCTGTGGCAGTAGTATATTTCTTTTGCAACGTGCCTGACGAATCAGCAACTTGCCCTTGAGATTTAACCATCTCGTCGTAATGAGCGAGCAGGTTAACCATTGCCACGGGGTTGCTAATGCCTAGAGCTGCTGCTCGTTGAATTTCGTCTCCGCTCAGTTGTTGCAGCATCTCGTCTTGCTTTTTAGCAGACAGATGGTAGAAGTTTTCGGGGAGGATTACGTTGCCACCAATTTGATCTTTTAACTGTTTAAGTGCGGAGAACAAACCGTGCGTGAAATCAAGAGCTACTTTGCCCTGTTCCGATGCCTTGATGAGTTGAGGAATCATGGCATTGAGCATCATCGTGCCACGCCCGCCCCCCATCAGTCGCGATGCTTCACCAGTCAACGCAATAGTTTCCGAGAGCGGAGAATTAGATAGTGCTGCGCTTGCCCCTAGCTTGGCCACGGCCATAGAAAATTGGCCGACTTTGTCTGGTGCAATAGCGTAGACTTCAACTGCTTTAGCAATTTCGTCGCCCGTAGTCTTTGCATCAGTACGTTGATTAGACCAGGAGACTTGCATGAGATTGGTAACAGCGTCGGTCGCGATCCCTAATCGGCCTAGCTCTGCCGCGATGTCCTCCGCTTGCATAGCTTTGGCCGTATCATGGTAAACTCCCTGGAAACGAGTAAAGCCCGCGATCCATTCTTCCGCTGTAGTGCCTGGATGTGTATCTGAAAATGCTATTGCAGCTTCTTTTAGCTTGGTAAGTTGCTCGCCTGCGAGTCTAGTAGTTGCAGCCATGGTCGCCATCGCATGCTCCATATCGATGGCGGGTTCCGTGATGCTTGCTCCCAGTTCACGGAGTTGCGAAATCCCTTCTGAGGCGAGTCCGCTTGCCAGCGCCAGTCTCTCACCCGCGTTGATTAAAGCTTCGCCGGTTCCCTTGACTCGCTCGGTCAGCGTATTAAAGCGTTTGCCGATATTATCGACAGTGCCGCTAAGGCTGTCGATTGCTTTAAATACTACTGCGAACGGGAGTTCCATTAGACAAACACGCGGATATGTGTTATCGTGCAGCTATAATGAAACTTGAAAAATGCAAAACCTGCGGCGGGCAAGTTGGCGGCATGTCGTTAACGTGTCCGCACTGCGGAGAGTTACACCCCACTCTTACGTTTTGGCAGGCGATTAAAACGTTGGCAACGCTCGGGGCGATTGTTGTAGTTCTTGGGGGCTTGTTCATAGGTTGTTGCTTACTGTTGCCCTGATCGCGTTAAGATTTCCTGCATTCTGGCCTTGAACGCCTCAATGGCTCCACTAAATCCCGGCCACGGTTCTTCTCTCAACTGCTCTTGCGTAGGTGCTCCGCTCTCACCTGATGAATCTTGCTGATCGTCTCGAACCACGATTTAAGCTCACTGGTCGTCATTTCGTAGAGTTCGGAATAGTGGAAACCCCATTCAATGAGGAGGGCGAAGGCTGTTCGGTCAAGGGCAAAAAACCTTCTTCCGCTGTCGCCTCCTTAGAGAGCTTGTCGATGTCCAACGACCACAGCTCTTCGATGTCTTCCATCACGCAGGGCTCGCCATCCAGCTCGGTTATTTGCGCGAGCATGGCGCATACGTACTTGAATCTGTTCGTGGTGGTCGCGATATCTTCCGCTCGAATCAGGTGGCCGCCGCGAGGGCGATGAATGGTGGCGACTGTGCCGTCACTGAGCGTGATGGTTTTTACTTGATCTGGTGCTCTGCGTTTCATGATGTTGTTCTAGATCGCGCCGACATTCGCTTTAAAACCGAATAAGCGGTCTGTCCCCGCAACGGTATAGATGTTAGCAAACACGTCGTACAGGAGATGTTGGACGCCAGCTATGATGTATTCGCAGTGGTACACAATTAGAGTACTCGGGAAATCGACGTTCTCGTGTTGCTTGAAATTGAGCGGCCCGCCGTCTTTGAACTGCGCCGTCATCAGACCAATGAATGGCACTTCCTGTGTGCGTCCTTGTGAAGTGTATACTTCTTTGGATGCGCGAATTTGAAATTGATGCGAGTCGAAGATACTCATGGAATTGAGCACTTCACCGTATATCGAGATCCATTTGATCTTCGCTTCGAGCTTGTCGATACCTACGGGTATCTCGGCAGTGCCAGCCATGCCGAGCCCCTTGTGGTCGATAGTCTTGGCTTTGGGCCACGCGAGTTCTACTTCTTCGGCGCGACCTAACAGGGAAGTGCCATCAAGGTAAATATTCGCGTTGTGGACCGACGAGACATTAATCAGGGCCACGACCGTTTCTCCTTTTACTGTGCTGCGGTAGTAGCCGCCCCAGTTAATTGCGCCAGCAGGTTCTGGTCAATAAAGACGTTGAAGGTGAGCCGTTCAGCGGGGGGTGGCGGCATACAGTCTATATCGAAAACCAAATGGCCGGCCGCGGTTTCGGAAGGGGGATTTTCGGCGGGATTATATGTAGCAGTACCAGCGACCAGCGCTCCGCGTCCAATTAAGGTACGCAGAAAGCTATTGGCGCTGGCAAGAATGGTGGTGATGAGGGAGTTACTAATCGGCTGATCCAAAAATTGCATCATCGACAGCATCACGCTCTGTTCGATGACATCCATAGTGCGGCGAATCGGGATAAATACGTCAGGCGTGGTGTTGGATGGGAAGCCCGCGCTGCGATTGCCCCACACGCGCAGACCGGTGCCGAAGGCTTGGAACGCTGTCACGATGCCCTGTGAGTTAAGCACGTTGGTATCGCTGGCCGCGTCGATGAAGCTCGCGTAAATGTTCGTGTCTGGTCCGAGCATGCCGAATATCTGCGTGTTCGACGGCGACCACCAGTAGCCTTGTGCGAGGTCTTTTGCAGAGGTCGCGCCAGCTACCCAAGGGCTGAAAGGTCCGCTGTGCGTTACGTTCGCGATGGTCGCTACTGCATTGCCGCTGATTGGGTCGATGCCTATGCTGTTCGGTACGACGCCGCTGTCGAGAAATAGTTCTTGTGGGCCGCAGAGGATCGCGCGCTTGTCGCTGGTATTAAACGAATTGCCAGAGGCCCCGCGATTACTGAGCAACGTGGCTGGTGCTGTAAGGGGTGGGCAATCGACGAAGTACATTGCGCGCATTGCAAAAGCGACAGTTGCCATTCCAGCGGATACGGTTGCATCTTGAGACCCTACGGTTTGTCCAGTCGGGATATAGGTTCCGAAACTCGGGGCAATTAGGAGTTTCGGGAAGAAACCCATCAGATTGTAGCTGAGCTTCCACGCCTGCATTCCTGTGTAGACGTTGCTGGCGACGGAGCCGACGAGGTCAGAGTCCACCAGCTTACTTGGATCGGTGTAATTGCATGTGATTTTGATTGTTTGGCCTGCCACAAGCAGCCCGCCACCAATAGCTTTGACAATTCCGTTAACTCTATCGACGGTAAAATCCGCACCTTCAACATAGGTAGTAGAGACCGCACTATTTGTAATCTTGATCGTGGACAGCCCCATGTGGCCGACGTTGATCGCTTGAGAGCCCGAGGCCGGGAAGGTATAAGACACAGCCGTAAGCGTTGAAAAATGTTTGGTTTGGTCGAAGACATTGACCGCGATCACTTGCCCTGCGCCCTGTGCAAAGACTTGATTAAGCGCATAGGGAATCGTGAAACCCTGAATCATCGGGCCGAAGGTGCCGGATTGGCCGGGTGCTAAGGAGTTCGGATTCGAGCCGGCGACGAGCATTGGCGTTTGAAGGTTCGCGATTGGTCCTTTCGCGGTTAAGGTCCAGGTAACCGTTCCGGTAGCCGTCGCAATCGTGTCCGCTGTGGTGGCGCCGACAGTAGTTGCCCAGCTTGGCGCGGCTGTGGCGCTCGTTATGGCCGCCTTGCCTATCGCGACTAGCGTCCAGATGACTCCATTGTCGGTAGGCGAGGCTGTGCCGAGTGTGGTTGCCCAAACTGGAGGTGCACCGCCCGAGGTGCCAGCAGTCGTGCAGCGCTGGGTATTTCCATTCGAATCTAAGACTAAATAGCCAACAACGTATGATGTGCCGAGTACCCAGACTGGTAGCACGATTCCGGTCGCGGTCTGAATATTGCCATTCGCGTCAATGCACTGCTGACCAGCCGCCGCGCCGATTGCCGAGAGAGTCCAGACTACAGAACCGTCACTAACAGTAGAACCGATCGTGCGGCCCCAGGCTGGCGTTGCGCCGTTCGTGGTGCCAGGGGTGGTACATTTCTGAGTGTTGCCGTTTGAGTCGAGGAGAAGATTGCCGACTACTTGCGCGGTGTTGGGACTCCATGCGGCGGCGGCTTGCACTAACCACGAAAGATCCCAAAGTGGTATCGCACCGGGGACGGCGAAGAGCGGAGCAGAGCCGACTAGCCCGATGACTGCGCTGTTAACGACGGTTATCGGCGTTGGACCTATCGCGAATTCAAATGTCTCTACGCCATGAAGGAAACTAGCAGGCATTAGTATGTACTCCCATTGACTAAGTGCTTGACGGCGCGTCGATACCGTGCAAGACTGTCGGTAGAATGAACACATGCGCTGCCTGCCATCAAGAGAAACCCATCGTCGCTAAAGGTCTCTGCAAGCGCTGCTACAGCGCGCAATGGCGTGCTGAGCACCTTAACGCGGCTCGTGCCTATGCCGCCTCGTACCAGCGCGAATGGCGCGCTAAGCATCCTGAAGAGTACGCGGAAGCGGAACGCGCTCGGCACGCCCGTCGAGTTGCCGCCGATCCCGAAGGGATGAAAGCTGCCGCTAAAGAGCGCAGCCACAAGCATTATTTGAATAACAAGGAAGACGTGAAAGAACGCGCCCGTCTTTGGCATTTGGCCAATATCGAAAAAGCCAGAGAAGCCTGTCGCCGCTGGCGCGCTGCTCATGGTCGTGAATGGTATTTGAAATGGAAAGCAGAGCATCCAGAAGAATACCAACAACACTCCAGCGCTCATCGCCTTCGTATGCGAATCGCCGAAGGGCATTTCACGGTCACAGATATCCAACGCATCTTCGTGGAACAAGGCGGTTTTTGCGCTAATCCAGCGTGCGACGAGTCGCTTGAAGCTGAGTACGATATCGACCACAAGATTCCGCTCAGTCAGCCAGGGACTAGCAACTGGCCGCACAACATTCAGCTTCTCTGTCCGCCCTGCAATGGTCATAAGGGAAATCGCATCGACCTCGGCTATTAATCGTCATCCATGCCGTATCGAAGTGCTGCAGCGGGTTTAAGAATAATATCTACAAGCGCAGAGCTAACCTTTGAGTGAGTTAGGATTTGATAAATACTCGTCGCCGCCCGTGACAGTCTGCTCGGATGAGCGTTCGGATAACCTGCCTCCAGCGCGATAACGATATCGCTAAGTCTCAGCTTGTTTTTCATTGCTAATACCGCCAGCCGTATCCGTGTCCAGGTGCTCCACCAAATCCCGCGAGTATGCCAGTGCAATTCAAAAACCATAACAACACGAGTAACCCGACCAGCAGCTTAATCAGCACCCACACCTGCGGCGGCAAAACCAGCATGGAGCTAAACGCCACCTGAATAATGTAGAAGACGATTGCCAAGACAATTGCGATGATGATTAGACCAATCAGGCAGGGTATCAAGGCCATGCTCTTTACATCTCCTCTATGGCGGTAGTTTTTGCCTCAATCTCTGTCCAGCGCGCCGCATAGGGTATATCCCAACCAGTCCCGCGAATCTGGCCGTGAAGGTGGTAATCCATAGCGATAGCGATATCTGTGACTGCAGGATGCCTTACTAAGTAAGCGCGGACAAACTTGCGCACAGCAATCTCGTAAGCTTTATCCCACGTTAATTCCAGATACTTATCGTCATGGATTAACGTACTAGGATCGACATTTGAGTCAGTGCCGTACACTAAGCAAACAAAATCACCAACAGTCGGCCCCCAGCTCAAATAGAATGAAGGGTGTTGTTGCCAGCGTCCGCAGGCGCAGCCGTGATCGCCCCATGCGTAAGGGTTGTTGGTACTCTCCACCTCCGCGAGAATGAGGACGAAGCGGTCTTCTCTGGACATCGTCATGGTCATCGACTTAGTCGCAGCAGGAGTGTATGTACCCGCAGCGCTCGCAAATGTGCTTGCCTCCGCTGCTTTTGCGCATCGCAGCCGCACACCACGGACAAGTCATGCGCGCCAGGGCCTCGTTCCCACCATTCGCTTGCGCATGGGCAATACGTTCGCCCGCTTCTTTTGTCGCCGTCTCTGCTTCCACACTTCAATCGCGTAGCACAGCGCGTAGCCAATACTGATAGCGACGAGCATGATGCCAACGCCGATGCCCATTAGGAAGTCGGTGTTCATCGAACTGTAATCGCATGCGCCGTCCGAAAGAATGCGGCATAGTCAAGCACAAGCGGGTCGTCTTCGGGGACGGTCGTCTGAGTGCCGGGAATGATTGCGCGCCACGAAGCCGAGTACGCTTTGCGGTAGCCCATACCGTTGGCGTTAGCGACTGGCCCGAGATAGAGTGTATCTGGCGAATAAGGTGGTAATGGCAAAGCGTGGACGGCAACGCTCAACCAGAAGTCTTTATTCATCGACGGTACGCAATATAGATCGCGGCTCTGCGAGTAGAGGATCGTAACGAGCCGCTTGCCTTCGGGCTCTTTCTCTTCGTCGGGCTTTAGTTCATCCACGAGTGCTCGCCCCCTTTTGTGGCGCGTTCTGCGGCGCCGCAGGGCCACTTCTCGGAGTATGAAAAGCATCAACGCGAAGTTTGGTGGCCTCGCAGAGCGCTTCGTTGAGTCCTTGAATCTCTGTCCACGCTTCTTCTAATGACGGCGTCCACCACGCTGCTTCGCGATAATCTTTGACTAACTCATCGTCCGCGCTGATGAATTTAGGCTGTGTGCCGTTTTGCGGCGTAACCGTACAAACGCGGTAATAGTCTCGGCCGCGAATGAGGCAGGCCATCGCCACGCCAGGTCGATGCCATTCAGGCGGCACGGGCAGGGGATGCTTCGCGATGCTCAGCCAGATACCGCATTCGCGCACGCCGATGACGGCGTAGAAGTCGCCGCTTGAGCTGTAGACGATTTGTGTTTCTGCGCTCATGGTTTGATTTGAATTATCTCTGGCCCTTCTTGCGCCAACATCTTGAGAAGGTCCGTGGCTAGCACTCTCGCAACATCAAGGTTCGGTACGGTCAACGTCAAAGTACCGCCAACACCAGGCATGCCCGCCAAGCGCGGATATGAGACGTTGATCTGCATGTCGGCTGTCGGCGGGTCAGCTAGCGGCACGTGAACAGCATGCAGAGTGAAACGCTTCCAACTGTTATTTAAGTCTTCGCGAGGCTGGCGAGAGACGGCAATCATAACAGCGCGAGGTGCTAGTTGGCCGTTACGATGAATATCAAGACTCATTTATTCTTTGCCTTTGGTATCGAGCGGTACGGCGGAATCTACATTCCACTTTTTCCAGGCTTCGTTAAGGTGCTTCGCGCAAATTGGCGTCTCGCGCGGTCTGTCAGTGAAACGTCCTCGCCCCTTCACGCTGTAGACTCGATCTTCCGATCCGCACTGCCGCGTAGACGATGCGCCTTGTGAGTGCTCGGTAATCGGCCAGCCGCAAGAAGGTCGTTTATCTTCTCGTTCTGATTCGACGCCTGAGATGATTGGATCGCCGTGCATATACTTGATGTTCAAGCCCGCCCGCTTCGCGACATAGCGTGCTAGCAAATAACTTGGGTTGGCTGCACCGCCTTCCGCGCGAAATTGTTCCGACTCTTGCGGGTCTAGTATCAACATCTGAAAGTTCTTACAGGGGCAGTAAGTGACGGTGCATGCGCCTAATGGATAATTAGTTTCATCGCCGGCAAGGAACGTTTGCCACACGGTCCTTCTTGGCGAGCCCGCCCGATGTTCGTCCATTGAGTGTACGCACTCACACATCCAAGGGAATTTCATGTTAACTTACGCGCTCCGCAGAGTAGGCGCCGATTTGTTCGTCGAGCTTCAATCTGTAACCCTGTGCTTTAAGAAGGGCGCATACTTTCTTGACTTCATTAATTGGCCGCCATCCAGTCTCAGAGCGGATCGCTGCGATCAGTTCACCAGCCATCAGAGCGAGTACTATTTCTTGGGTTGGCACAACCCTAAGCTCAGATAAGTCGAAAGTGCTCGTCATTCGCAGCGCCATATTTAATTATTCCGGATGTACGTTTCCCGGCTCGCGTTCATTGCCCCGATGCTTGGAATCGCGGTCGTCTTTCCATCGGGGGAAATGTCGCTTGGCTTCACTCGGACGATTATCCGCCCACCAGTATGAATCGTGATATTGGCCAGATTCGTCAGCACACCATTTATTCTGGATACACTTGGCATGATGCGGGGCTGGGTGGTGATAGTAATGATGCTGGGCGTACGCGGGAGCCGAAGTACTTGCGCTTACACAGCCGGTTAGAAGAATCAGAGTGAGTATTGCGGTTAGTCGGTTTGCCATAGTTCCCTTAGTTGTTTGGATAAAACGGTACGTTGCCACCACTCGCCAGTGCGGTCACGATATCCGAATACGTATAGCTGACCGCCACTGTTGCTCCACTCGCAATCCCGCCTCCGTTTACTCGCGTGATTATTCCGTTGACGTTGTCGAGTAAGTAGTCGGTTTGCGCGAGATAGGTGGTGGTCAACGCTTGATTCTTGATTATGAGGTCTGTGATATTGCCTTGCGGCAGTGCAATCGTGTCCGACGCGAAGGTCAGCAACTCCACACCTATTTTCGTCGCGGTAACTCGCAATGCAGATTCCTCTAATACCTTGCCTTGCACGAAAGGAGGGAACGTCGGCGTTTGGAAGTTCTCAATAACAACAGTGCGAGTACTGAAGGTTGACTCGTAGACCCAGACACCACCTTGCTTATCGCGGTCGATGAAGCGTTCGCGAATTGCTTTCATGGGTGTGCAGCCTGTGTTGGCTTGAAAGCCCAGCAGAGCAAGGCGCACAGCTTCAATTATTTGGTAAGCCCCTGGACTCGTGCCGCTCGGCGGTCCGCCGAATGCCCAGCCTAAATCGCGTATGCGGAGGCCAACAGCAAATTCTAGTGTACGTTCCTGTGCGACATGGCCGATATCTTCGATGACGCCAAAGTCTGAGCCCATGAAAATAACCATCGCTACTCCGATGCGATGGCGCATTTCGTAAGCCTCGGGCTTGTCGGGGAAGTGTGTAACTTCTATCATCTGTGGGCCGAGCGCAGCGCCGAGATAAGTCTGTAGCTGTCGAACTATCGCCGCCTCGATGGTTGCGATACCCAGATCTGTGGGCGGGTTGAATGTTTGTCCGGTCCAAGGACTATCTAGAAACGCCGCCACGTTTATTGTCCTATAGTACCTACAACCGTCTGGCCCACAATCCAATGACCATCGCCGTCATTAAGATCGACCGCTGTCCCTACGAAAGGGTTAGGCCGCGTCGGCACGATACTCGCCGAATAGTAATTGAAGCTGATTGATCCGCCGACGTTGTTCACGGAATGTTCCGGTTCCGTCGCGCGATAACAGCGGTCGCCCGAACTTACCGTTAGTGTCAGTGTTTTGGGATTTCCTAGGCCGAAGTGCAAATCATTTGGGTTGGTAAATACACAAACGATGCCATCGCGCGGGTCGTCGCTATCCTGATAGGAAAGTGTGATGTTCAACGTCTCATGATCGCCGAACCCTCCCGCTATTCCAATCGTGCCGTGATCATTGTGAGTGTCGCTGGCGCCGCCAAAACCTGAGATATTCGCAGCGTTTGCCGCTGTCGCAAACGAGAACGCGATGCCTAATGCTATTAGCGTGTGGCGTCGTATCATTGATAGTTAGAAACCCTTCATCGTGCTGCGTCTAAAAATGCGCTGCGGCAAACATGGGTCGCCGCCGAAATTCACGTCCATTACAACTGCTGGCACTGACGGATCTGCCGGTTCTGTGCCTGTTGCTGTATTGAGTCCGAGGGTTAGTTGCCCTTCGCTCACTTCGTCGAGGAACTTGCAATTCTTCTCGTAAATTAGCTTGGCGTATTCGAGGTCGTGGATTGGCCGCAAAGCTTGCAAGTGAAACATCGCAATCTCGCAGCACACGCGAGTCAAGATCGACGGGGGGTTTATTAGCGGGAGCGCGAAGCGAGCTTCGATGTAGGAATCGATCTCATCCGAAGCGTCGTCAAGGAAGGTCTGGAGATAAGTAGCATTGATGGTGGTGACGGTCGGGTCCTCGTTGGTCAACTGGACCAGATCGCGATTGGGGTAGCGCAAGGCCATGTCGTTTGTAGTAGCGTATCCCATCACTTATACCGTCACCGTCCACGATCCGCTAATCCATTCGTACTCTTGACAACGGCACAATCCGACCATCCTTGCGTACCACCCACTCGCTGCCATCGTTAAATGCAATAACCCAATAGTGCAGGCCAAGAGTTAAACGCTTCCGCCAAGCGCGCTTGATATTGAAATTAATTAGCATCAAGAATATTTTGGATATCCGTTTTCATCGCGGCTTCGTCCATGTACTTATTCGCCTCGTCCGCCTTCATCGCCATACCCACGAGGAACCGCAACTCTTTCTTAGAAATGCGCACTGCGGGCGGCTTAGGGGGCGGGGGCCCTGGTACTGGGGGTGGAATCGGCGGCGGGGGCGAAGTGTCGATAACAGCAGTAAGGTCGCGCTCAAGCTCGGGTAGATTTATTCCGCTTGGCGCCTTTTGTACCGCGTTGACCCAATCGAAGGCTAACTCTGCATGCGCCTCTTCGATGTAGGGCGTGCCGTCTTCGTAGTGCGCAGTCATGAACGCTTGAGTAATTGGCTGGAGTTTGCCCCAAGTGACGATGTAGAACATGCCCGCGCCGTCGTACTGAACGACCGGGACATCGTGTCCGCCCGCGAGCGGCGAACCGGGTATATAGTCCCACGGCTTGCCCGCGTTGAACTGGTCAACCGCGCTGTTCGGGAGATTGACTCCGAGCCGACAAGCTCCGAATAGACATATCACCCACTTGATTTGGTCGATGTGCTTAGGATCGAGATTGGCTGAGGCGTCGAGCTTACGTCCCAGCCAGCCGTTCGCGGTTAGATACTGAATCACCGTTAGCTCGTCCGCGCCCGTGTCGGTATTCGGATTGGTGGAGTCGAAGCCGCAAACTGCGGTGTAGAGGGCCAGCACATCGGCCGTGGAGGGAATTGAGATGTTACCGACATTCGCAGTGCGCAGCATTTCTTGATGCGCGCAATCACTGAAGACACAACAGCCATACAGATCGTTGCCGTCCATCCCCCAGCCGTGGGGCGACTGCTGCATTACTGCTGCCACCCAATCAGGAGACTGCGGCGGCGGCGGCCCTAGCGCGCTCAGATGGCTCGCGAGAATGGATTGACGAACGCGGCTATAGCGCGTATGCCGTGCTGGTTTGCGGCCAAATTTCAAAGGCTACTCCTTGGATGCTTTGCTGAGTATGGTTCGCCGTGTCGCAACCAGCACCACGCATAGGCAGGATGACGTATTGCCCAAGCAATAGTCTGCAACTTCAACTTCATTAGTTGTGGACCGGAACCCCGAACTTCATGTCGATTGCGCTAAGAGCGCCAGCGCCGACAGTTACGTCGCCGCCCACACCGGTATATGGCGAATGCGGATCACCGGGCACGGTCACTTGCAGCATGACGCTCGCGACTCCGAGTTTGCCAGTCGAAGTGACGAGCGCGGTCATTCCGGTCGCGTCAGCCGGATCTGGAACAACGGTGATAACTGTTGCGTCGGACGAGGACCAAACCGCTGCGGCGCCAGCCGGCGCGGGAACCACATTGGGCGGAACCGCATCGTCTACGAATTCAATCGTTGCGGATACGTGTGAATCGTCGGGTAGAGCGAAAGGCATTAAATCATCTCCTTACTTGTGGTGAACCACTCCAAACTTTATCGCGACGTGGTCCAGTTGTGGCGTCAGCGTCTTTATGATTGTGTCAAGTTTCGTTCCGAGTGCTGTTACGCGGAGCGTCAGCGCCAAGAACCCCGCATCAAGCTTCGCGCCGTTCGCGGCCAATTCGGTAGTTTGCTTCTGTAGCAACACGGTCTGCTTTTGAAGCTCCGCGAGGATTTGGCCGAAGATCCACGTCTCGTCCATTATGGACAGCTCAGCATCGCCGAACAAGAATATCTCGGAACGGTACAAGTGCCGGGAGTGCCAGTCTGAGCAAGGCCAATTATGTTGCCCGCCGTGACAGCCAAGGTTTCAGCAGAGCTAGCTACGGTTGCTACTGTTGTCGTTGGACTTACCGCTGTTCCTACTGTTGAGCCAGTGATGTTTGTGATGTTTACTGTCGGTCCAGTTGTGCAGGCTCCGGTCAATGTGGCCGTACACATCAGACTGATGAACTTGCCAGTGCATGGAGCTTTCTGCGGAGCAACTGCCGTTGCGGGTAGAGTGCCCAAGTCGCCGCTCCAGTAGATAGGATAATATTGAGTTACTGGCGGTAGTATTGTACCGTGTTGAGTTCCGGATGACTGCCCGATTGCAGCGTATACATAACTCGCAGGACTTGGAGCATATATGCCCAAGCCGACAACAAGCATTAGGAGAACGGCAAATTTAATAACCTTCACGGCTCTAGTAACTCACCCAAGCGCACGTGGTGCCGCTCGCGCTGATGGCGCTGATATAGCCGCCTGGAGCTAACCCGCCCGTTTCGGCCCTCACGACCCACGAATCGCCAGGACCTAGATAGATCGAGGCTGAAGTCGCGGTTTTTCCAATCGCTAAGTTCATCGGATTGGTCGTGCCCGTATTTTGCACCATCAGATAATGGCGCCCGTCGGGGGGACTGCCAAGGTCGTTGGCGGCTATGATGGTAGCCGCCGTGGACGTAAGTGTTGTGTCGCCGTAGGTATATGCCATCTGACCCGTTACCTACGCCAGCCAGGGGCTGACTATCAATGTTGCGTCATTCAGATAGATGTTGGACATCGGAATTGTGCTTATCGTTCCCGCCCCGAAGTTGCCATGCAGGAGTTGTGTCGCTACTTGCCTCAGCGATGGAGGCACAACCAAGAATCGTGTATTGGGCGGCCCGCTCCACGCGCCGAACGGAATACCCGCATCAGTCTTAAACCCTTCTAATGCCGCAACGGCCTTTCCGTAGTTGACTGGATTGGTAAGGTCCTGATTGCTTGCGTAAGTCAACTGCCATAGTCCGACGCCGGCGTTGTAACGACCATCGACACCGTAGCGAAAGGTACGTTGATTATAAACCGCCTCGTCAGTCAGGGCGTTCATATGAGTTACTGCGAACTCGCGGCGCTTCTGGAGAATGAACGAGCGAATAGGGCGATGGGCGTCTACCAGATACCAATATACTCCGCTTCCGCCAGAGTCGATGTTGGAGACGGGGGTTGTCGGTCCAGTTGCGCTGGTTTGCCCCAGAAGCCCTACGGGATGGTTGGCGGAGTAGAGGTTCTGGCCGTCGTAACCAATAGGCACCGGAACGGTGATGTGGCCGATGGTTTGCGGAGCGTTAGAACTCGCTGCCTTCATCATGCCAAAGATTAGCTGATTCGGAAATAACTTCGCGTCCCAGCCGAGATTACGGATTGCCGGCCCGTAGACTTCGTATTCGTCGTCTTCGATTTTTTCACGCTCGATGGCAATGGAATTTTCCCAGGTCTTATTGACGATGGTATAGGCTGTGGCTTCGAGTGCCTGATGCACGCGGTCGCCGATCCATTCACGAAAGCCAGTCGTCATCTTCAGCCAAGGATACATCTGTTGACCACTGCCGCTGGGCGCTATTGTAGTTAGGGGCTCATAGTCGGACGGCGCCATCTCGTAGCCTTGCTGGAAGATGGGGTCAAACGTGGTGAATAGAATGGTGAGGTTTTGAGCCGAAATTTGCATAGCAGTAGTTCCCTAACTCGGAGTGCCTATTCCTTTGATTTCTGTGATCGCTACGTAGCGACCGTATATTGCACCGAGCGCACCAATGAGTGCTGTTATGTTGGCTGGATTCGCCCCGCCGTTAATAAACATATCGCCGACGGCCCCAACGACCGCGACAATGCCGCAGATGATTGCTTTGCTTGTGTACCAATGCTTATTAGCTGGCACTGGCTTCGCTCGCGATCACTGTCGGTTGAAAAAGAATCGTTGCGCCGGTTGTGTCGGTTATTTGGATGTCGAAGGCGCGCACTGAGTCGTTGTCAGTCTCGATGCCCCAAGCTGGATTGTTGGAGTAGATGCTGATGCCCGAATGTTCGACGCCGACCGCGCGAGTAACGAAAAGCCGAAGCCCTCGGGCACTACATTGGCGCGAGAAGTTCCAGTCTTCGGATTGATGATAGGCGGTAAATGTGCCCGCCACGTACTCAATTCGGTCATTGACCATAAAGTACGGAAGGTGTGTTGCACGATTGGAGATCGCAGCTAGATCAATTAATAGCAGCCCGGTATTTAATAATAGATTGTTGGCAGTCCACGTAACTGGCAAAGCCTTGGCTTCTCGGAGAGTTAACCGCTGCGGCAACCACTCATCTGTATCGATTGCTGTTGAGGTTAGACCGAGCGGATTCTTAATAGGAATAAAGCAACCGAGCGCGTCCGCCCTTGCGTTCTGCATCTCAGTGATGAGCACTTCGATCCAATGTGGATGCTGAGGTTTGATGTCGGAGTGCAGAAGCAGGAGATGAGAGAGCCGACCAGCACGATATTCATTGAGTCCCCAACACAAACACTTATTGTGACTAAGCGTAAGCATGGAGCTGGTATACTCGAAGAAAGCGAAGTTGCCTTCGACCAGCGGACACGTATTGATATGTAGCAACGCGGAGGTTGCTATGTTGCCACGTGCATGGCTGGGTATAGCTACTCCGAGACGCATCGTGCTTTAGAGCACCACGGCCTTATCTGCGAAGTTCACATAAGCAAGCCCGTTCTCGATGGAGACAATGCGGCCCGCTATCGGAAATGTGCTGTGGTAGTAAGAGACGAAGAACGCGGCATTTGCATTGGCCAGTGCGCCGCCTGCAACTGCTTCGACTAAGCCCGTGTTGTAATCAACTGTGAAATCAACGCCTTCGGCGTAGTGCGTGCCAGTTCCGCCTGTATTCTGATAAGCGTTGAACGAGCCTGGCGTAATATTCGGTAACAGTTGTACTTCAAACGGCGCGGCAGCGGACATTGCTGCTGCTGTGGAGTTAGGAACAAGAGTTCCGAGACTTACAGTATGATCGTCTGCGGCAAAGCACAGAGATCCGATCTGTGTCGTTATCGTACTGTCGATATCCATGCCGAATGTGCCGACTGCTACGATAATAGAGATAGCGCCCGCCGTGCCGAGCGTTGCGGTCGCTCCAGGGAAGAACCCGCCATTACCGGTTTGATTGAGCGCATTGATACCAGGAGGAACGGCGCCGCCTGCGTAAACGGATTCGCAGATACCGACGCACATGAGCTTATCGAGCGGCGCCGTGCCTATGGCTTGGGCTTTGACGGCGCGATAGTTGCCGTTCAGGCAAACCATACCGCCGATGAAGATTGAGGATGCTGCTTCAACTGGAACACCAGCGCCAGCAACACCAGCGCCGCCGTAATGAAATCGGTTAGAGCTGTTCCATTCTGGGGTGTTGCGTGATGTGGTGAGTGCCGCCATTTACTGATCCTCCCCGGCGAGATAGGTTTCGACCGAGCGCGCCTTTTTGGCCGCGGCGAATTGCTCTACGGTAACTCCCAGCTTTCGAGTGACCATCAACTCCTGATGAGTTACGGCATTTTCGGGGGCTTCGCCGATTTGCCCCGTGAATTTGCCGTCAGCGCCGGCCGTGATAATTCTGGGTGCTTTATCAATGAAGGTTTTGAAGGCATCGGGATTTGTGGTGCAAAGAGTGATGCCCCAATCGCGCAACGAAGGTATCAATCGACCTTCGCGAATGCCTGCATCCACTTTTTGGATGGCCGCATCCTTTGCCCTTTCTGCCCGCAGATTATTTATTTCGGCCATCGCCTCGATCATTTGTGGGTCTTGCGCGACCAGTGCTGAAATTTCTGCCTTCGTCATTTCCTTTTCTCGTTTGGGCACTCGGAGAAACTCACGCTTCATGGATTCTGGAAGCACAGCCACTGGTTTCTTCTCGGGCTCTTTGGTCATTTGCTGCGGTGGAGGCTTGCTAGCCATTTCTGCTCGTTTAGCGAATCGTTCTTTCTCGGCTGCGTGGCGAGATGTACAGGCGGCTTTTTCGTCGTCTGATGCGCACCGGGCCATTTCATCAGCCTGTCTCGCAGCCATCGCGTCTGCGCTTTCGTTGGCATAGGGATCTGCCCCTGGATTGGGTGCGGGCGCGGCGTACTGCGCCGCGTGCTCATCACCGTCTGGCTCCGCGTGTCCGTCGCCTTCGTCGCCGTCGGGCTCGCCATCAGGGTCAGGCTCCATCTCCATGAGGACGTGCTTCATGATTTGATGATGCTCGGCGCCAGGCATAGCAGCCTCGAATCGTTTGACGATGTCGGATAGCTCTTCTTTCTTGCCACCTTCGGCCATTGTTGAATAAACCTCCGCAGCGGCTATCGCCGGCAGGCTCACGAGAGCGGGATTATTGGTGAGGGCCGCGCGCAAGATGCGCTCGACCTTGCCGTCTTTGTCGTGCTCGAAAACCGGCGAGATGTACCGGTAAAGCTTTTCTTTCAGCCCCTCGGCGGCCGCTTTGGTCCACTCGATGCGCGCAAAAATAGCCCCCGCCTCGACCTTGAAACCTTTTATCCAACCAGCCGCAGGCGCAGGCCGGCCCTCGGGGGCAGCTAGATCGGTGGAGTGATCATAGTCAAGGACCAGCCCGACCTGTGGCATTTTCGCGATTGAGGCGGCGACGGTGCGAAAGGGATTGTCATTCTCGAAGGGGCCACGACCATCAACGGCGGAGAACTTGCCAGCGGGGATTATCTCTATCCACTCGGGCGCGTCGTCGCCGGGAATGGCGATGGTACACATCGCGATGCCAGCGCCGTTCTGAGTGAACCTTGGGGAGTGGATATAACAATTTTCAATAGGACAGGTAGTCAATAAGGCGCTCGCTGGTTCCGCCGTCACCTTCGGAGTAGGCATCGGTCCTTCGTGCTTGATACCGAAGCGCTTTGCAGCGCTAATAATTTTGCTCCACGCGGACTTGGCCGCGCCTTCAGACGTGAAGTGAGTCTGCCCGAATCGAGCAAGCGCGTTGCGGACGTGCGCTGCGTCGCCTATCGGCAAGTGTTTTCCACCCTTTGGATCGGTCCAAGCATAGCTGCTTGTGCCGCTGCCTTCGGCGAAACGTGAGATGAGCCGTCTGACTGCTGCCGCCTCGCGCATGCGGCCAAAAATGTGCATGACCAGGGCGTAGAAGGAATCCCCTTTGAGATGAGGCGATGATTTGCGAGCGAGCTTCTTAGCACGTTGCCATTTACGCTCATCAGATGGAGTTTTGACGACACCCGGCACACTAGCTACTCACCTTTAAATTCTGGTAGAATAGAGAGCGATGGCTATCAGAAAGAACAATGTCCGCGTTAGCTCTCGCCCATTTTTTTTCGTCGGCTGGCGACTTGACGTTTCCAGGCAATTCACTTACTCGCCTTCATGCTCAGAGGCCGCGTTCATCTTTTTATAGATCAGGTATCCAATTCCGCAGGACCATCCGCCAATAAAACCGACTGCAAGTCCAAGAATGAATGCGGCGTATACCCAAGAGTCCACGCTAGTCGCTCACTCTTTTGACGCTGCCTGGCTCGCTGTAGCACTTTTCGGTAGCGTGGATCGCTTTCAGCATTTCTAGAAACTCGGGACGAAGTCGCCGTAGAAGTTGTCGCGCGTCGAGTAATTCAGCGGCTATCGAGTTGACTTGATCGTCATCGGGTCCAGATATGAACGCGGCCGAATTTGGATCGCGCCATACTCGTAACTGGTCATCTGTGGGCCTGTCGATCACGCCGCCGCCTTCCCCTGAAACAGCGTCACCATCGCGTTATACATCCGGTCTTGAAAAATCGGCCCAACTTCTTCCATCGCGGGCCGCGCATAGGGGCGTTCGGGGATGCGAACGGATTTCTTCAGCGCGAACAGCGGCTGGTAACTGCCATCATCGTGTTTACCGAAGATGACGTTTTGTGCGGAGAACGTTCCACTAAACCCGTAGCTTTCGGGAGACGAGATGACATCGCGCGCTGTTCCACGTGAAACACCGCGTCCAGTCAGCATCGCGGGCAGCGGAATCGTCAGGTTCGCAACGTTCTTCGCGTTGACGGTGCCGCCGAATTCGTGAATCTGGGCGTAGGGTGCCGGCGAGCCGACCTTGCCCTCCATCGCGCCACCAGTCTCAACGACTGGCTCCATGACGATGTTTTCCAGGAGGCCCGTGCGGCGGGTAAACTGGCGGCTGATGTTCTCCTTCATGGCGCTGCGCAACAGCAACATCGCCGAGTTCAGCTCGCGACGCATGACGCGGCGCACTTCGGGGCTCGTCACAAAGTGGCCCTTGAGACGACTGCTGGCGACTATGGTGAGTGTCAGGTCTGCCATTAAGTAAGATTCATCTGGTTCATTCTTCGGGCGTCCGCACGTCCCTTGAGTCCAGATTCATGTTGAACAGCGAAAACAACACGTGTAAACTGAGCGAACGAAGATTGCACATTGTTGATATGTATTGACGAATCGTTATAGCGGGGAGCGAGCTATGCCGAGAGGAGAGGAAGGGCGGTGGCTATCGTTGAAAGAGGCCGCCGTGAAATCGGACGTGTCGGTGGGTACGATGCGACGATGGATTAAACGTCAGGAGATTAAGGCGCGGAAGGTGGGCGGACTGTGGCGGATTCGGCCCGAGGATTTGGAGGCGAAGTGGAGGGAGTGATGAATCCGATGCGAGCAACCGAAGCTGGTAGGGCATCAGACAGACGAGATAACGCACGCCGAAGGGCTGCGTTAAGTTCCGAACAGGCAACGCTGACAGCCGCCGAATGGACAGACATCCGCGAACGCCACAAATATCGCTGCCATTGGTGTAAGAAAAAGTTCAAACGCCTGACTCAAGACCACGTTATCCCTTTGAGTAAAGGAGGGTTGCACGTTAAGGAAAACGTGGTTCCGTCGTGTCTTTCTTGTAATTCTGCGCGAGGTAATCGGCTACTACACATCAAGACTGGTCAATACTTACTCGCAGTCTAGAACGTGCCGTGCTTTGGTAGCCCGTGTCCCCTCCGCCCGCTACTTCCCCACGCCCGTTCGCTGCCACGATAGTCTTCCTCTAAGTCGCGCTGGCGCTGGGGATCATAAGCAACGGGGATTTGACTACCGGGGGTGATGTAGGCGTATTCCTGGCGCTGCCCTTGGTAGCTGGCATAAAGCGCGAGCGCGCCAGCAATCGCTGAGTCACCGTGGCGCATTCCGGCGCCGCTAGTTTCCTTCGACCTTGATTCTGGCACGCGAGCAACGCCCTTCTCCATGCGCAGCATCCGATGGTCTGCCAGTATATCGGCGTCCTTTGGCAGCGTTATCATGTCGTCCTCGAAGGCCGCCTTGTACTTCGGCATTTGTTCGCGATACCACTCGATGTTCATAACGACCGGCGTAATCAGCCCTGGCCGCTCCTTCGTACCGCCGTAGCGCAACCCCGCAACCTCTGCGAGAAACGCGCCGTTGCCCGAGGCGTCCATCGCGCCGCCAATGAAGCGCGTGCCGGCGCGCAGACGGTCTACTATCGTGAACAGAATCTCTTTCTGCTTCTCGTACTCCACGTCGCGAAGCTCCACAACGAACGCCGTGCGCCGCTTCGTGTTCTGCTCAATCTGCAATACCCAAATAACCGTTAGGTCTCCGCTGCGACCGAAGTCAACACCAAAAATCGACATTTGGTGAGGATGCAAAGTGCGCAGCGCCATATCCAGCCCCGGCCAGATTTGGTCTAACGCTGTGGGGCCTTTGCCGCGAAGTACCGGGATGCCCTCGCGCATCTGGCGCTCGATTAGCGCGGCAGAGAGGAAGACACCGCCTGATTCGGATGGGATAACGAGAAGTTCTTCGTCCGCATTCTCTCGAAAGGTAGCGAACAGCTCCGCACGATACTGTGCTTCATTCTGAGAAGTCGGTTCTTCGTGACGAAGCGGCGCGGCCACACGCTGGTAGTATCCATCGGCTAAGGCATCGTCAATTGTGACCCTATGCAGCGAGTAGCTGTGCGACATTCGGCCAGCTCGGATATCTGTAACCAAAGTATTAAAAGGCGAGGTCGCGCCGTTGTGCGTAGAGATGATATGCACATGCCCACCAAGCTGAGTGAAAGCGAGAGCAGCTTTTAGTACGTCAGCTAAGCGGTCGTGAAATGCGGCCTCGTCGATAATGACCAGCTCCCCAGGACGGCCCCGCGAACGGATAGAACGTGCGCGAGAAGTTAGACCATAGATTTTGTGCCCCGAAGCAAATTCAACATGGTATGCGTAGACCGACTCATGCGCCTCGTCGTCCTGCTCCCAAAGTGTCTGCCCAGCTTGGCGTGCCTGCGCGTTTAGAGTAATCGCCCATTCTTTAACGTCGTGGTCAATCCACGCACGGGCCGCCTCGAAGTTATAAACCATATAGAAAACATCAGCCCCATCTTGACCCGCAGCATTAAGGACTGCCCGCGCCGCTTCTGCCCAGCTTATTCCCACTCGGCGACTTTTTTCGCAGACAACGATAGGGTGATCGTCAGCAAGGAAGCGCTTCTGATAGTCAAGCAGGATGTTGCCCAAGGATGGGCTCGGTTGAGGAATAGGCGGTAACTGGACGAGCTTAGGGCTTGGCTTTGGCGGCATTCTTACGTCCGTTGGCCCGCGCCGTTTCGGCCTTACGCGGCGACTTAACCTTCCCGCCGAGCCGCCCGAGGGCGATGGCGGCGGGGTTTTTTAGTTTAGTCGGAGTGGCCAATCAATTCACCATCTTCGTCGTATTGATGGATATCGCAGCCCGTCCATCCGAGGACTTCTACAATCTCGGGCGTCTCACCTATCGGCGAATTGTTGCACCTCATAACGACAGCCTCGCAACCGCATTTCATCGTCGCGTATTGCTCGCCGTCGATGACATCGCGGGAATCGGGAATGCGCCCCGGCGCACTTTCAAAGCACTCTTTGGCTAGTCGATCTTGATCCATGAGCGCATCGTACACTCAAGCGCTTGGCATGTCCAGTGGAAGATGGCGTGTTCGATTTACGATCAGAATTGAGCTTGTTCGCGGGCGGGGTCGCGGATGTTAGGAGTCCGAGTCGTTGCTAGTGCCATCAGCTCGCCTATCGATACCCTTATGTGGATATCGGCATGGCCCCCGCAACGCTAAAGATATTCTGCCGCATATCGGACCTTCGTAAGTAGTACCTGGCGGATCACGTCTTCAATCTGAAGCTTCGACATTCCATAGTCAGACGCCATTTGTTCCAAGGAATCTCTGCGCATGAATCGCGCAACGATGCGCGCATTGCGGTCCCGCAGGCGTTGGACCGTATCATCAGTCGTTGTGTTTACCATTGCGTCCTCCCAGCAGCTCCGCGCGCTTATCATTAATGGTCAGCGGCTCGCGGCGCACTGGCTGAACCTCGATAGAGCGCTCGTCGGTCGGTTGCGCCGCTTGCAATTGATTGAGCAGGGTCTGGCGGAGCAACGAGACGAGGTCGGAGGATAGACCAGCTTGGCGTATCGTTTGGCTCGGGGTTTCGGACTCGGAGGGCTTCGTCCAGCCGCACCGCCGTTCGAGAAAGAAAGCTTTGTCAGGGAATGAACCGGCCAAGGCGTCTTGAACTAAACGGTCTGATACTAGAGATTCAATCTCGGCTTTTCCTTTTTGTAAGGCTTCCGCAAAATGCGCATAATCACGTTTCCGTTGATAGAGAGTCGTAAGAGAAATATCAAGCACACTAGCGATTTTCTCTTGGGTCAGCCCCCGCCCAGCAAGCGTCCTTACTTGCGCTAGATCGGGGGGTTCCCATCGCGGTCTGCCTCTTGGGCGTTTAACTTCAGTATCCATAATAAAAGCCGCCGCCCCTTACCGTAGCACGGGCGCGGTGTCGGCCCAATAGACAGGTGGGTGGTTGACAAACGTCGTCAGTGTGTGCAAGTATGCAGTTATGCAAGCACAAAGCATTATGAACGTTCAGATAAGAATGTCGCCAGAGCTGCGAGTAGAGCTGGGACAACTTGCACTTTCACGTAACGCCAGCCTAAACGCCACGATTTGTGAACTACTCGAACGGGCCGTTAAGGTCCTCAACGCTACTAGCCCTCGAAAGGGAACAGAATAAATGGCAATACCTTTAGTGCGAGAACAAGCGGGCTCCCTCTACGCCCGATTTCAAAGCAGCATGAATAATCCAACCCAAGCCTGCCAGCCAGCGAAAGGGAACAGAATGAGAACGACAAAGCCCAAGTTTGAAGTCTATCTCGGCGGCGAATGGTGCCGCACCACGCAAGCCACCATTCAGTCTAGCGGCTGGCTCCATTACGAGTTGAGAGATCGAACCATCGGCCTCATGCCGCCTAAGAAGTGGCGCCTTGTCGAAGCCAACGCTACTAACCGAACCAAGGAAACCACGTGAAAACGAATCTGAAACCATGTAGAAAATGCGGCAGAGAAGTCGCGATAGGCGCAACTATTTGCCCCGGTTGCGGAGTGCTGGGTCCCGCGCCCTGGATGCCCTTCTCACCGTGGTATGCAGTCGGCGGCTTTGTTGTTTTAGTTGTGTCGTTGGCGTCTGTTGGTCGGATAAAAACACATTGCGAACTAACCGAAGGCTCAGCAATCACGCTGGGCCTTTTCATTTCCCTTCTGGCACCAGCTTCGCCAGCATCTCACGAATGTGCGCGTCAATCATCGTAATCCGAATCCCCGAAGCGTGCAGATACTCGTAGAGGATTAGATGGTGGCAGCGCTCTTCCGGCGTTGAGTCCTCTACGAGCTTACGAACGGCATCTTCTATCTTTTTCCGCTTCGCTAGGCGCTTCGCGACAGTGTCTGGCGATACCATCAGTTCGGCAATTCCTTCTCTGCGTGCGCCGCCATCTCGTCGCCTGCCCGCAACTCCGCAATCAACTCGTCTTCGCTGGCGTAGGCATGCAAAGCGTGCGAGAAAATGCGGCCCGAGGGATCACGAAAGGCTACCCAAAGATCGGCCATCGAAGAGAAGCCGTCGGGCGAAATGCCGATAACGTCGTCGCAGCCGACTGTCCCGTCGTCGTGCTCGGGACAGGGTTCGGTGGTGTGTTCAACGCGCCATGCAATGATGCGAACGGAGAAGAGTTGACCGTCGAGCCAGCCGAGATTCCACCAGCCGTGTTCGCGGGGTAGGACGGTTGCGGGTTCTTTCTTTTTCAAAGCAGTTCTCCTTGTTGCGTTAGTGTCCCATTCCGCGCGATTGCCCGTACTCTCGGCTACGCCCATATTTATAATCATCGTCCTCGAAAGATCCCACTTTCGGGCTTCCGTCATGCTCGTATGTGGGCGTCGGCGTGAGGCCAATTCCTAGCTGCAAGTCGCGTTCTTTCCATTGCTGTTTAAGATAATTCATGTCGAAGGTTCCGCGCGCACGACGGTCAATGACCGATGCTAAGTTCGCCGCGTGTGGATGCCAACCGTGCGCTGAGATAATCTGCTCGATTTGTTCTTTACGCTGCGAGAATGCACGGATATGAAGGCGGTCGTATCCAGCTAATTCCCATTCGCCTTTCGCGCTGGTGGTTTTGATGTCGTACCCCAATTGCTTAACGCGATACTGCATCTCCTCTCGATAGACGTTAGTGCCTTGCTGGCTGTGTCGAAAGATCTGGTATTTGTCGAGCGCTCGCCACTCACCATCCGGACGCTGCGTCATGTTCATTAGAACAACGTGCGTGTGAACTTGCGGATCGGGCAGTTGCAGACCAACTGGTCGTGCGAGCGTGTGCTGGAAGGATGCTGCCACGAGCTTGCCAGTAATCGTAGAGTATTGACCGTGATGACTCACCATCGCATAGCGTTCCATGTGGTAGAAGGCTGCTTCTGCTGCGGCAGCATGCGCTGGAATCAGCCGCTCGTCTCCGCGTACAAGGGCCTGAATCGAAATGGACTTGGGAGCAGAGTACCCTACTTGCCAGCCGGCGCGGTGTTCCGTCCCTTCGCGAGTCGCAACAAGCAACCCCCCGAATGGACTATAGCCACGGAGCGCGCAGCCAAAATCAAATCCATTAGCACGCGCGTCGCCGATCAATCCGAGGCTCTCGGCACCATGTCCAATCCACTGACCGACTTCGTTGATGAAATATCTTTGCGTTCCCGTTGCGGTCAGTGGCACTGGCGAGATCGTCATCAAGTGGGGCAACACCTCCTAGAATAGAGTGATACGCCTAGAACCTTTCGCGGAATTGCAAGGCCGACAGGCAGCAACCACGTTTTCTTTAACGTGCAAACCACCCTTGCAAAGTGGAATTACATGGTCCATCGTAAGGCGTTTGCATTTTTTCTTGCACCAGTAACAGCGCCCCTTCGCTCGCGATAAAATCGCGCGCCATTCACTCCTAGCTAGAGTGGTTACGGGGGTTGCATATTTTCTAGCTCGCCGCCGTTGGTCATCTATTACGCGTTGTTCTTTGTTACGATCCGAACTGCGATAAATCAGAGAGCGTAAGGAATGCTTACGCCATGTATTGAAATATAATCGTCGCGGAGCGGTGGCGTTGTAATGTCGACGAGTGGATACGCCTTTTGGTGAAGACCTGTATCGTTTTCTGGTTAAGACTCCGCGTTGCGATTGACCGTATCGTTGCGCTGCACGAGCCCAGCTTTGCTTAGTCGCGATTATCTTACAGGCTGGACAAAATGCTGGTCTCCTAAGTCCTTTTGTAATGACGACTGCTGGAGCTTGGCATCGAGGACAATCTCTTAATAGACCTGGAAATATACTTTCACCTGGCATATTGTTTTATCGAGGCAAGAACCCCGCGATGTTTTGAATCATATGTGCCTCCTCGATCTTAATTGGCGCGCGGTCACGACCAGCGCAACAGAGATAGCCGTGGAAGCGTTCAAGGAGAAGCAATTCCGCTGGCGTAACCAAATGACGGCTGAGCCGATGCGGCGCGAGATTCAGCCCTTCCCGATAGTCGCTAACACCCGTGACCATCGTAGTATCGAAACGATCCGCTTCTTGGCTGTTTAATACTTTGCTCGCCCATTCTGCTGTTTCGGCTCCTCCACATTGCAAGATGACTTTAGTCGCCGCACCGTTGGTGAGCACGCTTGCTTCATCGCGTCCGTAAATTCGATTAAGCTGGGCGACATCCTGAAAGCCGAGGTATACAGCGATGCCCCTCTTTCGCCCCCGCGCGATAGCCTTCTCAACATTGCTCTGGTGACCGAGACTCGGAAGTTCGTCGAGCATAACATGAACCCGTTGAGTATAAGTTTCTTGAAACATTAGCCATCTAATCAGTGTGTCGATCCAAATGGCTTGCAGGGGAAAAAGGGCGTCCTTAGTGTCTTCACTAGAAGTGAGGAAAATCCATCCTTCTGGTTTAGCCGCCCATTCGCGAGCACTCCACGTGCGCGCGCCTTGTGTCGGTAAATGATAGAACGGTTTGAGTGCGTTCGACGCGGTCGCGACGATTCCAGAACCTTGGTCGTGTGCTTGCGGATCGATTAGGTTATACGCAGCATCTGTGAGCACGCCTCGATTGGCTCGAAACTGTTTCTGCATCTCGATACGCGGCATCGCAAGAAATGAGTGCAAGGCTGGAATGTCCCTCGCTACTGCGAAGATACCTTCAATCAAAGTACGCGCTGATAGACGGAAGAATTCACCTGAGTCGCTAGCAGCTCCTCTCGGATTCGGTCGAACAAGAGAAGCAGCCATCGCTTGTACATCAACCTCGAACATGGTGGGCCGGAACTCGAACCAAGGCGTCCATCTCAGATCGTAACGCTGGTCGAATGGATTGAGAATGATGTCGCTCGGCTTGTAGAACTCTTGAACAAATTCACAATCAGGATCGAAAATAACCGCGATTTCTCCACGCTGCCGAATCTGTCGGAGAAGATGACGAAGAATAGTAGACTTGCCCATGCCAGATTTGCCAGCGATAAGCATGTGCTCGGTTTCGATGTTAGGTTCTAGGGTGACATCACCGATACGCAGCCCGGTTGATACGGGCGCCTTGGGTGTGACGTACGGGCGGACTCGCTGCCAGTATGAACGCCATCCGTGTATCCGATAGTTAAGCGCGGACGCTGAAATCATTTGAACTCCTCGAATGTGTTGCAGCTCCTTTGCGCTTCGTTGTGCGAAGAGTGCAACTCCAATGATTGCGATTGGCGGTAACAGTGGCCAGCCCCAACAAGATTGTACACACCACGCCGGAAAGCTTTGATGATAGCCGGCTGGACCGGATAGCCATGCACTCAACGATCCAAGTTCATACCATTGTCTGTTGAAGGGGACGGGCGCATTGGTGAGGTATGTACCGACAAATGGAATATTCGCGATCAAGCTGTACGGCGCCCACGACCAGAAATATACATGATGTAACAGTGGATAAGTTCTTCGCCACACAACGATAAGCGTGCAAACTACCCAAGCCAGCAGCGCACCACGGAAGATTTTGCTCCATATACTGCTGGCCATCCGACCCATAATTCCGACGGCTTGTAGTCGCGCAATTCCAGCCGAATATGCCATTTATAGTTTCGCCTTTTGTTTGTGAGGGTGGGTTAGACGCGAACGGATTCAGGCATAGTTCCTTGCCAACATAACGCTCCGTCATTCGCCTAACGAAGAGCTGTTTCGCAAGGACTATGACTGCACATCACCAATACTAATTGCCCCGACGTTAAGGGATCTGTAATCGCGCCTTGGGGGAGGGTTTACAAAGTTGGCGCGTACCATTTCAGATAACCCCAGCAAAGGCCAAGCACACAATATTGACGAGAAACCAGCCGACAAAAAAACGAAGCGGCCAGTGTCCCTCGGCTCTGACGACGAGGTCAATTAGCAGTGCGGTAGGAATGATCGCCCAAGGTGGATGAGCCGTGCAAAGCCAGTACAACCAGACCGCAACCAATAGAATTCTGAGCTTGCCATAGAACGGATTGCCGTAGCGATCTCGGGTTATCCACCATCGTGGGAAGCGGTTTAGGAAGATGCTTGTCCATGAGTGAGATGCGATTTGGATGGTGGTTTTTCCCCGGTTCGGCAGCTTGTCCTGCTCGTTCCATTCATGGAGGCAGTCAGCCCATCCCTGCTCGTGACCACGGTAGTAGGATCGTTCGTCGGTATCCGTCCAGCTTGGGTTCATTCGGGACTCCTAATGTGAGGAATTCGCAGCGCTTCCAAGTAAGTTTTCATGTAATCGGCGTCACGTTCGCTGAGGATTCGGATAGCTGCTTGAACGGGGCCGCCAAACAAAACAGCGACAACCGCGAGATGCCAGTTCAGGTTCATCAGGGCCCACAATCCTAAGAGCATGGTGATGCTGATATTGATCTGGGAGAGTTCCCGTTCGCCGCCCATGAGGAGCTTGTCTTTTTGCAGACAGGTAAAAACCCTATGTCCAGAGCCGCTGTGCCCACTGGTGGAAGGTGATGGCGTGCTGCCGATGGATGTTGCGAGCTTGCCCTTTGGGCGTTGGACGGGTGGTCCATACTGGCGTTTTTGAACTTGGGACTTTGTAGGTTCTGGAATCAATGCGCCAGTTGGAATGGCTGGTGGAGGACTAACCGCTGGTGCCGGCGCGAGTGGTCGCGGTCTCCCACCGGAGAGTTCCCAGTTGTCCGCTGGAATGCCATCCCCGCTGCTAGCCCATGCCTGATTTCCTAAGTAATGATCGCCTCTGTCGTACAATGAGCGAGTCCCCCTATTTATTAGCTGGCATTACCGATGTTGGCCTTGAGGCGATGATACCGTCGGTTCGCAGCAGCTCTGTGGCAAACGCTGCATCTTCGGTGTCCCGTTTTTTTGTTGACTATATCGAGCGGATGGCCATGTATGCAGAGGCCATTGCGTATAGGTCTTCGGCCAGCAATTTGTTCTTTCGGTGTTGCCCACCTACAATTTGACGGTTCATAGTTACCGTTCGGATCTGGATACCGGTCTAACGTCTTGCCTACTGGCCGTTCATTCATATCAGCTAGAAAGTTGGCAAAGTCGCTCCATCGTTCGCAGATAGTTATGCCCCTCCCTCCATAAAGATCGTAATGGACATGTTTAGGATTGAGACAACGTTCCCGCATGTGAACCCAGCTTCGATAAGTGGGTGTGTCTGTATGTCGATGTGTGCTACGGCCCATTATTACCCCTATCATGCGGCTTGTGGTTGCCCCCTGCCCGTAAGCCACATCTCAAGAAAATCTCCGCCTTGCTCCAGCAGTTGCCGCGCCGCCTGTACGTCCTGATACCCCGTAGAAGCACAGATTTTCTGCCCAGTCGGCCCTAATGCTAAGGTGAACATTCGAGACCCGATAGACGACTTAAAGTAGTAATCCTGTCGCGCTACAGCGTTCCCTATACGATTAAGCTCATGATCGTTGAGACCTATCTGGGTGTAGGCTTCGCGCACATAGGTGCTACTACGCAGGGCCGAATTCGGCAGGAAAATTTGCGCTGGCGCACTCTCCAATAGCAACGGCCCAAAGGGGCTGTTCACTATTTCCCCGGCCGATTGGGTAGCGCCAACGAAGCCACAATTGCGCTTGCGCATGGTCCGTATGGAGTCGAAGAGCCATTCCGCTGAGACTTCATCTCCGAGCATGTTCCAGAATTCGTCAGCAAATATCCAAGCAGGGGACACGCCGTCTAATGATGAAACGATCGAGTGCAGGATGAGTTCGGTTGCGGGCGCCGAAGCCCGCTTACCGAGACCTTGAAGTCCGCGCATCTCGAATACACGGAGTTGAATGTCGGCGTCAGTTTGGGGCTCGCCGTTAAAAATGTGCTTCCAGTAAGTGGTGTAGTGTCGAAGGATTCGACGGATGCGTTGTTGTTCGCCAGGGATAATCGCGAACAGTCCGCTCATGGTCCGAATGCCTTGACGTTGTGCTTGGCGAAGTCGAGAGGCGAACTCTTCGGATTGGTATTCGTCGAGTTCAAATTTACCGACACCATAATCTCCCGGCCATCGAGCAAAAAGTCGTTCAAACCAACCAAAGAGCCATTCGACGCCGTCTTCCTTGTCGAGCATGGCCAGTGGGCAGAGGGCTGGAGTATTCTGAGCGCCCATATCCCGGTAGTCTATCCCGAGTAGATGGGATAGCACGAAGGACGAGTAATCGAGGTCGAGCCATGCGATCCTGACTTTGGGTATTCCGAGGTAGGCGCAGACCATAGCGGCGATAAGTGAGCTTTTGCCACTACCCACGGGGCCCAGGATAAGCTGATTGGCGACTCCACCGATATGAGTTGGGAAATAAAAAGGTTCCGAGCCTGTGCCACCACAAACCAATGGCGCTGGCGTTTGTGCAGGCAGCATAGGGCTGTGAATATAGGGAGTTCCTTCCCAATATTTTGCGGGTATCGCCAGGTCTGCGAAGTTCTCACCAGTGAGCGGAATCTTGTGGCGGTTGGCCTCGTGCTCGTCCGACCTCATCGTCAAATAACCTGGCAAAGTGGTCCTAATTGCTTTGGCCGCGCCGATGGTTTCTGGGCGACACATGACGCCCTTTCCTTGCAGGAGACCTATGAGGGTGTGCATGCGGTAGTCGGCCTCTGCGGGGTCGCGGTCGCGAACGATAGCAACACATCCTACGGTGCCAAAGCTGGTGCCGTCCTTAGAAGCGTTGATAGCTTCTTGGATTTCCGCGATCTGCTCGTAGGCATGCTGAGTGTTTTCTTTCTTGGCGCCAAAGAAGGACTTGATGATTTCGATGAAGTCGCCGATGGCCGTTTGATTCCAAAACGGTTTTTCTTTTTCAAGCTTCTTTTGGGCATCGTAGGGGCTGAGGCAGCGGTAACGAATGCTGAGGGTGAGATAACCGGGATGCTGCAAGAGGATAGAGAGCATCTGGGGTAGGGTCTCGCTCGGGTATGCGGTAATGACGATGGGTCGAAGGTGCCAGCCGTTTATCACGGGATAGAGGCCGTTTACTTGCCATTCGCAGGCGATGGCCTGGTTGAGTCGGACGTGAGGCTCGGGAAGCACAGCGGGGTAATCGTGGTAGGTGACGAGATGGAGGAGATCGCGGAACATCTCAAGGTTCGACATGGGTTCGAGTCCGACAGCGCCCTTGACTGCGTCCTCGATAGCCTGAAAGCGGCCGAGCGCGTGCGCGCGAAGCAAGTCGTGGTTGCTCAAGTGCTGCGGCTCGTTTCCCCCGAGGAGGATAGCTCGAACCGTATTCTTGATGGGCGGCCCGAACTGATGGGAAAGATAGAGACGGGTCGGGGTAATCCAGTGTTCTTCGGCCGCGAACCGCTCGCGGATCTCGGCCATGACAAGCGCGGCGGCAGGACGCGCGTAGTGTAGGTCGGGCGGCAAGGGTGCTGGCTGACGGTCGAAGACGACTTGAATGGCGTCGCCGGTACGCAAGTGGACTGGTGACCTTCCGAATTGTTCGGCGCGAGCCAGAAGCTTGGCCGCGTCGTCCGAATCGGGCGATGGGCCGATGAGCCGATAGCCTTTGACGATGCCGTTATCGCGCTCGTCTATCACGCCTTCGTGGCCTTTGAGGAATTGACGGTATGGAAGTGAGTCGGCTAGTGTGGCCATATTTGAGTCACCTTCCCTGCTACAAGACTGAGCGGTAACCAACATAAATACCGACTGTCCCAACTGTCTGGGTCGTTCGTACCCATACCGAGAAACATCTCAGGCGGTACGGTGTAGCTGCCGAATGGGCAGACCCGCGCGAGTCTGGGCTCCGGGGCGCTATTCGGTATCAGTTTGCCCTCGCGGTACACGCCTTCGGGCGCGAACCGCACGTGATCGCCCGGTAGGGCGAGCGCTCTTTTAATTGGCATCCGCAGCAGCACGAGGTCGCCATAGCGCACCTTGGCGATTGGCTTGATTCGATAGACGCCGACTGGGGTCGCGCTATCGGAGACGTTGAACGTAAGGTTCCCCATCAACAGAAGGACTAGGCCGCCAAACAGGACCAGGCGAGTTGGGAACCACTTGAGGAGCGTTGTAAACATTTGGTTTCTCTTCCCGGTTGTCAGCGCCGGCCCCGGTACGAATAGCCGTTAGGTAGCGCTGTAGAACCTCATTTGCTGCCTCGATACAGGGCTGGCAGGGGGTTGGCTTCGCCTTGGGGGTTGGCGTGGCTTGTAGGGGCGTTATCGGCAGTATTTTGGTTAGCGAAGGCGTGGGGATAGGGCTTGGCGCCGCTTGGAAGTGCGTGACTGGCACCTCGGGGATCGAGGCGTTGGCGTGCCAGAGATGCGGCCAAATGATGATGCCAAGGAATACGCTAATGATGAAGCCAATCCCGATTTTCGCAAGTCGCCGACTAACTTTAGTGCCCGGTGCGTTAGTATTGGTGTTCATTGCGGCGCCACCGTTGCTAAACACTGAATGTAATAGTTGCCATTCGGCTCCTGCCGAAGTGTGCCGTAGCCGGATGGGCATTGCGGATAGGTTTGCACTTGTGCCTGCGGGTTGGCTTGGTTGTGGAAAGTCTGGACTTGGGAATATGTTGAGGTCCCTAAACCAACCGCGCTAAGCAGCATGCCAAAAATGCTTATGATTGCACTCACCGAATCACCTCCTACGGAGCTTGCTGTCCTGCTTTGATAGCCGCATCGCGCGCCGCCGCCTGCGCCTTAACCAAACCTGGGTAGTAGAATTCGATTGCTTGCGTGAAATTTTTCGTGCCTTTTATTTCCTTCACGGGATTAAATACGTAGTTATTGCCAGCAGATGTCTGAATGGCCAAATTTGTAACCATGTCAGGCTCTGCCGGAATTCTGACTGGCGCACCGGGGACCGTGATAGCTGTAGTTGAGGCCAACGGAAAGACCAGTACGCTATGCTCCCCGACGATAGTGCCCCATCGTTCACGGTCACCGATTTTTACATTGTCCTTCGATGTAGTTTCATCGTCGCGCAGGCGGATTTGCGTTACGTGTAGCTTTTGGCAATTGAGCGGATATGCAACGTCGGGACTGTAGGGATAGATCACGGTTATCCCGTGCTGTAAAGTTGGGGTCTGATTGTGCTTGATTGCCTCCGCCACGTCCGACGATAGGGAAGCATACGGATCTGGGATCGGAACCGGCGTAGGCGCCGGCGTCGGGACTATGACTGGTGCTGGCGGTGGAGTAGCAGCGCACCCGGTAAACAGACCGACTCCTATAACCAACGCAGTAATTCCGAAAAGAAAAACAAGCGCAGCGCAAGCACGTTTGTTGATCACCGTTGAACCTCCCAAGCGTTCTGCTGTAGGAATTCTTGTTCTCATTGGTGGACTTCGGCTAAGTCGATTTCGTCGACGAAAAGTCCTAAACTCTCCGGGTCCTTAGAGCGCGCCACTATCACATGTAAAACCGCGCGCCACTTTTGGGTGGTACGTGCTTGGTCGTTGCGATCGTGCGTGACAGTGTTCCAATCGGCCTGGTAGGTGTCTTTTTCTGCTAGTTTGAGGGTGTCAGTGACCGATGTTTCTATCCAACTATAAGGCCCGATAGACTTCGGGTGGTGCTTGCCGCCATCGCGGTTGTACCAGCCGTCGAGCTTTTGCGCGGCCTGCCCGGTGACCATCGCTTGGGTTTTGTTGTAGAGGTAGTCTTCCTCGTCGGAGTCGCGGTCAACGGTGAAGGCATCATGGATGAAGTCGCCCAGCCGCGCCCGCAGAAAGGCGTCGGGGATGACTCGCACGCTGGTGACTGGGAGCACCTGTCCGACTGGCTCACCTTGGTTGTTCACTTCCAGCACGAAGGGGGGTGTTGGTGGTTGGAGGTCGAGGCGGACGCGATCTACGACCATGCCGGCGAGTAACACAACGAGTGCGCAACCTAGCCAGAAAAGGGTCCGGTTCTGGTAAGCTATCAGCCGGTCTGTATACATCGGTTCTAGTGCAGCAGCCATTTGAGTAACTCCACCACTACTATCAGCGCAACGAAACCAAACCCGTACCAGCGGTTGATAAGCATGCCGCTCGCCGGATAAATAATGAAGAAAGATTTATGTGTTTTGTTGGTGTTCATTGTTAGATTTTAGTAATTACCCTCACGCTACTCCGCGCGAGTGTCGCGCCCACCGCGAACGCCGCTTCGGCACCCTCTCCGCCGCTGTGCCCTACTCCGCTGGCCCCCTTGGACATGATGAGTTGCGCCGCTTTCTTGGGCAGGGTCCACATCGCATAGAAAAAAATAACGGACTCCACGAGTTGCATGGCTCCGTATTGAATCTGGTTTTTGTTCATAGTGAGGCCAAGGTGGGCCTCACTCGCAGTCCAAAAATGGGCCAAGGTTGTGCCGATAGCAATTACCAGCATGGCTGCGAGAAGGCGGATGCTAACTTGAAGCAACGTAATCGCCCAATTTTCAAGAATCGGCCAGGTCCGGTCGAAGGTTGCAAAGCAGATGGTGATAGGCCCCTTGGCGACATACCATTTAACTTCGATGAGTATCCAGAGATAGATACAGCCAGCCGCGAACCAGCAGATTTGCGTAGCAATGATAAGTAGGACAAACTGGAGATCTGCAATCAAATCGAACCACGCACCAAGGGATCGGGCGTGTATCATCATACTTACGATTCGCAAGCCCATCTCGTAGAGTCCGGACGGTGTCGTGGTATAAGGCGATACCCCCGAGACGCTGGTCCCGACTATTGTTCCCCAGAGCGGAAAGGCACCGCCCCAGCTCTCGATATTCTCCATAACCGCATAGACGAGAAATATCCGTACAAGTCCCCAGCCGAAGGCCATAAGCGTGCCATACCAATCTTGATTCGATACGGCCTGAATAAGAGCGTAACCGAAGCCGACGAACGTAATCGACCAAAGCATGCGGAGGCCCCAGACGAGCAAGAGCGGGAAGTACATCTGAATGGCGTTAAGGAAATCATTCAGTGCCCCGTTGAGGATTCCGTCGGTAAGTAGTCCAGTATCCGGCATTTAGCAGCCTTGGCGCGGCATTCTCGCCCGCACAATAGAATCAAGTTCGTGCAATCTATCTGTAGCTAGCACCATCGCTGTTGTGGCTTCCTGTGCGCGCAATAATTGCAGCTCCTTGATGATGGCGAGCCCGACCTGTCCGTTGGCTTGCGTGGCTGCTAGCTCAGCGGGCGCTTGGACGTTGGCGGCAAGTGTGCTGAAGTCCTCGTTTTGCAATTCGGTGGTTAGCTGTTGGGTCTCGGAAATCGCAGTCTCGTAGGTGTTCATCAGTGCCGGGGCGATTTGATTCACCATCGGAGTGTAACTGTCGCAGGGTAAGCCTTGCGTAACCGGGAATATTTGAGCCACATTCGACGGATTGATGTTATTGAAAAGCGTCGAGAGGTTGCCTAGTAGAGAGGTTTGGGGTTGATACCATGCACCGACGCTGGTAGTCAGCGAGGCTTCAACTGGCGGGTCGGAAGTTACAGAGCCAGGGACCGTGATGACGGGTATTGGTCCGGTTGGGACTTGCGCTAATAAAGTTGAGGGAATCCACGCTGCCACGGCCCAAACCGTGACAGCGAAAATTACCTCCCTTTGCCCTTTCGGGAATTGTTTCATTAGGCTTGGTTAGCCCGCCAACCGAGTAGCTGCGTGGATGGCGAGGTGTGCCATTGGATGGCTAGCCGCAGAGTGTATGAGGGCCGCTCCAGCGCCCCCGAAACTCGGCGCGATAACGGCGTAGTTACTAACCACAGCACCGCCGAACGCGGCGAGCCCCAAGTGTTCTGCCGCTCCAAGCCAACTGCCGCTCCGGATATGATGGATGATTCCAACGGTCCCGACTCCGCCAACGATGTATCCGCTGGCGCGCGCTACAGCACCCAAGGTGTTGAGCGCCCCGTCAACCGAAGCTACACCCGAGGTGGCCGCAGCGGCAGCGCCCGCTACAAGTAACAGCGGGGTTAAGGCAATTAATACTTTACCGATCTTCATAGAAACAGCAGTCTCCTTGTTACGTAATGGCCAGTTGACCCGGCCTAGTAACCATTTTCATCGACACCCCCACCAGTAGCGCCACAGCAATGCTCCAAGCCCGACAATAACCAAGGCAATGAGCAGAGCCTTCACGTTGTCGAAGTCAATCGGAACGAACGACATTCCCGTTCTGCTTCGCGAGCGCTTCCTTGACCACCCTCGCGCTTTTTAAAATGGCGAATTCGACCGCTTCACGAACGAAGGTGACTACGTCAATGTCCGTCCGCTCAGCGTCAGTCACCGCCGTGGTGTACTGCTCCACATAGCTTTTGCCGACTTCGATTTTCAGCCAGCCAAACCGTTCCCGTTTCTTGGGTAATTCACGGGGTATTGATTTGCGTTCTGTGTTCATAGATCGCCTCTCGCATATCCTCAAGCTTGCGATACCCTTCCGCGATGCTCTTATTCAGCTCGTCACGGATAGATATTTGTATTTTGATGTATTCGACTTGAGCCTTGATTTTGTCGGTGTCGTTCACGGCTTTCTCCCTCTTGCTCGCCTTCGGCTTGATGTTCGCCCCTTTATGAAAATCTACGCTCGCATGTTTGCTCTGTTGTATGTGTCGATGTGTCGCGTCTCCATAGGTTCGGTCGATTCAAAAGACCACGAACACTTGGGTTCAAGGCAGGCCGCGCGCCAGATGAATGGAGACTTCAAGCACCCCTCCTTATCTTCTTGCCCTCTGCCGCTTTCTCTTCTATGAGTCGCGCCATGCGAATAGCGTCGTCGGGCGGAAACGTGAGATAACCGACTTGACCGTGATCGTCCGTGAGTTGGAAGACCACTTCTCCTGCTTCGTTTAGGCCGATTTCGATAAGCATAAAGTTGGTGGCACCGGCGTGAATCGAACACGCAAATCACCAGCATGTTGTTGTGTGGGCTGGCGGCTATTTCCATTTCGCCTACGGCGCCACGAATATGTCAGCTATTGAATTGCAGCGCGCGGAGGGTATTATGAAGACGCGCGCAATTCGATGGTGTACCCCACTTTTCGGTTGCGTGAGGGCGCTCGGGCAAGTCACGCTGCCTCAGGGCGCCCCTTTATTCCTATTCTTCTTCTGTCATCAACCAAATAAAGATACGCGCCACGGCGCTCCCGTTTGGCATCCCTTCGCCTTTCTCGAATCGGCACAGTACGGGCGGCGCAACTCCAAGTTGCTTAGCCAGCGCCCGCTGTTCGACTTCATGAAGCACGCGAAAGCAGCGCAGAACTTCGGCTAGATGTGTAACTGCCATCGCCCTCCCCAAACTTTAAATCAAATTCCGCGATACGAATCGTGCTAACAATATGTTTAACGAATAGACGCGCGCTTGTCAACCCCTCAAGCGTTTATTCTGTTGACGGCTTAAAGTGCGGTTCTCCCGCTCGGTCTCAGCTTGCCGTGTTCGATCCCCCGAATCAAAGTGTTCCTCGACTTAGCGATGGGCTCATCTTTCTCCCACCCCCGAACCACGCACATCACGGACTTGAGCACGTCAGCTTCGTCGAGTTGTCCGCCCGCGATTAGGCTGCCAAAGCGATTGGCGGTTTCGAGAAGCGTCTGATTGCGGCAGCCGTTTTTTGCATCGATCAAATCGTTGATTAGGCCGTCGAAAGCTTTGCGGGCATAGTTGCTCACGACGCCTGAGTAGGGCTGCGCTTCGCAGATTGGAGTCGCCGCTTGTCGTTGAGCCTTCTCGCGTAGATGGTCCAGCAACCACGTCGGCGGGTTAGCGCGCGGCAGGTCGCTCGGCGAGCAGCGGCCGATGGCCCAAATGTAAGTGAACGGAATCCACGTGCGGTCGCTGAGTTTCCAGCACGTTGAACCGGGCGAGACTGCATAGCCTCCGCATCCACGTAGATCAACATTCTCCGCTAATTTCCCTGCTTCGTTGTGCGCTTCGATTCCAGCAGGGTAGTTATACCAATACTGCCTGCCTCTCCAAGTCTGCACTTGCCACGTTGCTGGCATCCCTTTGTGCTCAAGCCAGACAATCGCCTCAGCGCTATCCGCATCCACGACCAGCAGATTGGTAGCGGCCCCGGTCGGTACACCCCCACCCGCCCAGGGCCAACGATTAGCCCAGTACTCGCTCTGCGCCTCGTCGGGTGGAGCTTCTTGGAGGGATTTCCACAGCACCAGCGGTCGCTTGCCAGCGACGGGAAAGCACCAGAGTCCCAGCTCACGTAACGTCTGAGCGATAGATCTAAAGCGCATTCCTAAAATCAACTCCAAATGATAAAGCTAATTATTCGTCGTGGGATGCTGGAATAAAGGGTAGTGTCTCAGTTTGAATTCCCCCGCGCTTGGAAGCGATTTGTGAGCGTGCCATCCTGTCAGTATGCCCAAGGGACCACGTGGCGAGAAACGCCCAGACTGACGTGATTGGCAATGCCGTCCGTGTGATGCGGATCGCCACGGGAGAGGTTGAGGATACACTGCGCGATCCGGCGAAGGAATATGCCCGCAAGGGTGGCTTAAAGGGGGGTCGAATACGAGCCGAGACGCTCTCCGCGCGCAAGCGTAAGGAAATCGCCCAAAACGCCGCAAAAGCGAGATGGTCAAAGCATCGCGGTCCTAAGGCCAAGTCGATGGAATAAATTTAGACATATTTGCCACTCGAATTGACAGCAAAGGCGCGCACGTCTAAACTCGCGCCATGTTGTCAAAAACGCAGGCTGAGCTTGTCCTTGGCTCGAACCTAAAACAGATTCGCGACTGTGTTGTTGGGGCCTTCCAAAAATACAGGTCCGACTACAGTGCCAATGCCCTTGTCCATACCGCTCGAAGTCGGGCGAGCATCATTCACGATCATATGATTGCTTCTGCTCGCGCGACTTTCGCTAACGATAAGGGCGTAAGGATTTTCAGTAAGCGCGGCCTTTCATTGATCAACGTTAAGGACAGTCTGCTGTTGCGCTTTAAGAAAATGGATAAGGAAAAACGCACCCGTAATATCCTTACGCAGCAGAGTTTCCTTTTCAGAGCACAGCTAGAATTGCCGGGCATCCCAGCAGAATTGACGCACCTCGAAGCCGGATATGTTCTGAACGATTTGCAAACCGCGCTCGATGGCGTGTACATAACCTGTCCTAACGGAAAAGCGCTCGAATGGTTTATTGACCTAAGCTCGCTCGCGGGAACGAACGTCGCGCACCTTCCCCAGAGCGGTGCACCACAAAACACATCGCAAGCTCCTCGAAGAAAACGGATCGGACCGAAGATCGACCGCAAGGACAAAAAGGATGAGGGCGATAAATCCTAACATGGTTACTATTGCGCGGGAATCGCGAGGATTGAGCCAAAGCGAACTCGCTACGCGATTATCGATAGCTCAAGGAGCATTGTCTAAAATTGAGGGAGGAATAAGGAACGCGTCTGATGAGCTTGGAGCACAGATGGCTTCTGCGCTCGACTATCCTGTCGATTTCTTTTACTCGCCCGAACCTGTTTACGGGTTAGGTGTCGGGACGCTGTACCATCGTAAGCGACAAGCGTTATCTAGCTCGGTTCTCGCAAAAATACATGCACAAGTTAACATCCGCCGAATTCATATTTCGCGGTTATTGAAGTCCGTCGAATTCCCACAAGGAAAGATCAGACGTCTGGACCTTGATGATTATGGTGGAAGTCCCGAACGTATCGCACAGGCTGTTCGATCTAATTGGCTATTGCCGAATGGCCCAGTGCAAAACGTCACAGAGGCTATTGAAGACAGTGGCGGCATCGTAATGAGTTTCGATTTCGAAACGTCGTTAATAGATGCGGTTAGCCAATGGCCACCGGACATGCCGCCAATCTTCTTGGCGAACGATACTATTCCTGGTGATCGCTTCCGCTACAGCTTGGCGCATGAGCTGGCCCACGTGATCATGCATGAGATTCAGACGGAGAACATGGAAGACGAAGCTAACCGTTTCGCCGCAGAATTTTTGATGCCCGCTCAAGACATACGGGCATCGCTAGAGCCGGTTACGCTGCCAAGGCTGGCCGCACTTAAGTCTTACTGGAAGGTGTCGATGGCTGCGTTGCTAAAACGCGCGACCGATCTCGCTGTAATCTCGGAAAGACACGCACGAAGTCTTTGGATGAAGATGGGTCAGACAGGACTACGCCGCCGCGAACCGCCGGAATTGGACATCCCCATTGAAACAGCGACGATATTTGCTGAGTTGATAGACACCCATAGGGAGGACCTTGGTTACTCGCTTTCGGACATTAGCGCATTACTCACGATCCATGGACGCGAGTTACGAAAACCAAGGCAGCAGAAAAATCCAAGCGCACCATTGCGTTTGGTAAGGTCCAAAACACGCTCGATTAGTCGTATCTCTACCTGACCATAATGCTTGACACTCAAGCAAAAAGTTCATATCATACCGATATGAACAGATTGCCCGTGGCCAAGCGCGTTCAGATTCTCTCTCTGCTCTGCGAGGGGGCTTCCATGCGCTCGGTATCGCGACTGGTCGATATCTCGATCAACACCGTGACACGCGAGCTAATCCTTGCCGGTCAAGCGTGGCGCCGACTTCCATGATCGAACCGTGCGCAATGTGCAGTCCGGACGCGTGCAGGCCGACGAAATTTGGTCGTTTGTGGAGATGAAAGAAAAGCAGGCGAAGCAGAAAGCGTTACGCCCGCTGAACGTTGGCGACATTTGGACGTGGACTGGAATCGACGCCGACAGCAAATTGATCATTTCATGGTTCATCGGTTCGCGTGATGCTGATGCGGCTTACACGTTCATGACCGACCTAGCGAGTAGGCTTGCGAATCGTGTCCAGCTAACCACAGATGGCCATCACGCCTACTTGAGTGCGGTTGATGCGGCCTTTCATCGGGATATCGATTACGCGCAGTTAGTTAAAGTCTACGGGACCGCGCCCGAAGCCGAGAAGCGCTATAGCCCACCAGTTTGTTTGGGCGCTGAGCCAACAGAGATTCGCGGGCGTCCTGACCCGAAGCATATTTCCACGTCTTATGTCGAGCGACAAAATCTCACCATGCGCATGAGCATGAGGCGGTTCACTCGGCTGACCAACGCATTTTCCAAGAAGTTCGAGAATCACTGTCACATGGTTGCGCTCTATGCCGTCTGGTACAACTTTGTGAGGATTCATAAGACGCTGCGATGCACGCCCGCAATGGAAGCTGGCGTCACGGAAAAGCTCTGGTCGCTTGAGGATATCGTTCGAGTCGTGGATGAATGGGAAGCCGTTCAAGCCAAAAATTAGGGCCGTTCGTGCGCGTCGATAATTGCCAAAGCATTGCTCAAAATAAAACCTGAAGGGACAAAGAAAAGAAAAAAGCCCCGGAAATGAATCCAATTAGCACGAAGCAAACGCCCCTGACTAATCTCTTACGTGCATCGCTAACCGACCACGGCTTTTCCGGGGGATACTCTACATGCCAGAGACCAATAACGGCTACAATGCAGCTAACCAAACAAACAGGAAGTGGGTACCATTTGGCAATTTCGTCGTAAATGCTGGAACCTTGGTCGTATTGATAGGGACCTTGGGAACAATCATCTGGTATACGCCCGTCACCAGCCGGATTCTTGATGCTGATACGCGACCCTATGTTGCCGTAACTGGCTCTGATTATATTACCTTCAAAGCCGGGGACCGTTTGGTCGAGCCCGTTAATCTCGCCAATTCCGGTAAATTGCCCGCCGATGCCCTCATTCAGGGCGTTGTTACTTTTCAACCAAGTAAGCAGGCTGAGGCTGGTTCTTTTCCAGATGAAATGACGCATCTGTTCATTTGGCCCAGCCCTATTGAGAATCCATATATTACTGTCAAGAGTGTGAATGCGCTCAGCAATGAGAATTTTGAATTGCTGAAAAGCAGTGCGTTCTATGTATATATAGCGGTGCGTGTTCGATATGGCGGACATACTACGCGAATCTGTAAAGAGTACACTTTTGACATCAAATCGCGGACACCTGCCTGTTCGAGCGATAGTTGCAGCAGTCAGATGCCCGAACCAACATTGTGCAAGGATCCACATTCCAACTATGCCGATTAACGCAGGTAAGATATCTTTAAGAGCTACTGCAAATAAATGACATGGTCCACTGCCCCCTTCATGTCTCCACATAACTCCATAGTGGCCTATTGGATGCCACACACTAGGGGTGACAGTGTCATCCGTACACAATACTGGCGGATCGTCGTCATCCGACGACGAATCCGGCCTGTCACGTCGCCCGTCATCTTGGCGAACATCGGGTGTACTGTTGACAGGTGAATAATTCTCCTTGAGAGGGGGTGCCAAGCAGGGGGAATTCCAAACTGAGACACTACCGAATAAAGGTATCAGCTTGACAGCAACTGCTAACATGAACTAACTCGTTATTTCGCGAGGGTGGGAATAATCCGAAACCAGCCGCCCCAAGTCGTTTAAGTGTAACTGCGCAGGGTTCCCAACACTCGGAACAAAAGGCACCTTCGCTGCGCAATGATTCGATGGTAGTTTTGAATAGCATCACACTTCCCTCGTATCTGCATCTGTGTGTTTCAGGCGCGGCACTCGCTGGTAAGGGAGGAATATTGGCGCTTCCGTGAACTCCGCTAGCAATTCGACTTGACTAGCCAGCACAGTCACGCCTCTCTCGCCGTGCCGAGGAGTAACCGCAACGTCATATCGAGGTTTCGCGGCTAATAACGCATCAGTCCAGATGCTTCGGGCTGGTTTGACAATGGGAGGTTGAGCTTTTACCCAAAGCAATAGAAAGGTTCCATCCCGTCTCCCCCATCGTGCCCGCTGCCACATCATGGGTTATACCTTTGCCGCTCCGCGTTCATTAAGTCGATCTGTTGTTGCATTTCCTGGCGCTGCATTTGCGCAGCGTTCTCCTGCGACCAGATGCTCTCTGCCATCGAGATCCCCGACATGGCCATGCCCTGCATCGGCGCCACAGTCTGCATGCTCTGCGGGGTGCAGCCGGCCAGCAGCGCGGTCAGGCCAACAATAGTCGCACCAAAAGATAATCGCTTCGTCGCGAAGTGTTTCATCATCTATCCTTTCAATCATCTGCGGGTTCCACGATAACGTCATCAATTTCGGCATTCTCGCATTCATCGGCGCAGTGATAACACAAGCTGACATGACCGTTCTCTTTCAACGCCATCTTCTCAGCTCGTTGCGGATTCTCAGCCTCGAACGTACCAAGAAACTTACTTCCTACGACCCGACCATAAACGTTGTACTTCATCTACTTAACCTCCTCGCACTTCTCCAACTCGAATGCCGCAATCGACAAGTCAAATTTGCCCGTCGCCTTCACCAGCCGCAGCATCTCCTGCGCGATTTCCCTGATTTCCTTTTGCGCGTCGGGGCTGTTGCGGAGGCGCTGAAAGTGAACGAAGCTACCGAAATTAAACATCACGTCACTTGAGAGTTGATGCCCATAGGGAAGCACGAAGCGGGCGGACTCCTTGGCACGCTTGCGGCCTAGCTTCGGTGTCAGCTCCTCCACGAATTGATGATACAGCCTAGCAACGTAGTCGTAATGAAGTTCCGCAGCTAGGCGATGACCTTCCGGCCAGTCATCGGGGACGTAGAATCTATCCTCCTTGAACTCTTTGTACCTGGCACTCTCTGCGTTGAGACTCACGCCAACCCTATGTTTTAGTAAGTGAATATGGGTAGCAAGGTCGGTGGTGAGCTGAAAATGGATGGCACTCTTCTCGAACGGCGTCGCATGGGGCATAGTGTGGCCGCTGGCGAGGTCTTTAAGAAACTGTGGCATCCGCGCACGTCGCTCGGGCGTTATCTCCCTCTTGGTGCTCTGCCAGGCCGAGAGTGCGTGCGTGTCGTCCCCGCCGTAGTAGCCCAACAATTCGACGGTGTTAGACATTAGCTTACTCCATAAAAAGTCCACTGTTCGCCGCCATTCCACAAACCTTCATCAAAAGTTCTAAGTCAAACGTGCCCCATCGTTTGAAAGCATTCACCCGCGCTTGCTCCCGCATTTCGACCGACATTGGATGCTTGCCTTTGCCGCGATGTGGTAATGCGGGCACCCGCTCGCGCCGTCTCTTGCGCCACTTTTGGCTGGCACGCCGCCGCTGTTCCATGATGCGCGGGGAGTGAATGTAACAATACTGTCCGCAGTAGAAAGAATCCTTGCGTTTAGCCACAAACAGAACGTCGCATCCTTTGCAATGTCGTTTCATCACACTAGATCCATCCGTCTATCGAGTTGAATATGCCGCCCCTCTCGTATCGCGCGCATCACCCCCGACCGCAGAGCATCTGGGTCGAGTTCGAGCTGATGACATGACCAAACAAAAGAGCGGAAGCTATCGCTCGTATCGGCTATCCACTCGCGCGCTTCTTGACGCACTTCATCCAGCCTCGCGTATACGTGCGATTTGGATCGCGTGTTTTTCGTCGCCCAGTCCACGGCGTCCTTGACCGCCTCCAGCCAAAGCCGCTGCTCGCCGGATAGATGGTGCGATTGATTAAAGTAAGCGAATTGCCCCGGCTCCATGCCGTCGATGCGGAGGTCGGACCATTCGGTGATTGCGGGTTCTTGGTTCATCGGATCACTTCCTTGCATCGTTCAGCGAGTATGTTGCGCTCGGCTCGTAGCCAGTACTCCCAGCGGGAACCGACGAAGCCGCCGAGCGCTGCGGTGTCGTAGCAGAATTCCCACAAACAAAGATAATAGAAGCGTCGGGATATCATCGCTCCCACCGTGCAACCATTTGTCGAATATTAATAATACCGAGTGTCACGGAAAAAAGATTGATTCCAACAAATGCGCCGCTTAGTACGCGGCTACCCAGCAAATAGATTCCACAATCAGCAGCAACGACGTAAGCCGTACCAACTGCCGTAGCAGCGACAAGACAGAAGAGACTAATAGTAATTATCTTGGAATTGCTCATCGATCCGTCCTTGTACACTCGCTGCACAGCGGTTTCATACCAGCGAGGCAGTCTTTGACTTCTTGATAGCTGGCATGCTGGTGAACCGCCAGGACGCTTGCGCACGACTGGCACACATGGATGGTGCGAGTTATGTCGATAGGCTCCATCGTTCTCTCTGCTACGTTTCGCCAAGTAACTTCGTTGCTCATCAGATTAACCGATACGACAATCCGCGCGTTTCCAAGTAGTCGCAGAGGTCATCAACCGTTTCTTCATCGTCCACTGTGACGTTATAGATATGCGCGTCCAAGCGCTCCACCACAGCCCTCATTTCCTTGAAGGCAATAAGATCGTCATGGCTAGGATCGATCACTTCATAGGTTGATGTATTCATTGCGATCCCTTCCCTCGTTCCTGTTCCAGCCGCCAATGGTCGATGCTCTCTTTGCTGAACCTGTAATCTCTGCCGGCGCGAAAGAAAGGGATTTTCTTGGCCTTAACCAAGCGATACACCGTGCTCTCATGAATCCGCAGATACTCGGCCAACTCAGCAACCTTGAGCATGGTTGGGATTTGTGCGTCCATCGCTACAGCTCCACTTTCACCCGCACGTTGCCGTTAGCCTTCGTCTTCACTTCTCGCACAACAGTGCCCGCATCCACATCCTCAGAAAATCTACCGACCAGAATGCCATTTCTCGTGTAGGGCTGAATGGGATACTCGTGGCACCCAACACGGAAACACCACTCACCCTGAAAACGATTGATCGTAACCTCTGGCGTCGGTTCTTTGTTTGCCATGTTGTTCCTTGGGCAAAGCGGGCGTTCCCAGCGCCCGCATCCCGGTTGTGGAGTTCAGAGATCGTTAGGAATATCGTTCTCCCTCGGCGTCAACACGCCAACCTTGTAGGCTGTTTCGACCGTGCTCAATACCACACCCGCCGTGTCTCTCAGCAACCGCAACTGCCCGATAGCCGATGAGCGCCAGTGTTTATCGACTTCGCTCGCTGCGTTGAAATCCGTAGGTCGCATCTCCTCTGCCGCTTCCATATAGATCCGCGTCTCTAACTCACGATACGCAGCTTCCAGCCATTCACGTAACTCAACCAACTTGTCGCTCACTTCTTGTGGTGTCATTGTTCTCCTTACCCTGTCAGCCATCTGCGCACCCGGCCATCGGGCAACCGGAGTGAGTGAAATAAAAAGGGCTAATCATTTGGAAAATTCAGGTACGCGAACACCCCAAATAGCTTTTTAGCCTCCTTATCGTAGATTCTCGCAACCTCTTCCGCTGTTGCACCCGAACCCAAGAATCTCTGTTCACCCCCTATTTTGATGTGAGCGAAGTAAGGTTTTGCACTGTTACCCCTGGGCCTATACTGCACGCCCTTATAACCAGAATTGTTCCTTCGATGGCTATTTGCTTGATTCTGGGCGTTAGTGCAAGGACGCAGATTAGATCGACGATTATTAAGACGGTTGGTATCTCGATGGTCGGCCTGTTGATGACTATCCGTTAGACCGAGAATCTGTCTATGCATCATTATCGTCCGACGTTCACATATTCCAATCGTTTCGGTTCTAAGCGCATATCCGCGCCACTCCCGCCATTTCCATTGCGCAAGCCACGTTGCGTCACCAGCATCGACAATTGCATGGAAACCTCTCGTTAATGGAAGCAACCTGCTGTCGGAGTCTGGTCCATCTAGAACCAACGAGACTTGTCTTTTTTGAGCCATCCAAAAACTCCGCTAATGAAATAAGGGCAGCCTAGCCTGTTCGCGCGTTGAAGTAATCTTTTTGTTTCGTAAGACTTCAACGATCCGCCACTCAAGCCCGCAGAGAGTTCGCCAAGGTCACATGCGCAGACTGCGGTTGTCGCTGCCCCTTCCATAATCAAGCCCAAGTTAACGTTCTGCCTGATTTCCATTCCGCATAGCGAATAGCGTGATACAGTTCCATTGCCCAACGAAGAGACTCGTCATCTCTGCGCGTCGGCGATAACAGCATGCGGTCCATTGCTGCGAAGAAGATATCCATGCGCTTCGCCTCCATTTATGCAGGCTCGATATCTGACGAGTTGCAAGCCGAACAGACGGGCAACAGCCTAGACGTGGACCAACGGCGCCCGCACTCCATACAGACTACGCGGATGCGGACGGCCTTCTCTTTTGCTGGCTTAGGATTACAATACACACACTGCACAATTCGCGAAGGGTCGTATTGGCAAGGCTTGTGGATGTTCGCTGCGTTGATGCGCCGCTCGGCTGCTCGTTTCAATTCGGTGGTTGTCATGTTCTTTTGATCTCATTTAATACTGCGACATTGACTTGCTGTTGGCGACTCCAAGCTTCCTTTTCTGGCATGCCAGCTTTAAGGTCCACGCGATATTGCTTGCGCGCCGCTATCACGCGAGGGTCACGATGAAAACGCTGGTTTGTTGTCTGTGTTGCCTTCGCTGCGTTGCAGGTCCCCCGTGGATGTCCGACGATAATCGTGCAGCCGGGCGTGTTGTTCCATTGGCACTTCGTGGACTCTTTGGCCGCTACCATTATCGCTGCATCCCCAGGCCGGTATGCTGATTGCTGTCTCATCGTCTTCATAATTACAATCTAATCGCTTTGTACGTGCATGTCAAGTACGTACATAAAATTATTTTCCGTGACCTTGTTTTTTTCGTTTGCGCGCCGTACATCATTTGCGGTAGTAGCTGCACGGGACTCCGCGACTATGACGATACCCGCAGGTAGAACATACGGGATGGACTACGCGCTTGTTTCCGTGTTGCACATGCAATGTGTTTGCCTTGCGTGGTTTCTTATCGTTCACGATTTCCGCCTCTTTCGTTTGCGCGCCAATGCGAGCATGGCTCCCACCCGCCGCCGATCTTCAGCGGTCGCTTTGTCCCAGCGCTTGCGAACCATAGCTTGCGCGGTTTTATCCTTTCCTTTGGTGTCTTTTGGCATGTGCGTATATTATTTGTACGTGCATTCGCGGTCAAGCAACCTTCCACACGAACACCCTCAATCCTTTGCTGCGAGCGATATCAATCATCGTATCGGGGCTCTGCCCGTCCCACAGCGCGATAAGAGCGTCGGCTTGCTCGGCCATCTGCACGTTGCGAATGTAGCCCGCGCGGCGGCCGAAGCGTTTCCTGTCAGCGGGAATTACGTCGAGCGGCAGAGCGTGTCTCGAAGCGTACTTCTCGCCGAGACGACCTGCCCCTCGTGCGCCGTCGCTGACAATCGCAGTCACCGTCCAAGGCGCAGCCTGAAGTGCATCCAGGAGCACGTCGGACGAAATGATGGACAGCGAGCCTGCGATGATAGTTTTCATATTTCCTCGCGACCACTCTCTTGAGTCGAGCGTTCTTGCTCCGCCGCTTCCCGATAGCAGACCAGCCCACAGAATCGCCGCTTGCCAGCAACGGGTACGCGCACGACCAGGCAGGCGGCATCTTGGCACTGGTCGCAAAGATTAAAAAAGTCTCGCATAGTTCTCCAATAATTTCACCGCCCTCTCATCCTCTGCTCTCACCACAGCCCTCGCCAATTCCTGGCTGACGGGATTGCCCGCTTCCTCTAAGATCTGCAGGAGGTCGCACGCAACCAAGTGCTTGCAGATTTGCGGGTAGGGAAACTTTATGGTGCGCTTAATGAGAGCGATTAGGACTTCGGCCTTGATGTCGTTCATGGTTCCCTCGTGACAACGGAACGATTCTGCTTGCTGGATTGCCTTTAACAAACATCCCCTTGTCCTGCCCTCACAAGATCGGGCAGCGGCAAGAGTTTCCTCGTCAGGCGCGCTCCGTGGTTTCACTTCGCAACCGTGTCCAGACTTCTTAGGCTGGCGCGGTTGTCTGATATCTGCGGCGCCGTACATTACTTAATTTTTGATGAGTTCGTCGTTGTGGTTGTCCAGCCAGTCCTCAATCGAGCACTGGATTTCGCTGGCAAGCTCGTCGCGTAATCGTTTATAGCCAGCAACAGAATGTGGAATTAGCTGGAAGTCCCCCAAAAAATGATCGGCGAGTTCTTCGCATTTGTCGTCCCAAGTCTTACGCATCTTTGTCCTCTGACTTGTGAGGTTTCTCCGTTCCGAGAGCTACCGCGCCACGTGTCCGCGATCTGCTCATGATTTCCTCTTTCGTTTGCCCGCCGCCGCGTTACTTCGTGGTGTCTTTCTTCTTCGTTCGTTTCCGTGGAGTATTCCAATACGGCGAATGGCAACGAGCACAGACCTTTGGTTCTATGTCTGGCTTGCGCGACACCCACTCTTTACCGCACCGTTCGCATTTCCAGCCCCACACTTTCACCTTGCCCATGCTCGAAGTATGGCATCACAATGATTCGATGTCAAGTACTTGAAATATATTATTTCACTTGACATACTTCTAGTCCGTTGCTATATTATAACCATGAGCAAGAACGAAAACGCGAAGCTGAATCGGCCAGAGTGGGCGCAAGCAATCAACCAAGGGCGCGTCGTGTACTTTGGCGCTAGGGCTGCCAGCGCAGCTACGTACCGTCGTTATCGCACTCCAGAAGATGCAGAGAGTGAGGTTGCGCGGTGGCGGGCGGACGGCTTCGAAGCGAAGATCGCGGAGGTTAAGTAGATGGAGATAACAGATCACGACCAAGGAATGCTCACAATTCTCAAGGAGGAGTATCCGAACTGCGGGATCATTTACATCATCGTAGACCCGAAGGCGGGCGCTAACGCGGTCTGGTCGGGGGAGTTGCCCCCGTTGGGGGTCGGCGGCACTGCGGATTCGCGCATAGAATAGCGATGGCCACTGTCCTAATTTCAAGGGAGCGGTGTCCTAATTCGGACAATACCATCCGGAGTCGAAGGCTTGACAAAGCTCGACGGCGCGGTAAACTAAATCCTCGAAGGCTTCGGCCTAATCGCGCTCTAATTCCCATTGAGCAAACCGCCTGGCGTATGCGACACGCTGGGCGGTTTAGTGTCGGGCTATTCAACGCTGTTAATGTATAGGACGAGGACGATCATCTTCGCCAGTCAGCGAAATTGATCTTGACGAGCTGTGATCGGCATAGAAAGACCATATCTATTTCTCAAAGCTACACGACCAGCACAACCCCGCCTTTCCTCCCTGGTACTCGGAAACTATCTCGCCTTTTGTGTTGCGCTGGCTGACGACGATCTGCCGACTGCAGCGCGGGCACAGCACGATAAGCACGGGCGACGGCGTAAGTGCGAACGGCTTACTCGGTTCGCCGAATAGTGGCATCTGTTTCACAGTAATCTCGCCTGTCCAGACTTTCGCTCTCGTGTTAGCCGAGCGTTTGCGGCGTGAAATGCAGCGTCAAGCCGCAAATGACATTGCTGGCACAATGCCAGTAAGTTGTCGTCAGTATTGCGCGTGGTGTCATTATCTAAATGCGCGCAAGTTAGAACCACCCGCCCGCGAAACGTGATCGCGTCGCGCCCGTTGCGCTCTTCGCATCGCCCGCCGTGGTCCGTACCACAAACATTGACGCCAGGGCACTCGCAGCGCCCCTTGGCGCGTTCAAAACGGATTCTGCGGCTGATGTCTGGCCAGTCGGCTGGATAGCGTTCACGGTGCATTGGCATTGTCAGTTCCCCGGCTGCCCCAGCGCCCACAGCAGACAAACCAAGTGCGCCCGATGCTCCGGGATGCCCTCGCACAGCGCGCCCGCCGCCGCTACAGCCTCTGGCGTTGATGCGCGCACACTGAAGTTTCCCGCGAACGCTGTGAGCACACAGCCGTGGTTATAGATGCCGTCCAAGCTGAAGTAGGCGCCAGCCGCGATGAGACGCGAGAAAATGTCGCCGGCGTGGCCGAGGGTTTGGCACTCGGGGATTTGAGGTAGCAATTAGGACTCCTTTAGCATTTCGCGATTAAGATGCAGATCGCGGTGAACGCGATTATGAGAATCACGCTGAATAAGCCAAAGTCATTGAGCGCGCGGCGTATGTCGCGGCCAGTGAGTCTGTCGTTAGGGTTCGTCGTTTTCATAGGTTAGTCCGTCAACGACTGGCGCCTTGTGTTGGCCGATTCTTGTGTGAACCTCCAGCCAGCCGTTCAGAGTTATGATCAACAGGTTGCGCGCCTGGTTTATCGTTGCTCCAGTCGCCCAGAGCCCCTCGAAGCCAGGAATGTGGGCAAACCACATGCCGCTTTCCGTCTGCTCGAATTCCGCTTTTGCTAGCGCCGCACGCATGTAGTTCGCTCGTGAGTCAATGGACTTCTTCTTCGCCATGTTCTCTCATGTCCGCGATAACCCGCTTGGCAAGCGCCTTGACGCTGCGGATCGCCGTCTCGCGGTCGGGGCCGTAGACCATCACGCCAGGGAGGTTGACGACTTCGGCGATCCAGCGGCCGTCGGCTTCTAGGTCGGTTTCAATGCGTAGGGTTTTCATGATCGCGCCCTTCTTGGCGCGCCGCAAGGCGGCTGAAACCTTTGTAACTTCTGAAACATTTTCTAATTCAGTTCTAAGAATAAAAAGTTAGGCGGTGAGGTTGGGAGGTTTCAGAGGTTGCAGGGGTTTCATACGTTTGCGGTTTGACCGCAGTCGTAACACCACGTGAATCCGTTGACGGGCCCGCCGCGCCGTTTGTGCTTGCAGCCGTCGGCTTCGGTGTTTTTCATTTCAGGTATTATTGTATTGAGGGCGGCAATAGCGATTTTGTCTCGTGCGTCCAGCACGGTAGCCCGCAGCTCGTACAACTTACGCACGTATTCTTGTTCACTCATAATTACATTTTTAATGTCACCAAAAAACGTCAATGCCTTTTGGTTTACCGCGATCGAAGGTATCTATAGAGATGCTTAATTCCGTAGATACTTCTGGCTCAATTACTTCTTCTGCTCCGTTCCAATTCTGTTCATTCATATCTAATCCTCAATATTGTCAGCGGCTTGTACACATAATCATCGTACAGTCACTTTTGAGTTGCTGAAACCTCCAGAACCTTTGAAACCTTCTACTCCAACACTCAACTTTCATTTCTTCTAGACTAAATAGAAAATGTTTCATTTGTTTCAGAGGTTTCACGCTTGCAGCGTGTCCAGACAAAGACTGCAACCTATGCAACCTTTTGCACCCTCCACATGTTGCCGCTAGCTTGGTGAAACGGCCCAAGGATCTGCCAGCTACCCATGACGTACCCTCTATGCTTGGACAACCAGCTACCTAGCGCCGTCTGTTTGCCGCGTTCCGTCTCGCTGCGGCCTAGTGGGAAGCCCTCAATCCGCTCGGCGATCCCTACCAACTCGCGCGCAAAGAAGCCGCTATCGATCCTTGTCTCCGCTTCTTTGGCCCAAGTCTCGACAAACATTCGGCCTGCCAGCTCCGCGCCGCTCTCGGCGGACAAGTCGTCTCTGTCGCCGAGAAAGCCCTTCAACCCAAGCGCCCTAGTCACTCCATTCAGTTTTCGGCAAAACGCTTCGTAGCTGCCTAGCATTGGCCCTCCCTCGTCGCCTTTGCCGGCGACGCTGCCATATCTGGCAATTGTTATTAGTGCGTTTACCAACTCCACCCTCCTCTGCGCGGCGTACTCAACAATCGTCTGGTGCTTGAACGTGCTCCGCTGCTCTGGCCTTTCGCATTTCGCGTCCAGCCGCACGCGCAAGCTCCGGCGCATTTGCTCGCGCGATAGCATTGGGTTATTGAGACTACAGCCAAACGCGGCGCGCACTTGGTAGCGCACCATCAAATGCGTTGCCATCTGCCGGTCCTCCCAGAAGTCGTCTGTCAGCAGATTTTTCAGCGGCACGTACTCCAGCTTCTCCGCGTTATCGATCAGCACCACGTCCGGATCTCTCGCCATTGCCGCAGTAATCCTCTTGCGCCATTCCTCGTCGTCCTCGCACGGCGGTATATCGACAATCACCATGCCTGCCAGCCGCGCTAGCAGCCGCATTAACAGCGTTTTACCAGTGCCTGGCGTCGGCGCCTCAAACCGAAACATCGGCGTCGGCCCATTGATCGTCATTCGCAAGATGGGCAACATGGCGAAAATGATCGCATGCGTTTTGTCCACTTCGCTGACGAAAGGGAAGTCGCATATAAGATCGTCTATGACTCCTAGCGCCTCCTGTGCGTCATCCAAACTCGGCTCCATTTCTCCTCCGGTAAAAACGAATTTCGGCCACGGCAAGTAACAGACGCCAGTAGCGCTATCGAAGCCCTCTGCGCCGATTGTGCGGCCGTCTGCCGCAATAACCGGCGTCTCTGTCAACCGTTGCAGTACCGGCAGCGTCGATCCGCTCAATATAAGGTTCGCCAGTAGCGCGTCATTCGGCTGCGTCGGCACGTGCGTGCCGGAAAGGTTTTTGACGAAAGCGATCCGCCCTACCAGCCAATGTCGCAGCAGCCCTTCATTCGCCACCCGCGCTCGCGCGCGGCCAAAGATGTCGCGGTCCACAATCGTCAATCCTTGCGCGGCTTGAAACAAACTCGGTGGGTTGTTGCACTGTTTGATCGCGTCCGTCACCCTTTCGGTTTGTACGTGCAAGTCGTGAATCGCGATATCGACCGGCACCCTGAACTGCGCCGGCGTCTCGTTGGCGTCCAGCCGGCGCGCGCCGCCGTGAATGAAATCGACGACGCGCTGCTCGGTCCAACCGGCCTCTACCAGATCGGCAATGTCATACCCTTCTGGCCAGTGCGGGTCTGGCGCCACGATCATAGGCGCCGCTGTTCTTAGAATGTCCGCTATCGCCAGTGCGGCGTCCTTGCAGCTCGTGTCGTTGTCTGGCCAGATATAAATAGTGCCGCCGCGTTCAAGCAGCGGCTTCCAGTCCGTGTGGTTTTTGCTGACGCGGTTATCGCCGCCTGGCCACGTAGTGATCAGCCAATCTGGCAGCACCTTCTCTGCGGCATGCACGCACTTCTCGCCAGACACAATCAGCACTGGCGCGCCGTTCTTGCTGCGAAATGTCTCCAAGTTGTACAGCGGCCTTGGCGACGGTAAGTCGCGCCAGCGCCATTCGCGGCGTCCGCTGCTATGCTGGCAATAAGCCAGCGGCATTATGTCTTTGCCTTTGCCTGGTACGTCGAAGCGCATTCGGTACATCAGCGCCTGCCCGTCGGCGTCCAGGTACAGCCACCCGACAAAGCCCTCTGGCGACGGCTCCACGGCACCCGCAGGCACGCCCAGCGGCAACGCCTCGCACAGCACGCCGTGTGGCACCGGCACAACCGGTGTCCAGGCGTCCTTGGCGGATCGCGGCCTCGGCGCCACTATGCTCAGCATGCGGCCCAGCTCTAGCGCCGCTTCGCCCATGCGGATACCGCGTTGCCGTGCTAGCAGAGAGATAAGCCCGCGCCCCCCCTTCTCTGGCGAAGCGAAGTCCACCCAAATTCCTGTCCGCCGATTGATCTTAAATGACTTGCCGGCGTCACCGTTAATATTGCCGCAGCAATATTCGTCGCCCTCCCAATGTCCGCCCGGTAGAAACCGCTCAAATAAATCGGTTCGCGCAAGTGCCGCAGCGTCAACTTGTGCGTAAAAATCCGACCAGTCTTGCTGGCTTGCTTGGCTCACAACTCACCCGCCCTTTTTCGAGTTAGCTTTGAGAGTATTTAAGAGCTTTGGTTAAAATTTTGTGGACAATGCTGGTGGCCATTCGGCGGTCGCCGGCCAACCAGACGGGGATTCTGTGTTTGACGCTCCACGCGATTAGGCTGCCCACAGCGCTGTGCGGATGAACGTCGGAGTGAGGCGGAGGGATAAGTAGATCGGGGAAGTTCGCTTCAATAACAATCGCAGGATAGGGAAACTTGGCCAATCGTTCTAATTCAAGTTCAAAGTTTTCGCGGTTCTGCCCGATGCAACCATATAAGTCCACTAAGGACTTACGTTCCACGGCTACGACTTCTGTTAGATTTTCGAGAGAGTAATCCGCCGTGGCTAAACGCTGGACCCGTGCGTTAGGCATTGGCAGGGGTAGTTTTTCGCGATCATCGACCAAAATTACCGGGGTAACTTCTTCACTTTTCATAACCCAAACCCAATCCTCAAGCCGCAATCATTTTTCCCAATCTTGTCCACCGCTGCGCTGCCCGGTGCCGTGCCACTTGCGCGTCTAGCGCCCGTCGCGATCCGATACACATGCACACTTCACGAGCACGCGAAATCGCGGTGTAAGTAAGCTGGGCATCCGCGAGATATTGCGCCGACCCTGAGCCGTCCATTACGACGATAGTCGCAGGGAACTCGGAGCCTTGGGCTTTGTGGACGGTCAGCGCATACGCCAGCTCAATATTAAAATCCGATCGCTTTGCCTCAATTTCTCTTTCTGGTGTTTCAAACTGGATCGTTAGTTTGTCTACCGTCGCTTCCAGCACTGTGCCTACGTCCCCGTTCATAACGTCCAATTCATAGTTGTTGGAGTGCTGTATCACTCGGTCCCCGGTCCACGGCATTGCGTAGTTCTGCGCCTCGGGATTTAGCTGCGCGCGCAGCGCAACATTCAGCGCCTTAACCGACAGCAGCCCCTTGTCGCGCAGCGGTGCTAGCACCATAATTTCTTTCTGCGTCAGTCCGTACTTTTCCGGCAGCCGTTTAGTCGCAAATTCAACGATCATTTGCTGTGTTTCTTCTGGCTTTTCGCTGCCGAGAAAGTAGAAGTCAAGCGCGGCCTGGTTATCGACGATAACTCGTTTCTCGAAGCGGATAGCGCTACAGTTGCGCGCAATCAGCAACTTTGGGTCTTGGCGTTTGAGTTGGGTCAACTCGACGTTCGGCACAGCGCCGCTCGCCAGCAAGTCGCGCAATACGGCTCCAGGGCCGACGCTCGGCAACTGAAAGGGATCGCCAACCAAAATTAGGCGCGTCCACGGCGCCAGCGCCTCCAACAGGTCGGCGAATAGGCGCACGTCCAACATGCTCGCCTCGTCGCAGATCACTAAGTCGGTATCGAGTGGGTGCTTGCGGTTATGCCGAAATCGAAAGCCGCCGCTATGCGCCGCTGGTGCGTCCCTCCATTCACTCGATTGCTCGTGAATGACGCCGAGCATGCGGTGTACGGTTGTAGCTTCCAAGCCGCTCAGCTCTTCGATCCTTTTGGCGCCTTTGCCGGTTGGGCAACATAAAAGAGTGTTTTCGTTTTCGGCGATTCGTCTAATTACGTGGGTTTTGCCAGTGCCTGGACTGCCTAGTAATAAAAAGATGTTTGTTCGCTGAATAACGCCTAGTGCTTCCCTCTGATCGGACCACAGCCCTTGACTGTCCATGCCTTCGGATTTTGGCACTTCACGTTGATACATAGCCTGCGTCTGTTCAGCGATTACCCTTTCAGCCTGAGTGGTCCGTGTCCGCGAAATTAGTCCATTCTCTTCAATAAAATCGTCGTCATTTAGCGGTAAAGAAGTAGGCAGCGGCATTTGTAGACACGCGCCCAGCTCGCCGCCGAAATCGACCGTCGGCAAGCAAGTATTGCCGTGCTGCTCGGCTTCGCCTAGTACGTGCCAAGCGCCGGCGTTCAGGCGCTCGGGTGAGCCCTTGCCTACGCCGAGCGCCGCCGCCACAAGGTCCGCCCGCCGAAAGCCGACGCCGCGCACGCGCGCTAGCGCATATGGCGCGGAGCGCCATTCTTCTTTGGGGAATTGCTGCCATACACGTTCGCATAATGTCGATCCAAAACCGTCAACGTCTCGCAGTTCGAACGTCGCTTTTTTCACTGGGTAACTTCCGGCGTCTCTTCGGCGATAATGGCGCGTAGGTGATTGCACGCGGCGATTAGTTCGTTGGCGTGCTCGATAAAGGCTTCGAGGTAATTGTCGGCTTTATTGTTTTCGCTTCTGCGCCACGAAACATTGAGAAATGCCAACTCGTGTTGGATATTACGCAGATGTTTAGAGTCGCCGAGAAACTCACAGTTATAGGTGAGTTCTTCCAACCATTTGAAAGCGTCTGTTCCGGTTGCCATGTGTGTCTCCTTGGTGTGTGCGTTAAAACGCCAGATGTTCTTCGTGCGCACATGCGCAGCCATGCTCGGACCGCTTGTGCCAGTGCTTGCCTTGGCTGCATTCACCGCATGTGTCCACCGACCCGTTGGCGCTGGGTTTGACGAATCTCACCACGTCCTCTGCCTTCATTGGCTCCATGCCAGCAAAACCGACGCGGGGAAAAATAGAGACATTCTTGCCGTCATATTTCATGCAAGTGACGCAGTCGCAGGCGCCACGCTTGTGCGTATATTTGGCGATCCGGAGTGATTGCCCCTCTTTCAGCTTGTCTGCCGGATCTGGATGATCGACTTGAATCCACCAGTAAGTGCCCTGGATATCTTCGGGTTCAAGGTCAATTGACTCCTCGTCACCGCCAGCAAAACCGCCGCGCGTATACATCACTTTCACTCGCTTCAGGCCGCCAGGGGTAAAGTTCAAATTGTCCAGAATCTTCTTTCCGACATACCGGGGATCGAGTAGATACCATTCGAGATTCCACATCTCGTCGCCGTTCTGCGTTGTGCGCCGCGCAGGGTCGCCAGCAGAATCGAGCATCGGCCCTCCTGCTGCATCATGCAGGAAGGCGTCCACTTGCAATTTGGCCGGATAGCGTCCAATCGGGATGAGTGAGAAGTCCTGAGATTCCTGTACTTGTTTTAGGTTTACCGTTGGCATCTTATTTTTTCCCTCTGTTTAATATGCGTGTTACAGTTTTTACTTGGTCGATACTCAGGTCTTCTTTGCTGGCAACTCCTTGCTGGCCGAGCAACACGTTGATGCGCGCCGGTGGCGAGCGGTCGATTAGCTTGTCGAGTTCGGCGCGCAGGGCTGTCTCATTGTCCAACACGGCGCCGCTAGCGGTAGTAGCCGCTTCAGTTGCCGACATAACAGCATCCATCTCTTCGCCGTCATCGACGCGAGTCTCTAGGGTAGGATTATTGGCGGGAGGCCGATTCCCCGCCCCGTCAGCATTTCCGGCATTCTGCCCTTCGTCCTTCGAGGCGCTCGACGGTTCATCCCTCAGCACCTTCTCAGCTTCTCTAACTGGGGGTTTATCGCTTGCGCGAGACGCAGTGCTAGCACTCGCCCCAGCGTCTTTAGCTCCAGTGTCGGCAACGGAACTTGTTGGTCCGGCAATTTGAGTTTGCGGTGTTATGTCAATCGCGCTGTGTTCGATGCGCTCGATATCGTCCGGGTCATACGCTGCAATGCCAAAGGCAAGGCGAATTCCCTGATCGCGTGCCTTCATATAAAGCTGATGAATCGGCATGCTTTGCCAGACATCCGTGTCGCGTTTCCATTCTTTCATTTCCGCACGATAGACGGTTGGATACGTGCGGCCTTTGACATGAGTCTTGGTCGTCATCGCCGTAACGACGCCATCCTTATTGGAGTGGTATTCAATTTCTTGACCGTCAAAGTTTTCATCTCGATTGGCAATCTTAGACCAGCCATCCACTTGAATGCCGACCTGCATGAGTCCGGTTTTCTTGTTGATGTAGGCGTAGCATTCCCGTGCCAGCGGATTGAGATCGTATTGCCGCGCAAACGACATCAGCATGAGCAACTGTGCGTTGCTGGCCGCACCGCCTTGAAAGCATTGCGTCCGAATAGTCGCGATCAGATCGTCCGGTTCTAGGCCGAATCGGTCGCTTAATGCTGCGACCAATTTGCCAAATGGTTGAATTTGCTGCGGTTTGTTGGTGTCTGTGACTACTTTGAGTGTTGTGTCCATAGCATTTTGTTGTCGTGCGAGAGAAGGTTTGTCCGCTAGAAAATTGTGACGATGAAGTAAACATACGACTTCTTGACAGACATGTCAAGAGACGTTAGAATTTCTGACATGAGAAAGAAACGCGCCCCAGCATCCAAATCCGCCGTGCTGTATCTACGATTACCTTTGGACACTATGAGTAAATTGCAACGTCAAGCTCAAGCAGAAGACCGGCGTCTAACTGATGTCGCGCGCAGATTTGTTGAAGTGGGACTCGACAACTCGCCGATATCTAAGGGTCCAAGCTGATGCCCACCAGTATTTACCGCCTCAAGTCCGGCAAACGTGTGCCAGGTGTGACCACAATATTGAAGCGCTGGAAGGAATCGGAAGCGCTGATGGCGTGGAATTACAACAAAGGATACGAAGACGCAGAAGCGGGTTTGCCGCCGGATCGATTTGGACGCGTCAAGGAAGCGGGTGGAATCGGCACATATACGCACGCCCTCGCGGAATGGCATTTGAAGGGCGAGATAGGCCCCGAGCCGGACCCCGCGCAAATTATCTCCGCTGCTTACTTGAATATTGAGAATATTGCTCGTGGTCGTAATGGCTATACGGAGTTTCTTAATTGGAAGGACCAGACTAATTTGTTTATTATCTCACACGAACATCCCTTGATCAGTGAGCGGTATTCCTATGGAGGCACGCCCGACGGTTTATCCGAACGCAACAATAAAATCGGATTGATGGACTGGAAGACTTCGGGGCGATTGTATGCTGACTTTCTGTTGCAGCTTGCTGGTTATTGGATATTGCACGAAGAGACGTTCCCCGATCAGCCAATTGAAGATGGCGTTCATATCGTTCGGTTCGCTAAAGATTATGGCGATTTTTCGCATTATTATTTCGACAATCTTGACCGAGAGAAGCGTCAGTTCCTTCGCCTGCGCGAAGCTTACGAAGACGATAGATTGATCAAAGCGAGGGTGTGACGCCCCCGGACGCACAGCAACAGCCGCCCCCTCTCGCCCTTGACGAGCAGCCTCGTAACACCCCTTATTTCAGTCGCGGAGCAGGAAAGTCGGAAATCTTTATCCGGCTACAGCCGAAGTCGTTTTATTATTCAGGGTGTCATTGCAGAGATTAATGCAGCGGCGCGGCCGGAATCTGGATGACGCGATAGTGTCCATTTCTTCAAATCCTGAAATTTCGTGGCTAGGCGAACATTCTCGTGTCTGAGCCTAGCGATCTTCGTGACTAAGTCTCCGGGCGTGTTTTTTACCTTCTCGGCTATATTTGTCGTGTACAGCGAGCGCCTCGCCGGCCCATCGCGTTACAGCACGGTTGCGAGAAGGCTTGAGATGATCGATGAGATGTTGTTCAAAGAGGGCTTCGCTGCTGGCGCGGCATGCCCAGATGGCGATTGTGTCACCGGAATGGATGGCGTCTGTTGTAATTGCCTCGTGCTGTGGAGAGCAGGGACGGGCAATACCAGAACCCGCCTTCCCAACGTAGAGAACCGCGCCATCGCGTATCCATGCGTACACTGCTGGTTTGCGCCACGCGATCATCTTGGCGCCAGAAATTATAACGGACGGGCGTCCTAACAGCGTATTGATGTATTCGATTGCAGATTCGATTTGCTCGGCGCGGTTGAGCCGTATGCGCTTCGCATTTTGGTCTAACGCTAGGGTTAGCTGCTTCTTTCGCATCAGCGGCCGCCCGAAATGTTCGGATGTGGTTCAGATGGCCAGTTAGGCCAGTCCGGTAGGGTAGGGCGGTTAGGCGGGGAATGCTGTGATATTATTGAACTTTTGTTTGGTCGGGGCGGCCGGATTTGAACCGGCGACCACACGCACCCCAAGTCTTCTGCTGCCCATGAGCGATATGGGTATCGTTTGTAATTCGGCTCTATTTGGCCTAACACATAGGAGGGGAGAGCATAATGGGGGACGTCTAACTTACTCATCGTAACCGCCGCACGACTCCCGCTAAATATTCAGATGCGTGTTTAGATAAGATCTTTAAGTAAGTCGATGTCGGGCTTGATCGTTTTCCCTGGCTGCCATCGCCAGTACACCTTGGTCAGCATATCTATATTGGTGTGGCCCATCTGATCCGCGATGTAGCGCCATTCGGCTCCTTGCTTCAACAACAAGGTGGCAAAGGTATGCCGGCACTGATAGAAGCGGCGATGCTTCACGCCCGCCTGTTTAAGCGCCGCTTTCCAAGCTCGCCGACTAAAGTTTTGGGGGTTGTACGGCAACCCTTGAGGCCCACGCGCCCATAGCCAAGGACTGCGTAATTCAATTTTTCCGACTTGCTCTCGTAGCGCGCGGCAGACCGGTTCGATCATATCGACTTCGCGCGCCCGCCGAGCGTTTTTAACTGGCCCAACGCCAAAACGAGTATATCGTTGACGGATTTTAATTTTTCGTTCGGCAAAATCTATGTCCGCGATTTTCAGTCCGAAATTTTCGCCAGGGTCAAGCCCCGCCCCAAAAGCCACGGTGATAATGCGACGATCTACTGGCGCCCGCGCGTTGGCTAAAATCGCCTTAATCTCGTCGGGCGTAAAAGGATCGATATCGTGATCGGACTTGCCACGCGGATTCCTGATGCGATTGGCTGGATTGTCGATAACGAGATATTCGCCATCATCGGCATGCTCACCGCGCGCCCAGTTGAATACCGCCGCCACTGTGCGCTTAATTTTAGCGGCTTGGTCGCGCCGCCCGCTCCGTTGGAGCGGTGCTATCAGCGCCGCGATGTCGCTCGGTCCAATTATTTTGAGAGGCTTATCGGCAATCTCGCTGGGCCAGATATGCGCATGCAGAGGATTTCGATAGAAACGTACAGTGGCCGGTTGATTGACGTTGGCCTGATGCGCGAGGAACCGTTCACTTGCAACTCGAAAAGTTGTGCGATCTGGGTCTAGCGCCCGAAATGGCTGGAGATGTTTACAGCGCGGAAAATGCACCGCGAGTTCTGCCCAGCGCTTGAATTGAATCAGCTCGCGAATGTCCTTTAATAGCGGGCTGCGTCGGCCATCTCGCGTATCTCGAATGTTAGGATAGAGACGCACTTGAACGGTGCGGCCATTAATCATCAGCCGGAACGCGACGAACAGCCAGCCTCTGTCGGCGTGGACGCTACTCATCGTCTTTTCCTTGTATCTCGATTTTGCCAGCTCGCCACCGTGCCAAGAATGTCGGCCAGTCGATGCGTGTACAACGCGGCCCTAGTCGCAACACGCCTTCCTTCACTCCCCATCTGCCGAGGTGGTTGTACACCGTCGCCCGCGTTATCTTGAGACGCTTCGCGAGCTCTGCCGGCGTTAGCATCTCCGCCTGCGTCGGGTCGTTGGCGATTTGGTCAAGCGTGGGCATCTATTGCAACTGGCCCCCTAAACCTATTCGCGTGTCGGTGAAATCAGCTTCCAATGTCTAAGCGCAACAAGCGTGGCGCAGCCTCCGACGAGGCTCACAATCAATGCGGTCGGGTAGGGAAAAGTTAAAACTTCGGCTGTTATGAATGCGCTCGCCGCGAAAATCCCGCCAACGATAAAATATGCACGTACCAGCGACATCATTGCACCACCCTCAGCCAGGGAATCTTGTGCTCCCGCGCATCGCGGACACACGTCAACGCGCCGTGAACGAACGCCCGCTTCACGAGTTCTGCCACCAGTTCCTCGATGTCCGCCTGGTCGGTCGGACTCGATAACACCTCGTCGAGAATTTTCAAGCTAACGTCCTTGGCGTAATCCTCCGCCAGTGCTTCGAGGGTTGCGTCGATTTTGGCGTTGAGGTTTCCCTGGGGCATTCCAATCTCCGTTACGTCTTTCGTGCTTTTAGCGCCCTGCGCTCAGAATACGGGGTGCTCCACTCGCACAGCCGCGCGATGTCGATTTCAGAAAGCTCGGCCAGCCGCATGACTTTTACGAGCGGCGCCGTCTCTAAGCCTCTCTTGAGGTAATGGTACAAAGCACCGCGCGAGACTTTTAGCCGCGCCGCTGCCGTTTGTAGACTCCATTCCTCGGCTCGCTCTTCCCCAGCCTTGCGGATAGCGAGCAAGAACCAATTGATATCCTCGTGCGGCTCCCGCCGTGAAATCTGGCTCTGCCAACGTCCGTACTCCTGATCGATCCTGCTTTTCCATGTGTCCATATGCCGCCTCCGCGAACGAATGTAACGCGAAAGGGGCAGGTGGTGATACTAGGGACGGCTAAATTGTTTGGCTTAATCCGAATCTTCTAAGACGCCTACACACAGAAGATCCATCGGAAGTTCCGAGCATTCGGCTAGTTGCTGGATCAGTCCAGCCTGCCATTGTCCAGCGGGTCTAAAAAGCAGAGCCGCTAATCGTTGCGGGCTGATCCCCAGCTTTTCGGCGACCTTAGCTGGGCCTCCGGATTTCATAACTGCAAGATCCATCGCTCGCCAACCGTGCTCAGCCAGCACTTTGGCGGCTTGTTCTACATCTTCAATTGGGTCGAAGAACAGGTTCATTCTTATTTCTCGTTAATCTTGCGGGCGGCGGGCGATTTTTTCGCACGCGCCTTTTCCACGTTGGGATGGTCTGGCCCATTCAATAAGGTTTTCATCGATACGCCAGAAATCTCAGCAAGTTTCTCAACCCAGTCCGCAATCCATTTTTTTGTCGATTTGTTGAGCAACTTCGTTAGGCCATTACGGCTGATGCCCATCTTGATTGCGGTTTGTTTTGGTCCGCCGCATTTTGAAACCGCAATCAGAACTGGGCTGAGGCCCTGCTTTGCGAGACTCCGCGCCCGAACATCGGCTCCTCCAGTGTCATCAATTACCGCATTGAGGATTGTGACAATCCGATTGGTTTGTTCGTCGTCTAGCTCCCGCCGAGGACACACATCCCTATCCTTCCTAGCCTTCCGTACAGTCCGAAAGGGCACGATCCTTCGCGACGTTGAGGATGTCATAGGGATGATGGGAAATGATAGCGCATCGGTTTGCGCCTTGTCAACTAGTCGTGTTAAACTGCCCACATTAAGTGTTTCCTGAACCATAAAAACTCTGCGGTTGACACGGTGCCCACCATCTGCTAAAAATGGTACATCGTGAATTTAGGTAGCACTAAAAGTTAAGGAATGCCGACCGACGAACAGATCGCTGCCTACGCCGAAGTCGCCAAAGCTCTACGCGATGGTCGGTTAACTCCAGCCGCCGGGTGTAACCGATGCGGCTTCGTCGGACGTTTAAACGCTCACCACGATCACGGCTACGACTTAGAGCATCAACTAGATATTGAGTGGCTTTGTGATACTTGCCATCGCCGCCATCACATCAGGCGCGGGGTTCAACGTAAACCGCCTAACCCTAGTCTGCGTATGGGACGATTGCATCGAATGCTTGAGGCGGAACACGCGAAATGGCTGCTGTATCAATTGAAAGAATCGAAGAAGGGGTAGATGGAGTTGTGAATCAGTCAACGCGGACCCCCAAACTTTTAGCGAGTAACGCAAGCGCTCCCGCGCGGTAGCTCAGGACTCAAGCAACTTCAGGCTGCGGGTCGCTGTGCATCAGTTAGCACGAAAGCACTGCCTGCTGTCAACCAAAGATGGATGAAATCTCAAACTTTCGATGGATGCGGCAATCGTGAATCGCAAGAGTACGCCACCCGCGCCGCGCGGTTACGAAACAATGCAAAACGCAATGAATTAAATATGGAGATCGCGCGATGACCGCATACGAGCAGTTCGATAAATGGCTGTGCACCTTGATGGCAGTTGAAATGACGGCGGAGGTGCTAGCCGACAAAAATACTGGCGACGAAGCAGAACTCTATCAGCTATTCGCCGAACAATTAAATCAGGCTACGCAAAATTTTAGGAACATGCGTCAGATTGTCCTTAATGACGATCCACCCGAGAGTGAAGAAGAATGAGAACCCGCAGCCTCCAACTCGTCCGCCGCCGAGCCATCGCTGCCAGCGAGCCGCCCTCGCAGGGCGAATACGACGAAGAGAACGAAGTGGTCGTTTATGGTAGCGACAGTTTGTTCTGCGTTCGCTGTAACGCGATGTTCGGTATGTTTCCCGAGGATAGGCTAGCGATAGCCGAACGGCGCTGCCCGAAGTGCGGGCCGTTGGAACAATCTGCCGCTGGCTCCGCTTGCGCAGTTTTTTCAATCGAGAAGTAGCATATGTTCAATCCAGACGAAGAGAAATACATGCTGGCCTGTAGCGGTGCCAACCACGGCTGCGGGCGTAAGTGGCAGTGTCGAGATGGCCGCATCGTGGCCATTGAAGAGATGGACGATAGCCACTTGGTTAATTCTCTATTGCGGGTGCAGCGCCATTGGCCGTGGCGGTCCGAATACTATCACTGCCTGGTCAACGAAGCCCGCAAACGGAGTTTAATCTAAATGTGGCCCGACAAAGATTGGTGTTGTTGGCGCTGTGGTAAGTGCTGGTCTGGTTGAGGCGTCGAAAGTCTATGCCCGCGTTGCGGTGCATGCAATGCCGATATTGACCATAGTCCAGAAGAGTGCGGTGGAGAATACCATGAGCCTAAGTCAAGCTGAGAAATTTGCGGTGCGGCAGTACGCTGCGGGCGAGCGCATCAACCGTGACGAAATGAAGCGGATCTATTACGAGCACATCGCAGATATGGGCGTCGCCGAACCATGCCGCGAGCTGAAGTTTTTGTCGGAAGTATTCTCGCCCGCGCCAGATGCTGTGTATCGAAACTTGCTGCGGCGCCGAATTATCGGGTGTCGTTAAGTGGCGCTAACTCATATCAGCGAATCGATATCGCGCGTGCTGCCCGTTCGCATTATCGTGCTCGGCCTTCCGGTTCCTGCGGCTAGAGCTAGATTCGCTCGTGCGGGTGTATTCGTTCGGACGTATAACCCCGCCCACATGATGCAGTACCGGGAACGGCTCCAAGCCGCAGCGCAAGAAGCGATGGTCGGTCGCGTCCCACTCGACGGTTCTCTATATATGAATGTGCTATGCGTGATGCCGATGCCCGAGTCTTTGTCGAAGCGTGACCGCAATGTCGCTATGCTCGGGATACTTGGACATACAAAAAAGCCCGACTGTTCCAACCTGCTCAAGAATTTTGAAGATGCTCTGAATCGGATCGTTTATATAGATGACGCTCGGCTAAGCAAGGTGAGCGTTGTAAAAATCTATGGCGATAAGCCTCGATTAGAAATTGAAGTGGGGCCTTGGCTCCCGCCGCAATCCGCAACCCTGTTCGATGGAGAGAAACCGTGACTATCAGCGACCTAGAACGCCATATAAACCTGCCCTCACATTTAGCCGAATACGATTGCGGCATCAATGAGGATATCCACGCCGTAATCGCCGGCTATCGAGCGATGCAGACGTTACTCCTGGACTTTTTGCTCGACCGCCCAGCCGGTGAGAGCGCTGGCATCTTTCGGCAGCGCGTAAAGGCGGCAGCCAAAGAAGTTCTCGACGAACTCAAGTGCAAGGAATAATTATCGCCGCACTTGCCAATCTGATATACACGCGCTAACATTTTCGACAGTTTAGAGAAGAGGTTAAATTAGAAATGTTTGATGAACACATTAAGGCGCACGACGACGCTATTCGCGCGGACGAACGAGCGAAATTTGTCCAGTTGATCAATTCAGCGGATAAGGCTGTGCATGACCTAAAGATGGCGGTGGGAGCACCGGAATATATGGACTCCCCTAGTACGCCCGCCGCAAAAGCTCCCAAACCGCGCACCGCCTCCAAGCGTAAGGTGCCGAGCGCTGCGGAGGTTCGCGCAGCCGCCCCGACCGTGCTGGCCGCGCTTGCTAAGCACGACATGGTCAAACAGCCAGTGCTGGCGCATGAAACTGGTCTCGATTCTGAGCTAGTATCTTTTGCGCTTCGCCATCTCATTCATACCGGCGCAGTCGGTCGGTCCGGCAAGCACAAGGAAACCGCCTATTGTTTGATAGCGCAGTCTCCACAGCCAGCTTCCGAGCAGCAAGAGAATGGTGCGCTTGTAAGCGAAGAGTCCGAAAGTCCACAACAGGAGGGTTGAAGTTAGACGAGAGGAGAAGTCTGAGTGGAATAACCGCAAGAAGCCCTGGCGTATGGTTCATGAACAGTCACAAAAACGCCGGGGCTTCACTTTAGGTGCAAGTATGTTTTTCTTAGCCTACAACATACGAACAGGTGAAGGGCGTGTATTCGGTTCGGCTCGCGATGCTCGCAGTTATGCACGGAGCTGGCGATGGAGCCGTGTCTGGGTCGGGATGATTGCGTGATGTCCGAGGCTGAGAATCTGCGCCTTTTGTTTTATGAGAGCGAGCAGGTCCGCAGAGCGCTCTGGGCGCAACTCGAACAGGAAAAGGTTTATCGCGCAAGCGCGAAGCTGACTATTGAGGCGGTGCTGAAGCGGGCGGAGAGAGCGGAGGCTGAGGTCGCGCGGTTGAAGTGGGTAATGGGATTGTTGGGCTAGGCCGACTCTTCCTGGTCGTCTTCGTCGGGTTCTCCTTCTGTCTCGTCGGCTGTGTCGGTAGCTTCTTCTGCGGCCTCATAGTCAATATCACAAACGCAGTTATGAACGACTAATCCTTGGGCCAAATACCAATGAGTATCGGTTTCTAAATCATGGACGTACTCCGTTATCCCCGTGTGATTGTCGATGCCAATAAGCTTCGCGAGATGTATCTGGCTGGGAAAACTGAGAATCAGATCTCGAAAGAGTTGGGTATCGCCCGCGCTAGTGTCCGCAGTCGTTGCCTTAAATTGGGTCTCGTTCCTCGTACACTGTCCGAAGCTCAGCTTGTGCGGAATTCCCTTCGTACCCCAGAACAGCGCGCGGCTGGTGCGCGTGCTGCCCATGATGCAGCGCGCGGTAGAAAAGCCACATTCTTGGAGCTTTGTCAGCGGGCGATGACTATATCTACCATGCCAAAGGCCCTGACAGCTATAGAGCGAATGCTCTACGAACCACTTCAATCTACGAATTTGACGATAGAACGTGAGCACGCTTGCGGCCCGTACAATATCGACTTCGCTGTTGATGGTTCCGTCGCGGTTGAATGTTTTGGAGGAGGTTGGCACGCAACTGGACGAGCCGCCGCCCGCTTTCAAAAGCGCGTGCGGTACTTGATCGATGCGGCTTGGCATGTTGTAGTCGTTTGGATTGACCGTCGCTACAACTCGGACCTGACGATCCGGGGGGCAATAGAGTATGCGGTCTCCTTGTCTCAAGAAACGCGCCTCCGACCAGCCATGCTGCGTCAGTATCGAATGATTTGGTGTTATGGTAAGAGAGTTGTTGTGACCGGCGATGCGAATAGTCAAGAGTTCCCCTTGATACCGTCTGCGCATATGAGCCGTTACGCCACTACCAGTGACAATACTATCTCCTACTAGACAATTCGGATGTGGCGAGTCTCCTTCGGGAAAATCTTCATCAATGCCAATCCATCCCGCCGCGATATTTTCTTGGCAAAGCTCACAAGCTGATTCGTCTCCGTTCCATCTTTTACGACCAGCGCCTGCTACTTTTGCGGCTTCTAGACCGCCCGCTCGCAGGGCAACTTGCATCTCAGTACGAGCAATAGACAAGGCCCTGGTGGGGCTAAAAGCGTAAGCTTCTCGCAATTCATCTCTGAGCCTGCCAGCCGACCAGCCTTCTTCCAGCGCCTGCACAACCGCCCCCCGCAGCATCTCGGGGGTGGTAGCCGCGAAGTCCTTAATCAGCTCCCCTGCGCGGCGCTCTGCGTAGGCAACCGCCCGATGATCAATGACATGCGCAACGTCCGCCTTGACGCGGAGCTGGCGTACCACGGTATGGCCGTTGCGGCGAAAGGCGCGGATGGTATGCGGCTTGATATCGTCGGCCAGGATGGCGAAGCCGTCGCTGAGGTCGATGTTGCAAATTTCGCGGGCGTTCATTTAGCTAGCTACTTGACAAACCCTAGAAAAGTGTTTAACGTTAAACATGGCTGGAAAGTTGTGTCGCAAGTGCTTAGTAGAAAAGCCATTAACTGAGTTTTATGAGCGTGAAGGGCGGCAAGGTACTCCACTGTATAGTTCTTGGTGTCGTCCGTGTACCCGCCGAACCGCGTTAGGCTGGCGTGCTCGTAATCTCGAAAAACGATGGGCACATACACAGGTGGCCGCCGCGTTGAAATATGGACAGATAACACGTCCAGAGCGCTGCGAAGCTTGCCGTCGCGAGACAACTCCAATTGCGCATCATCCGAATTACGAGCGTCCACTTGAAGTCATGTGGCTTTGTGATAGCTGCCACCATCTTCTCCATAAAGGACATCAAGAGATAGAAGCGCGGTGGCGAAATAATAATCCCGCCGCCGCTATGGCTCTCGATAATGCCAAGAAAGATGCACAACCGAGAGGCGACAACATCTAACGCCGCCCGCGAGAATGGAAAGAAGGGCGGGCGGCCGAAGGGGAGTAAGAATCATGAGTAAATTGAATGAATTGATGGTCGAAGCTAGCGAACACGTTGACCTGATCCGGCTAAAGATCACTAAAGATTCTGTGCCGCATTTCTTATGTGAAGTGTGGCTGTCGCAGCCAGAGGGCTTACAATTGGCGAGACAGCTACTCAGTCAATTGTCGCATATGCTGGAGGATGAAGAGATTTTTACACTGAAAGAGATTCTTGACGGTCACGATATCCTCTCGTAGCGTGCCACAATCTCCGCGATAACGGCCTCTCCGATAAGCTCCAGACTGCCGCTGGACGATCTTCAACGTGTGCTTTTCGCTGACTTGAAACTCAGATTGGGTTGCTTGAGACTTATTACTTTGGCCGGACGCTTAATGCCGATAGTTTCGGCCCGTTGTTGATAGACCCTTGCGGAATCCGCGACTTGAATTACGCTGATGCTTTTACCTATTGCTGTGTGGCAATCAGCGCACAAGGGGAAGAAACTCCAAAAATCGTTATTGTGTCTACCGCTAAGATGGTCGAGGTTGCTAATAGGTTCCTCTTTATCGTTAAGAATCCACCGACCGCCATCATCGACAATTTTCTTCCGACCGCAATATGGACAAAATCCAGCATAGCATTGGTGTGTAACTAGACGGTGCATGTCGTTGGTTGTCTTGCTCGGCGGTTTGCGACTGCCCAG